GTTTTTTAATACCTTCTACATTTTGTAGATGGGGTATAACTAATTTTTGTATTACGTTTTTTAATACCTTCTACATTTTGTAGATGGGGTATAACTAATTTTTGTATTACGTTTTTTAAGTAGGGGGGGGGTACTACAAAATGGAAAAGGAAGAAAAAGAAAGGGCATTGAAGTGTTTCTTTGGTAAGTTTACTATTATGGATAGTGGGTGCTGGTTATGGAGTAATGCTAAACGTTATGGTTCATTTAGATTAAATAGTAAAGTAGTAAATGCACATAAAGCAAGTTATCTATTACTTGTAGGAGATGTTCCAGAAGGAAAATGTGTATTACATAAGTGTGCTACTCCTGGTTGTGTAAACCCAGATCATTTATATTTAGGAACTTTTATGGAAAATACACATGCTATGTTTAAGCGCGGTAGAAATAAAGTAGAAAAGCCTGGAGATGCTAATTGGCAGGCTAAGCCCAACAAATATAAATATAATGACAAAATTATAATAAAAGATGAAACTGCAGAGACTGTTGTAATAAAAAAAGAACAAAAACAGTTAATGTCTGTTAGATTAAGTGAATATGAATTAAATGCAATAGCTGTATATGCTGAAAAAGAAAATATATCTAAATCAGCAGCATTTAGACTATTAATTCGAAAAGGTATACAATACGCAGTGGAGGAGGAAGAATAATCAAAAAATTAATTATAACAATATAAACTATTTCTGAATATGAAGTATACTTTTCTTCCCATGCAAGTATAAACTTTTATTCTATTTTAATTGTATTATTAAACTAACCTATATACTTATATATAAATTAGCATTTATTCAAAAAAAATATAATTATTGTTGATAAAGGTAAAACAGCAGCAGCTAAAATTAATATCAAAAGGATTCCTGTCAGAATTTTACAAGTACGTCTACTTGTTCCGCAGATATATTTTTCCATTATGTATTTTCCTTTAATCTCAGATACAATTTTAGGTTCGGTTCATTAGAGATATTTTTGCCCTTGGTTGATAATTTGTACGATATAATAATTTTGGCCGGTTCATAAATAAGTATAATTGTATTGTAGTTATTTTTATTTGTAAATTTTTTTGGGAGTTATAGCTTATATGTAGTATCATATGCTTATTCCTAACGTATTTTATAAAAAAATATGGGCAGAGGATTTCTCCCCTGCCCATATTTTTCTGCTTGATGTTGCTCTTACGTTAGAAAGGTACTTGGCCGGCGTAGATTGCTTGACCTACCGTTCCAGGGATCGGTTGGCCTGCTGCTACTGCGGAGGGAATGGTAGTCTGTACATTACTTGTGGTTGGGTATATTGGACCGGGTACTGTGTATACCGGTGTTGTTGCTGCAGCCACGCCGTGCGGTGACAGGGTATTCATATCGACGATGGGCGGCGCCGCTTTGGCTTGATTTCGGCGAATTAGGGCATAGCCGTAGTGATCTCCGCCGTTGTAGACGGTGGCCATTCTTTGGGCTGAAATGGCCTGCCAGGTTTGGTTATCCTGGGTTCCGCGTGTGGCCCATCCGGCCGGTCGTGCAAAGAAGCTGAATATGCCTGGCTGGCGATTCCAGTTGGCGATTTCGAAGTCTTCCTGTTTTTCCGAGTCGGCGCCGAGTAGAAGGCTGCCCGGAATGATTGTGATTGAATTTTTCTGGATTTCGATTGGTGTACCATCGGGGAAATTCATGGGCTGGCCTTTGAAAAACACTCTTCCCATATAGGAGTGGACATTTCCCATAACGGAAATCTCTTTTCCGGGACTCAGGCATTTTGCTGCGATATCTGCCAGACCCTTGCCGGCAGCGGCGCCGCGTCCGTTCCAGAATACCAGACGTGCGTAATCGGGATCGCGTTCTACACGTTTGCCGGTGGCGTCGGTATAGTCACCGCGATTAATCACCACGGTGGTCTCGAATCGTGCTGATGTACCGTTTGCTTCCGCCGGGTAGTAGATTCCTGAAAATGAGATGCCCGGAAAGCGCTCATCCAGACGTTTGGCCACACGACAGCCTGCTAGAGTTACTAGTTCCATACTTTTTTTCGACATTTTGTGATCTCCTTGTGGATTGTTAATAGTGAGGCCTTTCAGTTGGTTTTCAAAAAGTCGGTAAAAAATCTTTTAGTCCTATAGTTTTTCTATATTATCCTCCCCTAATATTATTGTTGTCATAGAACACGTGGCCTTAACCACGGTCCCTTTTATTGGTGTTGTCATTTTTTTTATGTTTTTTATTTTGTTTGATTTGTGGTTAAAGTTTATCCGTATTTTTGTTCCGTACGGAAGATTTTTGTCTTCCTCCAGTATTGTTTTTGTTGGAGCTGTTAGGAAGTTGCCTACTTTTGTTCTGACAACTACTTTATCTCCTTCTATTTTGAAGACCCATCCCGTTATAGGTAGCATGATCGCTACCCGAACGGATTTACTTTTACTTCGCCGTCTTCGATAATCATTCTGATTTTCTGCTCTACTTTATCGTTGAATAACATTGCCAGCTTCTTTCCTGCCCTGGCTTGTTTTGCCCAGGCTTTCAGTTGACCATTTGTCCCGCGTTTGTTACAGTTTTGCGGTGCCAAGGTTCTTCGGCAATGTTCACCTACTACTGCTGAATTGAGGAAGAAATCATAACCTGGAAGTGGGAAGTCCGAGGTCCTGTTTGTTTGAGATTTATCCCACACTATACCGCGGATTTCACCAGGGTTTACGCCGGCCATAGTCGGATTCCATATGTCGACTCGTATTCTGTTGCCGGCCGAATCATGGGTAATATATTCAATCAGTAATTCTTTTGCCAGTGGTATATCTGCAATACCTATGGGGGCATACACGCTGGACGGCTGGGTGAACCCCTGATCGTTGTCGATGCCTGGATTGAACCCACATTGGTTGAAGAATGTGCTGGTCATCCTTTTACATACTTCAGCTAAACAATTTGTCCATTCGGCCAAAGTATGTCCGGCTATCAGCACGTTTGTGTTTTGTATTGGTGCTGCGGCTGGGTTGGATATTTGAGCAGGCTGAGCCAGCATTGCCGGAATTGCGCTTTGACCGCATTCGTTGTGGTATGCTTGATGTGTCGGAGTATCGTCTCCGTAATCGACGTAGTTGGTATAATCAAGAGTTGTGATTTCTGAGGTAGTTTCTGTCAGCGTAGCTATTGGTACCGTGACTACAGGCACTGACGGTAGTAATTCAGTTGAAGCGATTGTCGGCATTGCCAAGGTTATATTATTCTTGGCCGGTTTATTGATGTCAGGTACCGAGAACATCGATTCGGTTATTTCTCTGACATCATCAGGCCAGTTATCGTCTTTTCCTTCACCGGTAACTACTCGTCTGAAGAAGTTGCGCAGGCTGCTCAGTTTCTTTTCGCTGTCCATGTATACCAGTTTTTCGTCGATTATTATCTGGTATACTTTGCACCAGTCTTCGTCTGCGTTTTCTTGAGCATTGAGTGTTTGCTCAAACATGGTTATGGCAGATAGGAGGAATGTACTTTCTTCCCCGGTTGCTGCCGGTTCAATATTGATATGCTCGGCCAGGTCCATTAATTCTGACCAGGCAAAATGCTCGGCGGCCTCGTCTTCTTTGTCGTGATCGATGCTGTATGGGTCATCAGCGTCCATATATTTTTCGGCGTGATAAAGTTCGTGAAGAAACGTTGCGATCATAGAGGATTGGACAGATGCGCCCATCTCCATCATCAGTATAGATTCTGTTATTTTCTTCCCAGCCAGTTTCACGTGTTCATCCACGTTTATTGCCATTGCCTTGGTTTCCAGATCAAAGTTAGCCAGGCCATTTCTTGGGATATTCGTATTGAATACTACGGAGTTTATCCCATGTTCGTTGTGTGTGTTGAGAATGTACCTGAAAATGTTAAGCAGCTTTAAGCTTATCAGTTGCGTACTGAACATAGCAACTTGGCATTCAGGAAACCATTTGTTAACTGTGGGTTCTGGTGCTTGCTCAGGCACTTTTTGTATTTCTGCTGCTTCAGCTTCAATTACTTCAGTCATTTCGTTGTCTCCTTCATGAAGGTTTTTTGGTTAGGACTTGATTTGGTCCTTTGTTTGAGTCCTCAAAAGACGGGAAAAAGTGTTCTGGGTTTCTACATCCGTCCTGTATCTACAGAACAGGTCAACTGCTCTTCCGTTATTGCTTTTTATTTTGTTTATCGATTTAACTATTTTCTTAACTTCCTCTGAGCACGTCGACCAATCCTGCCTGGTCAAATGGAACAACATTTGGGCAAACAGGTGGTCATCGCCTTTAGCCCCTGTACCTTCGCAGTGAAATGGAATTCCTGAAGAGAAGTCCAGGTTGGCCCCTATAAGGTTGGCCTCTCTAAGATCGGCCCCTTCTAGATTGGCCTCTCTAAGATCGGCCCCTTTAAGGTCGGCCCTTTTCCCTGAAATACCGCTTGTTTCCAGCCATAAGAGATGAGCAGTGATTACATCGTATAAAAGATTACAGTTTTTCAATGTCGGGCTCCTTTGTTAAGGTTGAGTTGTTGTTTCCATATTTCGTTCAGCGTTATTGGATCTATCAAGAGTATAGGTAGTCCTTTTTTGAAAGCATATTCTACTGCGTGCTTTGTGCCCCCTTTTTTTGGATTTTCCCATACTGCGATTACTGCGTCACTTCTGTCTATCATCCAGTAGTTCCTTATGTTTCCTACACCATTGTGAAATGGTCCTGCTGATACTGTTATAATTTCGCCTTTTGTGGCGGCCGTCCTATGGCATATGGACCTAAGTCTTTGTTGTGATGGTCGTGGCCAGTTTGATCCGTGGTCCTTGTGAGATAAAGCTACCGTGAGCTTTATGGGCAGCCACAAGCTTTGTATTGAATACAAAACCGCCTCTGCCGCTAAGGTATCTATACCCAAAGCGGCGCCGGAAATGAAATGGTTGAATCCGCCTTTATAGGCTCTTTTTACTACCTCGATTAACTTATGATATATCCGTGTATGTTCAGACCCGGAATAACTCCCATATATTTTTCTTGGTCCAGTAAAACAGATGGTTTTCATAATGCTCCTTTTAATTTGTGGTAGAGTTTACCAACGCAGCTCATGCCTATTAAAACACTTGCTGTTATGACTATAAATAAAATAGTATACAACATAAGCCAGAACAGGAAGGTAAGTATGGCTACTATAATAGGCCACAACGCTACTATAAACATTAGGCCTATTACTATCTTGAATCCGAGCCATACGTTTTCTTTGTCTACTGTTTCTTTAAACATCGTTCTCCTCCCAATATTGTTTCGAAATGTTTGTACATAAACTCTGCCAATAATAAACGATGACAGAAGTTTTCTGCTGGACAATAGCATACTAAAGTAGCATCTCCCTCAGTAGCTTTGTTGTGAAGATGCTGAAATGTGTTTCTGTGTTTTTCTATAGCAGCCAACAAAAGGCTGTTGTACATACTTGTATAGAAGAATTTATCTCCATGATTCTTGTAGTCTGTAACCATTTTCCAGGTTGGTGCGAAAATACGTAATGCCCCATTACTGGATTTTACGGTTATGTCCAATCTGTCCGGTCCTGAGTAACGAAATTGTGCTGTGTATAATGGCATTGTTTTCCTCCTTCTTATAAAGGTGAAGTAATAAAGGGGTTCAAAAGACGGGAAAAAAGAAAGTGTAGTTACGTGAACAAAAGATTGTTTAGTCGTAGCTAAGTAGTTGGTGCGAGTGATGTCCTGGTCCTACAGGCGGTTAGTACGAAGCTAAGGCCTACTAGTAACGGAAGGCGGAGCGTACGGCATACTACTTGCTTTGTGTTCTAGCAAGTAGTATGCCGGGAGCGGGCCACCGGAGGAGCGGCGGGCGAAGCCCGTCGGGGCCATGTTAAATTGAAAAATTTAGCCGGGTGTAAAGCTGCGCAGCAAAATTACTGCTGTATAGTTTTATAAGCTCTTTTGTCTATACTTTTTGGTCTAGCAAAAGAAGAAAACCAGGATATTAAATCATAGAGCGGTCCATTTAGAACTGCTCTGCCTCATTGCGACAGGTGTCTACAGGTACTAACGTGACCAACCTTAAACACCGCTTATCTTTCGAGTCGGCGGCCCAAATAAAATTGTAACCAACGAGGCCAATTGTGGCTACAGATAGCATTTCCTTATCTGACATATAACCTATTCGCTCTATAAAACGAGCTCTGCCATGTTTGGTAAGACATCTCCTGACGCTTACTTTATATATTTGCTCTGATACAATCGGGGCATCTTTCAAGTACTTTTTGTTTTATAAAGGCCCTATCAAAACGTGTAATGTATTCTGGACCAAGCGAGTTCTCTAAGAAGAATAAGTCAACAAGTAGCTCATTTAGCTTTTCTCTGCCACAAATTACGCAGGAAGACGCTGTTGCTGTAATTTCTTCTGAAAAACCACAATTGCTGCATATAAATTTGTGGTTAACTATTCTCATAGGTTCTGTACAATTTGGGCAGAACATAAATTCATCTCCTTGTTATTTTTTGTTTATTGCACTGGAAAACATTTTAAGCAAACTAAGCAAGTCCCATAGTTAGGTTCTATCTTACCTGTTTCTGTATTTTTCCAGTATACGATGGCTAATTGTCCGCCACAATCACTACAAACAGCGACTTTGTATAAAACCCCTCCTTGTTACTTTTCTGTTAGCTCGATCATTCTGCTTATGTCTAACAGCCTTCTTCCACCGTAAGGCATACACTCATAAAGCTCGGCGTCCTCTCCAACAGGAGTACATTGGTTAATATACCACTTACCTCTTTTGATAATACGGAAGCCGCCTCCTCTTTTTGGGTACTTAATATCGTAATTAAATCTGCCTATTGATTTTGTCATAATATTGCTCCTATTATTGATAGACTATATCACCTTGATTTTTTTGTTCTAGAAGCCGAGCCTACAAGCAGCACAATATATCTTCTCAAGAGCCTTTATTTCGTGGTCCCAGTAAGCTTTATTGTTTATATCAATATCATTTACGTAGGCTGCGTTATAGGCTATACCTAGTGCTGCCTTCCAGGCTGAAAAGTGCGACACAATGTTTTCAGTAATAACGGTACAATCAGTACGCGGGTTACAACAGCCTTCAACTATTTTGTATGACGAGTTGTTGACTATTTGGTAAGCTTCTACGGCAGTTTTGTAATCTTTGTAGATTATACCTCCCAATATAGTGTTATCGGCTGTACGAATGTAACACTTAGGCTAAACTAGTGAGGGGTCTTTAGCTGCCTTCATAACTTGTCTCCTTTTAATTCTTTATTGTTTTTATAAATACCCTTTTTCCGATCTTGACAACAAGTATTTTACCACTGCCAAGATTAACTATATGCATAGACATACTACGCAGCAGCAGTATGCGATTCCTTTCCTCTTTGATATCGTTACGTAAAATAACCTTACCTCTTCTCGGCTTTCGATAAGTGCGCGTAGGAGGCTTGACACTTCTACTGAATTTTACTATAAGTGCTTTTTCCTTAACCTCGCACTTTAGTGCGTCACTTATTTCGCCGCCGTGGGCAAAATCAAGCACCTCTTGAAGTGGTTTGTCATTTACAGTGATTCTAGTTATCATACTTCCTCCTTATAACAGTCGTTTGTTATTTCCAGTATATAATTTTTCCGACAATCTTCTTGAGAGAAACGTGGACTTTGGTGCTCTTACACACACCAGTCCATATGTTCAAGGTTGGATGTTTTTTAAGAGTATATTTACCTTTATTGGTTGACATAAAAACAGAACCGTCTTTTTGTATCTTAACGGTTATCTTACCATTAACGGTACTGAAGTAACTAACCTTGGACGCTGTTTGCGAAGTTGCTACAGTTGTTTTTGACAAGACAGCCTCCGGATTAATTACAACTATGCCTACAAGGGCTATACTGTGTTCTTTACTCATCAGTATTCTCCTAATTAAGTATTTTTACGTCTTTCCTGTACTTACAGAACAGGTCAACTATCTTATCGCCGCTGGCCGATCTAATGTTGTTAATGATTTTGATAGCTTCCAGAACTTCTTTAGAACAGTTTGACCAGTCCTGTCTGGTCAAGTGGTACAGTATTTGGGCGAACAGGCAGTCATCGCCCTTAGCCACTGTACCTCCGCAGTGAAATGGAATTCCTGAAGAGAAGTCCAGGTTGGCCCCTACAAGGTTGGCCTTTCTAAGGTTGGCCTCTCTAAGATTGGCCTCTCTAAGATTGGCCCATCTAAGATCGGCCCCTTCTAGATTGGCCCTTTTCAGATCGGCCCCTTCTAGATCGGCCTCTCTAAGATTGGCCTTTCTAAGGTTGGCCTCTCTAAGATTGGCCTTTCTAAGGTTGGCCTCTCTAAGATTGGCCCATCTAAGATCGGCCCCTTTAAGGTCGGCCCTTTTCCCTGAAATACCGCTTGTTTCCAGCCATAAGAGATGAGCAGCGATTACATCGTATAAAAGATTACAGTTTTTCATTGTTGGGCTCCTTTGTTAAGTTTGTTGTAGAAATATATCTCATATGCCGGTCCTATAGAAGTAAAAACGGCGCTTCACGGCGGGTGCCAGCACGTTACTGGCTGGCAGCATAGCGGCATCAGCCTTTGCTGAGTTGTGGTTGTTGTTTAAAGCCTTAGCCTCTAAGCCCGAGGCTTCCTGTAACATCGAGCCCTCCTTTGCCCATCCGGGCGGCTATGAGTTAGGAGTTGATTCCCGCCTCAGTTTAACGGTAATACATGGTCCCCTTTATTAGGAATACCATAAGAAGCAAAGAGATACTTGTCTGCTTCTTGGTTGTGTACTACAACCAGAGGACAGTTCTCTCCAGTACAGTTTTTACAATACAGGTCAAACAGGCACCCCATTACGTCCAGACTCAAGATGCCATTGTGTATTGGTAGTAACTCACATTTATTCATTTCACGTTCCTCCTTTAACCCAATTATTAATTCCTGTTTCGAATCTACCAACAGCTGTTGCGGTCCTACTCTTGCCATAGTCCATAAAACAATCCAGCCAAAAGCAACAGCAGGCCCCAGCCAGGAAGCATTGCCAAAATACAAAACAGTATCCACATTACAAACAACCAACGCAGTACTTTCCACATAACAATTCCTCCAGTAAAGGGTTAATTTTCTTCAGTGGTATTACCGTCAATAGAGAAGATGTGTACATCTCCTTTGTTGGCAGTATCTCCAGGCAGCCAGGTACAATGTACCTTATCGTTGAAGATGACCAATATCTCATTGCCGGTTGTTTTGGTCAGCACTTTTACCTGGTGTATGTTTTCATAATGGACCTCGATTTCTGTGGCCCTACCGTTCACTCCGGTGTTAATATAAAATACATAACCACCAAACATAATGATAGCAGATATAACACAAAGCAGTACACCGATAGTAACATTACGAAGGTCTCTTTTAGTCTTATTGCGTATTATCATTGTCTTTCCTCCAAGTTAAGATTAAGGTTTATCCCATAGCCGCCCATACACGGCCTGGGGCTTTCAGGAAACGAGCAGTGTTACATTTCTTACAGCTTTCTATGACAGCTGTTATTCTACCATCTTCTTCTGCCACTATGTCCAAAACGCGCACCTGTCCACAATGTGGGCAAGTAGTAGCCTCGTACTCATTTTCTTTGGATATCTCCATAATACACCTCCCTACGTTAAGTATTATTTAGGCTTTATTGCCTCAGTGCTCTGGTAAAAAATGTAAAAGCTGCATAGGCCGGGGCTATAAAATAAAAAAGTATAAATCAACACACGGGGAAAGCCGAAGGCTCCCTAATGCAATAAATCACCATGAAAATTAAGCTTGGACCACGATAGTAGGACGAGAATAAAAAATTTTGGTGCTGATTAATCTGTTCAACCACGATAAACTAACCTATATAATAATAGTAATAGTATTATAAACTAGTAACCACCGTAAACTAGTAACCACCGTAAACTAGTAACCACCGTAAACTAGTAACCACCGTAAACTAGTAACCACCGTAAACTAATAAATAATTCAAACTAATATAAAAATAAAACTTGATTATTTGAAAATAAATGATTATTATATAAGTAAACTAATAAAAAGGAGATAAAAAATGGAATATAAATGCTTTGGTGAAAAATGTAAGACAGTAGACCCGACTTTACCTATATACTGTTCTAACTGTTTAGTTAAACATTAGTGTAAACTAACGGAGAATGACCTATACGAGATGTTTGTATATCTTAAAGAACGAGACGTATCCGGAGAACACAGTGATTCTTTCTTTGATGTCTTCAATGAATTGTTATTGGTTAAGAAAACTCTCCTAGATAATTAAACAATAATTAGTTTTACTTTAAACTAGTTTATAAAAATAATGGAGTACAATATGAGTTGTAATATCAAAGCATGTAAAACCAATAACGACAAAGCTTTTATGTACTGTCCTGATTGTTTAATAATTAACTTTCCTGTTTTAAGTATAGAAGATATATATACTTTATATGCTAATTTGTCGGACAGTATAGATGATTTGATAAAAAAGAAAGGAAGTAACTTTGTACTTAAAGGAGTTCGTATAGACGATATAAAGGATATAATTTTTGAGTGCTATAACGAACTAATACTAATAAAACAACTGGAAGAAAGCAATGAGTAGAAAAAAATGTAATGACCCAGAATGTTATAATTATGACAATTCAGCTTCTATTTTTTGTGAAAAATGTTTAGCTGAATTAGTAAAAGAAATGAATTGTAATGATTTATATGATATATTTATTTCTGGATTAGAAAACATAAATCGCGCCATAGAGGATGGGGAAGCCCACGGGCTGTTAACTCCTAACAATAAGAAAAATCTAATTAAGTGTAGAAAAAAATGGTTTGATATATTAAACCAAGTAATGCTTGATAAAGGAGTATAAATGAAAATAGAACTATCTTTCTATGATTTAAGAACACTTTGTAGATATAGATCAATTTCATATTTATGTGAAGAACCAACCAATTGCTATAATTTAAATAGATGTAGTCCTATGACGTGTCCTATACTAATAAGTTTTAATACTAAAAACAAAAACTCTGTAATTGCTGAATCCGACATAAAAATAAAGGTATCCAAATGAAGTGTACAAACCCAAACTGCTATAACAACAACCCGGCCAATGATGAATATTGTGACAGATGTCTTCAGATAGAACTTAATAACATGAGTTATGAAGAACTGTCTGAGTTGTATGTAAACGGCGCTAGTTTACTAACTAATATAGAACCTAATGATGTTGTAACAGAAGAGATGTTAGATTTATTTAAAAAAGGTTGGTTTGTTATACTAAACTTAGAACTAATGGGTAGAATAAACAAGGAGGAAAAGGATGAGTAGAATAAATATACAACTAAAGGATTCAACTAATTCTATAGAGCATATTTGTGAAAGTACCTTTGTAAGAGATGGTTTTTTATGTATAAACGTAGATAATAATATAATATATAAGTATCCTATTAGTTCTATATTTAGAATAGTAGAGGATAGTAGTTACTATACTACTATGGAAGGTTTACCAAAAGATATGGAGCTAGAAGTAACTACAGATCTTAGTAGTACAATTAAAAGCAACGATTTCCTAGTAACAGATAAAAGTCTAGTATTTTAAAGTTAGAGGTATATGATGAATCACTATGGTAGAACACTAAATAGATTTGATTTATGTCCATTCTGTAATTGTAAAGTTTTTGATAAAAAATATTCAAAACAAGTAATACGTACATTGGATGGACTAAGTTATAATCTAGAAGAACTAGATCAATCAGATAATATCAAACTAGTTTATTGTAGTGGTTGTAATAAAACATTTTCCGTAGACTACTTGTTTGGTTATTGGAATGGTTATAAAAAAGCTATAAATTTAAATACATAAACACAAAAGTAAACAGTAGTTACTAGTAAAAACTGAATGCTAACTGCTTTGCTTTACCCTGCGCGCGGAAAAAAATAAAAAAACCTTAAATGAATATAAAAATGAATATAAATAAATTACACCTAATTATAGACAATTTAATTAGTATAAAAGAATCAGGTAAACCTAGAGTCTGTAGTGAAGACAAACCAAGACCTGGAATAGTGAGAAAAAAGAGAAAATGTAGAGGCGATAAGTGTGATTGTGTTGTTGTGGACACTATAACTATTGGAGGGAAAATAATATATGGAAAACAACAGTAATATTAATGATTTAATAGAAGAAACTTCCGGACCTACTGCTGAGGAAATTTATTCTAGTATATTAGAAGACCATAGTCATATAAATTTTAAAGACATTCCTGGAAAAAAGATTAAAATAGATAAAAAAGAAAATAACAATAAATATCTAAAGAAATATACTATGATTAGAAATAAGTGAGGTTTGTAATGTTTAAAAATAAAAAAATAAATAAATTAGAACAGGACATAAATCAATTAAATAATTTAATTGTTGGTATTGGAAAAGATAATAGTGGTATGGCTTCATATGTAATAAACATGGAAGAAAAACTTAGAAATGACATAAACATGTTAATAAATATACAAAAAGTTACTACTGATAATTTAGAAAAACTAATAGTGTTAGAAAAAGATAAATTAGTATTTATAAACGACTACATTAAAAGTATGGATGTTTTATATGAAAACATGGTAACCGTAATCAAAACCTTAATAGATAAAGGATTAATATCTGGAGACGATATACAATAAATTTATTTAGGAGAAATTAATTATGAAAAAGCATGAAGAAGTGTACACAGTAGCTAATGAAATTAAACAAGGAGATTGGATATATGTTCACCACGATGGTAAAATATTTAACGGTAATACCTATCCTTATGAGCTAAGAGATGGTAAAGCTAGGAGAAATTTTATGATAGGAGAACACATAGTTTATAATGGTGGTAAAGAGACATGTGATTTATACTCCAAACCACTAATGGCCTCGATTAATATTGAACTAGTATCTAGAGAAAACTAAAATTTATACAAAAGGAAACAATATGAAAAAAGAAATACATGAACCAATAGAAGTAGGCAATGATAACGAAAGAATAATTAAAGAACTAGCGCAACATGTTAATATGTTAGTACAGAGAGTTATGAGTACTGAGATAGCATTAGATGCTTGTTTATCTTTGTTATCTGAAAAGGATGAAAATTTTATGGATAATTTTTCTAATAAATATAAAGAAAGAAGTATAGAGGTTAACAAACAAATAAAAGAAAATATACAAAAAAATTTACAAACACAATCAGATAAGGGAACTTGATTTTATATAAATTAATCTATTAATAAGGTAGGAAATAATCACATGCTTGAAATTATTACCGTAAATACTTTTTCATATGCACTTTTGTTTTTTCTGTTACTTATTATTATGAGCCTTTATAGAACAAATATATATAAAGAAAAAACCGAAATATTAGCCCAGAACTGCAAAAAAGGCACAACTTTAAAAGAAATCATTAAATATTTGGTATTTATATTTAAGTAACTATTGTATAAGTATGGGGGTAATTTATAAATGATTTTAGAGGTAAGCGATATGGAAATAGGCCCAAATATAATACCAGTAGATATTAAAAAGGCACATCGGTTTGCTATGTTGAAGCATAAAAACCAATTTAGAAAATTTACAGATGAACCTTATATAAATCATCCTGAACAAGTAGTAGGTATTGTGTCTATGTATATAAACGATACAAGTATACTAGCAGCAAGTATGTTACATGACGTAGTAGAGGATACAAACGCCACTATACAAGAAATATACGAAATTTTTGGTGACAGAATAGGTTTGATGGTAGAAGAACTCACTGATGATGAAAAACAAATACAATTACTTGGTAAACGTAATTATACAGTACAACATGTAAACAGCATGAGTAATGAAGCTTTTATTATAAAACTAGCAGATAGATTACATAATATAATAGGACTAAATAGCCCAAAAATACCAAATAGTTTTATAAAATATTATTTAAATGAAACTAAGTACCTTCTAAATAATCTGGACAGAGATTTAACTGAATTACATATTGCATTATTGGAAGTTCTTACTTTTATGGTAGAATATACTTATATTAATTTAAAATAAGGAGGTATTATTTATAAAAAAATATAAAGATTTAAAGTAATTATATCATTAGTAGTGTTTACAGTTAATAATAACTACAGGAGATAATGGATGATTAAATCTATAATAATAGATACAAACTTATTACTAGACGATTCAAAAATAATATTTAAACTCTCAAACAGCTATGATAAAATAATAATACCAATTACAGTATTAAAAGAATTAGATAAATTAAAATTAAAACCAGATCTATCTTATAGCGCAAGAAGTGCTATTAATGAAATACTACAATTCAAACATCTGTATCCAGATAAACTAATTCTATCAGTAGGTCCACATGAACTAGACATAGACTCCAACGATTTAAGAATAATTCAATCCGCTGTAGATAATAACGCTGAGTTGGCCACAAAAGACATATCTATGTCTATCATTGCCGAAACAAAAAATGTACCAACCGTTTTGTACGGTCCTGTAGCTAATGGTATACACAACCCATATATAACGATCCAAATAAATAGTGACCTAGCTAACTTTTCATTTAATCAAGAGTATAGTGATATAATAATCATCAACGACAAAGAAATCAATACTAATTATTGGAAATTTATTTTATTTGAGGAAAATAACAACATACGTTATGTGTATGCAACTAATCCAATAGAGCATAAAATACATAGGATAGATAACTTACCTCAATATCGCAACTTAAAAACAGAAGGAAAAAATATAAAAGCAAGTGACCCTTACCAAGTATGTGCCATATACGCTTTTAAAAATGCCCCATGTACTATACTTACCGGTAAATGGGGATCTGGTAAAAGTATTCTAGCCACAGCCTATGCACTTAATGCCTCATCAAATAAAGTGTTTATAACCAGACCTCCGGTAGGAATAAGCTCAAAATATGATATAGGGTTTTTACCTGGGTTTATAGAAGATAAGATGGAAGCATGGTTAGCTGGATTTATATCTAGTTTATATTACATATACGCTAATACAAAAAATCAAAGCTCTAACAAAGAGGGTTTTGTAGCCTATGATTATGTAAAAGAAAAGATATTCAAAGATAAATTTGAGCCTATACAGATAAACGCTATACAGGGGCTGAGCATACTAGAGGATGATATATTCATTGTTGACGAAGTACAATTAGTCACCATTGACTTGTTATCAATGTTATTATCCAGGGCCAATAAGGAATCAAAATTAATCCTTTTAGGAGATCTAAGACAAACATATAGCGCAGTAAAACCAAGTGAATCTGGACTACTAAAACTAATGCACTTATTACCAGATCCATCAATATGCCACGTGGATTTAAAAATATCATACAGAAGTGACCTTATAAAAGTGGCGGACAAGCTACAAGACAGAACTATAGCCTAAATGATGGTTGAATAAACTAACCTTTAACAAATTAAGAGAAGTTTTTAATGTAAATACAATATTTTACAAAAAATAAAAGGAAAAAAACATGCATGCTACTAAGTATTTTAAAGAGCTTAGTGAAGATGAGTTAAAACAGTATGCTTCTAAAATAGAAGTAGTACTAGCGCTAGCTAGTGATGTAGCACATGATTTTAGTGATATACTACAATCACTTAGATTTAATATAGAATTAATATTACTAAATGAAAACGAAAACTACAAAAATTACAAGTATCTAGAAGCTATATATGAAGCAGTAATCAGAGGTAGTGATATTACTAGTAGACTATCTGCTCTAGCTTTATCAACTAATGAAAGTAGTAATAACAAAAATACAACAATTTGTAATATAAATAAAGAGTTAGTATTAATACAAAAAATAATAAATAGAAATATACCAGACAGAATAGAGATAGAGTATGATATACAAGAAATCGAAGAGTTATCATTAATTGACCCAAAACATATAGAACAAATACTAATAAATCTTGTACTAAACTCAGTAGAGGCTATAGCAAGTAGTGGTAAAATAGTTATAGAAATAAAAAGTATTTATCTAGATAGTGCTTTTTGTATAGAACACAAAAATATATATCCTGGAAAATATTTAGAATTATCTGTGTCAGATAATGGTATTGGTATTTCAGACACCATTATCAATCATATTTTTGATCCGTTTTTTAGTACTAAAAGTAAAAAAAGTAAAGGCTCATTATTAGCAGTAGGCTTAGGTTTATATACAGTCAGCAAGATAGTAAAAAACTATAAAGGAATAATAGATGTAAAAAATAAACCAAATACTACTATTACTATATACATACCTTTATTAAGTAGTATAGTAGAAAATATAAACGAAATAGACATAGAAGAATCGATAAAGATAGGAAAAGAAACAATACTGATACTAGACGATAACTGTTTCGTATCTAAAACCTGCTCAAATGTGCTAAATGTTTTTGGATACTCTACTATTAATTTTGATAACACAAACAAGGCCTTTGATTATTATTTAGATAATTTAAACAATATACATTTATCAATAATAGATCTAGTTATGCCAGGAACTAGTGGTAAGCAATACATAAAAAACATAAAAAAAATAAATAAAAAACACAAAACAATAATAACAACTGGATATAGTTTAGATGATAAACAAAGGCAGGAATTATTAGATCTAGGTGTTGATGATATAATCACCAAACCCTATACTATAGAGGTACTTCTTAAAAAGGTAAGGAAAGTATTGGACAGTTAAAAAAATTAAGGAGGGGCACATTATGGTAGAAAAAAAAGATTTAATAGATGAGGGTAATTGTTTACTTATAGATGAATGGAAACTACTAGAAAATGAACTTATTGCTAATATAAATAAAGTAATAAGTATGGGTAATGTTGATGTTACTACTATGTTGATAATGAAGGAATTGTTGGAAAGTGGCGAAATAAGAACTAGAAATAAATCACTAGAGGAGTGGTTTGATGATCAATGAATAAAATAAAGATTTGGAGGGAATTAAATGGCTAGAAAGGAATGGTCTTTTACTGAAGAAAAACTCTTAATAGACAATTATCACACTATGACTATTAAAGAGTTGGAAGTGCTATTATCAAACAGAAATGCAGACATGATTAATGCTAAAATAAAAAGGCTTAAGTTTTTAGGTAAATTAGTTGATGGTAAGGAGATAGATACCAGAATTAGAGCTTATAAACAAAGAGGTATATGAATGTACTTTTTTTATTGTTATATGTGTGCCATTTACTGTAGTGATACTGATATTTGTATAAACTGTGGACATTTAAAGGAAAATCTATAATGGAATATAACTTAGATGATGATTTGTTTGATGATACTTTGTGTAAAACATGTGAACATTTGGTATCTAGAAATATAATACCGATAAATTATGAAGAATTTGGAATAGATATAGACAAATTAAGGGAAGAATTAGAAGACGATGAAGAGGTAGTGATAGTACATAATACCTGTATTGTATTGCATATGGATTTAGATCATGTAGTACTAAGTTGCAATAAGTTTAAGGAGCAAGAAGGTAGTTCTATTTTTTCTAAAAAACCGTGGTAGATACTTTATATAACCTTGACAAACAACAAACAATATTTATATTTTATATAGTTAATGGTTTTAGTACAAAACAAGAATTAAAAAAGAGGTATAATAATGTACGCTGAAAAAAGAAAAGAAATTAAAAAAAATAATACTGTATCAGTATTTATAAAAAAACAAGAGATGAGTACTGTTGATACTTCGAACATAAATGTTAAACAATTTATACCTTTCCCATTCACAACCATAAATAATAAAAAATACAGAGAAGACAATAACAATATGACTACTTTATATTTATATCTATGTTCTAAGATAGTGAGAAAACCGATGGCCGATAATTTAAATTTATATAAAAAATACTATTACAATAATTATCTTGCCTGTAGTATTACACACAATAAACTAGCAGAAGCTTTTGGTCATTCCAATACAAGAACTATAAAAAGATGGATCAATGCCCTAGAAAGACTGGAGTACATAAAAATAGATAAAGTCAAAATACCAGGCCAACAAAAAAGAAATGTTTACATATTAGGTAAACATGAAAACAACAATTCATGTTTTTTTATAGAGGAACTCTACAAGTAGTTTACAGGTATATAGGTGACAAAAATGTCACTATATATAGGTGACAAAAATGTCCCCCTAGAATATACAAGTATAACGGTATATAGTATATCGTTAATTTAGAATAGACAACGCAGCTGATTTTTTTTATCAAAATCATCCGCACCTTTTTAAGATATACTAAAACCATTTTACAATAACAAGATTTTATTTAACTTTTGTTGCAGTAATTTTAGATTTTTACTTGACATATGTACACATAGTAATTATAATATTATTATTGTAATGGTTGATTTTTAATGTTTTACTAATTTAACAGATTTAAGGAGAATTAATTACTATGTCTAGAATTCCATATGTGATTGAAAAAAACGACAAGGACGGAGAACGGGCTTACGATTTATACTCTAGAATGCTAAAAGATAGAATTATCTTTGTAACAGGGGAGTTTGTACCAGAAATGGCTGACGCTATTGTTGGCCAGTTGTTGTTTTTAGAGTCAGATGATTCTGAAAAAGACATTTTTATGTATATCAATAGTCCGGGAGGAAATGTATCAGCTATGTATGCTGTATATGATACTATGCAATATATTAAGCCTGATGTAGTTACTATTGGGTATGGTTCTGTATGCAGCGCTGGTTCATTTATTTTGGCTGCTGGAGCCAAAGGTAAAAGATATGCTCTACCTAATACTGAAATTATGATACATGAGATGTCTACTGGCGCTAGCGGTAAGTTCAATGAAGTGGTAAACAGTTACAAAAAGATGGAAAAGCTTTATGACAAAATGGCTAGACATTATTCAATTATTACCGGACAAAAGATTGCTAAAATTAAAAAAGATATGGAAAAAGATCACTGGCTTACTTCAGAAGAAGCAAAAGAGTATGGCCTTATCGACAAAGTAGAATATAAAAGAATAGTAAACAAGTGATGGATTATAATAAAGACGTAGGCAAAAAGGGCCATAGATTATTAGGAAGAAGAGGTCCTAGGGATTTACAAAAACATCTAAACCCAGATGTTGTTTATCATGAATCAAGTGATGTTTTATTGAACAACCTTAAAGATCAAATAGATAAACTAACTACTAGTATAACTAAGCAGTCAGTAGTAGAGTCTAACGGTAATTTTACAGCTGAAGATTTTGATATAGAACTAAATAAGCATATTACTATAGCAGTTAATGAAGTAGAGCAAAAATATAGTAAAGAGTTTAATCAGCTAGAAGAAAAAATACTAAAGTATATTTCTGATAATGATAAACTAAAAATAACTTTACAAGATCAAGAAAATACTATAAAATTTAATAATGAAAGATCAGAAAGACAAGATAGTGTAATAAAAAAACTAGAAAATCAAATTATAGGTTTAGAAAAAGAAAATTTAGTATTAGAACATAAAGTAGAGTCCTTAACAAAAGAATTACTTTCTAGAGATAATATGATAAAATTACAAGAAGATACTATATGTTTTATTAAAAGTAAAACAGACGATGTAGTTAACTCAATTAATGTTTCTGATAGGCCTGTAATGGAGACAGTTTTTATAGATCCAGTAGATAAAGGTAACGAAGAGTCAATGGTTTCGCACATTGAAGTAAAAGAAGATATTAAAAAAGATCATTTGAACGATAAAGTAAACAAACTTAAATCGCTTATAGGCAGTTTACCTAGATAGGTATAGGAGAATAAAAGATGGGAAAGGGTTTAGATGTTGGTACAAACTTATTAGTGTGCGGTTTTTTAAATGATGATGGTACTACTTCTTTTAAAATGGAGAGAGATGCTTTTTATAAAATAGTTCCTAAAAGTGATGTTAATAGTTCGGCTATAAAAACCTCTCTTGAGAAGAGAGGTTCTAGTTTTATAGTGGATGGGGATTCTTATATTGTGGTTGGTGAGGATGCTCTACAAATAGCAATAGAGAGAAATGATATAGCAAAAAGACCTATGAGTAAGGGAGTAGTATCTCCAAAAGAAAAGAATAGTTTACCTATGTTAAAGCTACTTATAAGCAACCTTATAGGTAAAGGTAATGGAGATGAAACTTTAGTCTATTCAGTGCCAGCTAGGCCAGTAGATGGTAATTTCGATATTGTATATCATACCGAACTTCTTAATAAATTTTTTAAAGAGCAGGGATATAATAGTCACCCAATAAATGAGGCTTTTGCTATAGCACTAAGTGAGTTAATAGATGATGCTTTAACTGGAATTACTATGTCTTTTGGTGCTGGTATGATAAATATAGCGGTGATACATCAAGGGGACCCCTTAGTAGAATTCAGCATAACAAGATCTGGTGATTTTATAGATCAAGCGGTTGCTACTGCTTTGGATTTATCACCTTCTTTGATACAACTAGAAAAAGAAGCAGGGGTGGATTTATATAACCCATCTAATAAAATAATGGAAGCTGTGGCTGTTTATTATGGTTCTGTTATGAATTATGCTTTGCAAAATATAATGTATGAACTTAATAGAAGGGAAAAAGAATTACCAGTATTTAGAGAGGCAGTACCTATTGTGGTGTCTGGAGGTTTGACTTTGGCTACCGGATTTACAGATATGTTCAAAGATAAAGTAAATAGTATAAAATTACCAATGCGTATAAGTGAAGTTAGAAGAGCTGAATCACCTATGACCTGCGTGGCTAATGGGGCACTTTTAGCCTCTCAGCTATAATAAATAAGGAGCATTATATGCAGTTAACAAAGAAAGGAATAGATTTAATAAAGAGGTTTGAGGGTTTTAGTTCTAAACCATATCTATGTGCAGCTGGAGTTCCTACTATAGGTTATGGAAATACTTTTTATGAGAATGGTACTAAAGTCACACTAAACGATTCTCCAATAACTTTAGAGAGGGGAGAAGAGTTACTTTGGTTTGTTGTGTCTGTTTTTGCTGATAAAGTAGCTAATTTGATAAAAGTTCCTATAAGTAACAACCAGTTTTCTGCTTTGGTTTCTTTGACCTACAATATAGGTATGGGTAACTTTGCCTCATCTACATTACTTAAAAAACTTAATGCTGGTGATTATCAAGGGGCTGCTGACCAGATTTTAAGATGGAATAGGGCTAGAGGCAAAGAGTCATTGGGGTTAACTAATAGGCGTATAGCCGAACGTGAGTTGTTTGTGTTGGGGTAGTAGTTAATTTGAATAAAAATAAAGGAGAGATGTGATGTCAAAAAGAATTAATGGTAAAGTAAAGTGGTTTAGTAATGAAAGAGGGTATGGCTTCTTAACGGTAGATGGAGATACTACTAATACTGAATATTTTGTACATTTTAGCAGTATAGAAATGGAAGGATATAAAACGTTGAAAACAGGTCAATCTGTTACTTTTGAATTAAAAGAAACAGATAAAGGCATTCAAGCAACATCAATACAGTCAGTGTAATTTTTTTATTTCAGCCTATGATAAACATATAGGACTTTGGCTGAAGGTCCTTGTATTTTAAAGGAGAAGTGTATTATGGCTTATAAAAATAATTTTGTTGTGGCAGTAAAAAATAGCGGTAAGATATTAAGAGAGGCCGGAGGTATAGTATCCATACCTTTTGGTTCTGAATATTCATTGTTATTAAAAAATAAAAACTCTAGTAGAGCAGTGGTAACTGTAGAAATAGATGGCGTTGTTGTTTTAGATGGAAAAGCTTTGATAATAGAGCCTAATGAAACTTTTGATTTAATAGGATTTATGTCAGGAACCACTATTAAAAATAAATTTAGGTTTATTGAAAAAACAAAACAGATTTCTAGATATAGAGGTGATAGAGTAGAAGACGGTTTGGTTCGAGTAGAGTTTAAGTTTGAAGAGCCAAGGACTAGGCTTACACCTATAAGCAAACCTTATTGGACTCATGGTACCTTTGATGGTACTCCTAATAACGTTTCTAATATAAAATATAGATCTAAATATGGTAATGGTGCTTCTGCTTGTTGTTTTAGCGCACCAACTGCTTCGAAAACTAATGATGGTATTACAGTTAAAGGTTCTGAAGTATCACAGTCTTTTGATTTTGGTATTGTTGGTAATTTAGAGTCTGAATCTACTGTAATTACTTTAAAATTAGTGGGTGTTGACTTTATTACAAAGAGTACTATTAATAAAGTAGTAACGGTTAATACTAAATTAGTTTGTTCAACCTGCGGTAAACGGTCTAGATCTGTAGCTAAGTTTTGTAGTAGGTGTGGTACTTATATATGTTGATAGGTGAAATTTTAATAAGAAAGGACTATATAGAAACTAAGATATCAGAGCTTACTAGTTATCTAGAAGGTTTGATGATGAGTGATATAGATTCTAAAACTAAAGCTAGTGTTTATACAAACACTATAAACCAGTTGTTTGATATGTATAATAAACTTCAGAGCCATAGGGCGTTGCTAGATAAAGAAAATTCGGACACTTCTATTGTTATAGGTAAGTCTGAAATTTCAGTACTAGATGCTGTACATATACTGAAAACTACTAGGTACAAGATCGACGTACTAAGTAGACTTATAAATAGTAATGAGTATAATTTATCTATCTCAGAACTTATGGATAAAAGAGATATTCTTATGGAAGAATATATTACTATGCTTGTTGAGGTTTCCAAAAGTGATTGGCTAAAAGATATTGAATAAAGACTAAAAAATAGTGGAGTATTGTTTTATGGAAAAGGAAGGGGGAATAAAATATGATGAAGGTAAACTTAGATATGATCTTATTCCAGGAGACGCGCTAGAGTCGTTGGTAGAGGTTTATACTTTTGGTAGTAAAAAATACGATGATAATAACTGGAGAAAGGGTTTATCATGGAACAGAGTATTTGGTGCCATTATGAGACATCTATGGGCTTGGTTTAGGGGTGAAGATAGTGATAAAGAAAGCGGTCTTCCTCATCTGGCTCATGCGGCTTGGGGATGCTTTACTCTCTTAAGTTTGGCTAAAACTAATATTGACTATGATGATAGAATAAAAGATAAATAAATGGAGGATTTGAAAAAATGGCAGAAAAAAAGGGTTTAAATATAAGTGTTGACGCTTCAGAGATTATGTATACTAGTATTTCTAAATCCAAAAGTGGATATAATGCTGCTACTATTGGTGTTAAAAAAGGTGAAAATGAATACATATCCATTAATTATGAATGGCAGGGGGATAGTGTAACTGATTTTGCTATGGACGTAATGTCTTTTATGTCGGCTAATAAAGAAACAATAGATGCTGCTAAATTAACTCATGCTAGTGAATTATCAGCTAAGAAACTATTGGATGAAGAAAATAAAACTATATAAGTAATAGTAATTATAAAAATAAAAAAAATATTTTTTTGAGGAGACATAAAAATGCCTATAGCTATAGAGGATTTTGCAACTCCGTATTTTATAAAGTATAAAACCAGATACCCACTATCTGAAGATAAGAAAGACAGATTTATAAAGTTTGAAGGTGTGTCTAGAAGTTATAGAGGTGATGGTGGTTCTTTTCCGCAGCCTGGGTATAACCCAAATCATCAGTCTACAACTATAGAAAAGATAAATATGGAATCAGATGAGTTTACTATTAAAGCTAGATAGTGAGTTAAAGGGGATTTGTATGGCAAAGGAATTAACTGCAGAAGAGAAAATAGAGTTATTTAAAGATGAGTTAGGTTTAATTTTTGATAAAAGTGTTAGGGAATTTGCTAGACTGGCTATAGTAACACTTCCCTCATATTTTTTTAATGATTGTGCTTCCTCTTCTAGTGGGAAGTACCATCCGGTTTCAGATTTGACCTCTGATGGAAATTTAAAACACACTAAGAAGGTATTCACTGTTGTTTATGATTTATGTAGGGCTATGGGTATTGAGGAATCTAGGGATTTATTGTTGTTATCTGCTCTTTTACATGACGGTTTAAAACAAGGAAAAATTAAAACTGGGCATACTGTTAAAAACCATCCAGATTTAGCCGCTAAGCATGTAGCAATGATTCAACAAGATACTGGTATACTTACTGATGAGCAATATACCGTTGTTCATAACTGTTGCGGTTATCATTATGGTTTATGGGGGTCAGGTGAGTGGAAAAAACCATTAAGTGAATATACGCCTGAGGAATTATGTCTATATCTCTCAGATTATATTGCTAGTAAGCGTTTTATTGAAGTTAATTATAAAAGATAAAATAAATATTGGGGTTTATATATGAACAATGAAGCTATTAAGGCTATTTCTAAATATGTAAAAAACTCAGTAATGGATGGAGGTCGTGAATTATCTCCAGGAGAGAAAGGAAGACGGTACGAGCCAACTATTGGTTTAAAAAAACACAGAGAGCATATTCATAAAGAAAGTAAACTGGTGGATGATAATAAAAATCTGCCTTTTTCTTTTTCTAAACCAAAAAAAGCCACTAGACAAAAAGTAGCCAGATGCCAAAGTTGTGGTAGTGTAAAATATGTAAGTGTTAATACGGTAGGGGTGATTTGTTCACAATGTAATCAGTATGCTGCAGTGGAGGAACTTAATGAGGATTAGGCGAAGGGGTAGACCTTTAGGTTTCAAATTGAGTGATGCTAGTAAGAAAGCTATTAGTGATTCAAAAATAGGACAAAAACATAAACAGGAAACTAAAGATAAAATATCCAGGACATTGATATTATACTTTAGAAGACAACATCCTGTTTCTAAAGAGATTATAGATAAGTATTGTAGGGTAACGGATGATAGTCTTTGTAAGTGGTTAAATTCTACTAGTGATGCTATAGATGAATGTGATGATGTAAAGACTGAACGGGCCATGAGTAATATAAGAAAAATAGAAATTGATTATGGTCAGAACATAGAACTATTTAGTCACGAACTTACTCCTGAATTTATTTTAGAACTTAAAGAGTATTGTATATTAAATAATATAATTGTAGGTAAACTATTTTAGGAGACCAATCAATATGGGTGGTTCTGGATCAGGAAGGCCGAAAAGCCCTCCTTCAGCAAAAAAGCTATTAAAAGAAATTTTTCCGGCAAAAGATCTATTTAATGAAGAGGAATTAGATATTTATAATACGTTGGTTGATATTTATATTAAGGATTTTGATGAAGATGATTTATCTTCAGCAGACCTAGATGATATAATATCCCTTTCAATGAACAGAGTGTTGGAAATAAGATTACTAAAAACAAGTAAAGATAAACCAGATAGACAAATAGATATATCAACTTCAATAGAAAAACTAAGAAAACAAACAGAAAAAATAAAAGAAAGTTTATCTTTACGGAGAAGAGATAGGCTGGATCCTAATGAATTTAAAGGTTTATCTATTGTAGACCTAGCTGTAGCTTTTGACAATATTAAAAAACATGCAATGGAAGATAGAGCTAGAAAATTAAAACTAGAACAGGGTATCGCACTTGAACAACTAACTAAAACTCCAGGAAATAGGTATGATGTAGATGATATAAAAAAGGCAGAAGCAAATAACGATGATTATTGATAGAGATAAAAAAATAGATGTTATTATGGGCCAAGGTGCTCAGTTAATAGCTTTTTATAGACAGAATCCATGCGTGGCAGTGTACGATCTATTAGGAGTAGATTTAGCTCCAATACAAAGAGTAGTTTTTGAGGACATGTGGTTTAAGGATTATGTTATTGCTGTATGTGGTAGAGGTTTCGGTAAAAGCGTTTGTACATCAAGTATTATTAATGAAAAAAACAAAGGGTTGGTTTATTTAAATGAAATTTTACCGCCTATACCATCATATTTACGTGACGGTGAAGAAGAAGTTATAGATTGGAATATTAATATACATACTTCAAATGGGTTTAAGGGTACAAAAAGATTGTGTCTAGAAAAGGGTATAGAAGGTAAGCAACTAAAAACTAATAATGGATTTATTAGTAAAGGCAGTAATCACCATCCACTACTTACTTTAAATAAAGATGGTGAATTTATATATAAAAAACTAGAAGATTTTATTCCAGGCGATAAAGTGTGCTTACAGAGGGGGAACAACTCTTTTGGTTATACTTTAGTTTCTTTAGATGACGCTTATTTAATAGGTTTATTGATAGGAGACGGTTGTATAAACAAAAACAGTTTTTCTTTGACATCTGAGGATGAACAAATATTATCCTTTTCCTCTCAATACTGTATACGTAATAATATACCATACAGTGTATCGTACGAAAGTGGTGATTGTACTCTAAGAATAGGTTTTAGTAATAATAATTTTTCATGGTTTTTTGATAAGTACGGTATAGCTAGGGTTTTATCTTATAATAAATCAGTACCATATTCAATTAGAACTTCTACTAGACAATCACAAGTAGCTTTTTTACAGGGATATTTTGATACTGATGGTACTGTTGATAAAAGGTCTGGCGGAGTGTCATGTTGTTCTGTGTCTAAAAAACTTTTAATAGAGATACAATTGATGCTTCTTAATTTTGGAATAGTGGCCAGATTAAGGAAGAAAAAAACCAAATCTAATTTTGGAAAAGCTTACTTACTTGATATGTTTTCAGAAGACGCTTTCAAGTTTAAAGAGTTAATTGGTTTTAGGTTAACTAGAAAACAAAAAATACTAAATGAATATTTTGAGTCTAAGAAGTTAAATGTTAATAAAGATACTATTCCTTATATAAAAGATATTTGTTGGGATTTAAGACAGATATTACTATTACTTAATAATAAGAATTGTAACAATTTTCCAGGAAAATTTTTATTATTTAAAAAAAGCAATAAAAAAGAAGTAACTTATTCTACACTTAGTATCTTTATTCATGATATTATAAAAATTATATCTTCAAGTACTTATACAATAAATAGTTATTTTATTGACAAGTTTAATCTACTTTTAGATATTCTAAAAACTAACTATTTTTTTGATACAGTAGTGTATGTAGATGATTGGAAGGGTGATTGTTATGATTTTGAGATGGATGAGGTATGTAGCATAGAGCCTAATTACTTTGCAAATGGTTTTATAAACCACAATACATATTTACAAGGTTTGTTATCTGCTCTAAGTTGTTTATTATACCCAGGTTACAGAGTTGGGTTAATAGCCCCGTCTTTTAGACAAGCAAAAATGATGTTTAGTGAGATTGAAAAACTATACTCAAAATCATCTATATTTAGAGAAGCGTGTGTTGGTCCTCCTACACACGGAGCAGATACGCATAATTTAAAATTTAAAGCTGTTGGTGGTAAAAATGGCTCTTTTATAGAGGCACTACCAATAGGTAATGATGGTTCAAAAATACGTGGTTCTCGTTTTTACTTGGTATGTGTAGATGAACTAGCACAGGTTCCCAACAAAATAGTTGATATGGTTTTACGCCCTATGGGTGCCACCAAACAGGATCCTATGGAACAAGTACGTGCTTTAGAAAGAAAAAAACTTTTGCTTGAGGCAGGCTTAGCAATTGATAGTGATTTTGAAGATGAATTGGTGAATAAAATGATAATGACCTCTTCAGGATATTATAAGTTCAATCATATGTATAATAGGATGCGAGCTTATTGGAAAAAGATGGAAGAATGTGATCTATTGAGTTCTAAGTGTCCTTTTGTTGTTCACCAAATACCATATACATTATTGCCAGAAGGGTTTTTAGATAAAAATAATATTGAAGAAGCTAAAAGAGTTATGTCTAATCATGAGTTTCGTATGGAATACGAGGCTGCTATGGTTTCAGATTCTGATGGTTTTTTCAAAGCATCTTTGTTAGAATCATGTACTTTGGGTTCCAATTTTTATATAGAGCTGGCGGGTGATAGGGAAGGTCAATACATTGTTGGAGTTGACCCAAACCAAGCAGGTAGTGCCAGTTGTGGTGTAGTTATAGTTAAAATAGGAACTGTCAATAGAATAGTAAATGTAATTGAACTTAAAAAACATACTACCCAAGAACTAACATCCGCCATCCAGGATGTTTGTGATAACTATAGAGTTATAAGGTTGTTTATGGATAAAGGCGGCGGCGGAAAGGCTGTAATGGATTTATTGGAAGAAGGTTATGGTGGAAAGACACCTATTATAGACAGAACTAACGATGAACATAGAAATATGCAGGGTAGACATATTCTTGAGATGGTTAATTTTAATACATCCTGGATAACCGATGCTAATTTTGCTACATTGTCTTTGTTGGAGGATAAGAAATTATTGTTCCCACAACCCCCAGTATCTACTATAGATATGGAGGCTATTAGATATGAGACTGTAGAAGATTTAAAAAAACAAATGCTTAATATTATAGTTACACCAACTTCTGGTGGGGCTATGCATTTTGATACTCCTAAAAAAGGACAAAACAAGGACTTATATTCTGCTTTGATTTTGGCTGGATACGGTATACGTTTAGTAGAAAAGGAGATAGAGGGGGATACTGATCCTGTACTTCATAATGTTAGTGGTATGGTTAGGTCACATCACCCAGGAAGTTCCTGGACAGTTTTAGATAAAACAGGCGCTAGTCATAGTTCCACTAAGAAGGGATTAAGTATGGCTATTTTAAGTAAAAAGAAATAAAGTAACCTCTTATAAAATAGAACTATAAATATTAGGAGTTATATTAATTATTATGATAGAAACAGGTGAAGGCGACTTAACTATAAAAGAATGGCCTTTTTGGGATTTGTTTTTTATGAAGTTATTACGAAACATAGCTTCTGTAAAGTATCAATGGATGGTACTTTTATATATACCTGTAATTTATGGAATGTTTCACATAAATGAAAAAACAGGAGCACCATGGATAAGTGACTCAGTAGGGTTAAGTGCACTGTTTGGTGGGTTTGTTACTCTAGCTTTAGGTAGAATCATAGCGAATACGTCATTGGTAGAAAAAAATGATCCAGAGGATTGTGGAAGCGCAGTTACTATGCGTAATATTAGTAATGTAAATAGTATGTATAGTTTTGATACAGACAAGTAAGTAATAAAGGGGTGCTTTATGTTATTTGAAAATAATAAGTTTAAAATAAGTCTATGGGACATTACTAAGTCTTGTGCTGTAATTTTTGTATGTGTGTTTTTATGGATAAATACTCAAAAATATTTTGATAGAAACAATAACAACGATAAACCTGGCTATGATGAGACTACTATAGAGCATATAGCAGAAAATGTAATTAAAGTGCATCTGTCAGAAAATAACAAGGAACTTAAAGGCCTTATAAAAGAGTTGGAAAAAAACAACAGCATTGCCATAAAGCAAGCAAAACTAAATAATGAAAAAATATTGGAAGTTGCTAAGATAGTAGGAAGTTTGCAAAGTCACACTAATTCGGATCCTAGAGTAGGTACTGTGTATGTAGACCCAAAAGACAACAAAAAAGATTTGTATGACTTTATTGTAGAAAGTTCAGCATCTAACGGTGAGTCTTTTCCAGTAGCTAGGGTATTTTTTAGTCCAAATGCTTCAGAGGATAATAAGTTTTCTTCACAATCCTTTCCGTTAGATGTAGGAGTAAACATAGTTGAGTCTGAGAGTGATAAAGGACAAGAACGTTATGTTGAGATGTGGATAGAAAATAATTTTGTATCTTCTACAAAAGGTAAAAAATTTCCAATTAATGTTAAAACAGTTAATTGGGCTAAAGGAGAGCTTCAGGAAAAGAAATTTAGATGGGGACCTAGGATAGGTTTTTCTGGTATAATTGACACAGTTGATATATTTCCAGCAATAGATGTTAGTTTATTTTCTTATGGAAGAACAAAGCGTGATATAGATTGGAGATTTTTTGGGATGGCCGCTGGGGGATCAAAAGATATTTTTTTTATAAGTATGTACCCATTTAGCTATAATGTTGGTAATTTTTTACCACTAGTAGAAAATCTATTTGTAGGACCTACGTTTAGTATTAATTCAAATAGTGAAAAATCATATGGCATTGGTATATCAGTGCCTTTTTAATTTTGTAAAGGAGACTTCAAATGAGCTTTAATAGTATGGACGATAAGTACGGTAGACAGGACAGCAGAGATAAAATAAATATAAGTAGAGTTACTGTAAGCGGTACCTCTCCTATACCAGTACCTTCTGCTTCTTTAGGCCGAAGGAATTATATAAAAATTAAGAACGTAGGTTCCGTTGATGTATCGCTAGTAACAGCTTCTGGTTCCGAGGCTAGCGATGGTTATATCATTACAGGTAATGGTGGCGAGTGGGAAGACACTACGGACGCTTCTTTTTATATAGTTAGTACTACTGGGGCTAGTTCTGATATAAGTGTATATGAACGGTCTTCTAGATTTAATTACAAATAGACTTAGTGGAGAGATATAGTGGATCAAGAAACAGCAAATAAGATTACAGAAGAGCTTAGGGCTCGTTATCCTGACGTTGGAATAAGGAATATTGAAATAAATGAGACTAATGGTACTTCTACTTTATTTTTAAACCCAACAGAAAAAAACACAAAAGCACTAGCATATCTTAAACCAGAGTCTGCTATTATTCCGCATATATTTAGGGAAAAAGCTTCTACTATAACTAGAGACTCTGTAGGTAGGGGTGTTTTAGATTTATCAGCCAAAGATCCTTTTGATCTGAGTCCAACAGAGGCTATAAAAAAGGCCAATAAATACTACTATACGGAACCTATTTTAGGAAGTGCTGTTAATTTACTAGCCTCAATGGCTGCTAAAGGTTTTGAGCATGATATTGATGACCATGATATAAAAAATTTCTACGACACTTGGGCTTTCGATGTGGGCTTTGATGAGGTGTTGGAATGGGTATTTCTTGAATTCTTTAAAACAGGAAATGTAAGTACATACAAGGCTATAGCTAAATATGAACCTAGAGTTTCAATAGTTTCTCCGGCGCCAGGAAAAAAAGCAAAAAAAGTAGATCAAGTAAAAGCCAAAGGTAGACTAGAAGATATAGAGGCCTCTTTTAAAAAAGAATTAGCCTTATTATTAGAAGAAGTAAAAAAAGATAAAAACTTTGATAAGCTACAGCTTGCTAAATTAGAACAATCAGCAAAGAAAAATATATGGTCAAAAGGACATTTACCTATATCCTACACTGTTTTAAATCCTGAATTAGTTACTATAGATGGCAGTTTGCTGTTTAGTAAATTATCTATTAGATTAAAACTACCTCCAGAATTATTAGCTACAATTAAAAAAGACAATAAAGATCTTTCTGAGGAAGAAAAAACAATGTTAAAATCTCTACCTTCAGATATAAAAAGCGCTTCAGAAAAAGGCGGTGAAGTATTACTAGATTCTAGATTAGTAGGAAACATTTTTTACAGAAAGCAACCATATGAGCGTTATGCTAAACCTAGATCTCTAAGAATATTTGATAGTATTGAATATAAAAAAGCATTAAAAGAGGCAGACTTAAGTACTTTGGATGGTATTTCTAACTATATTTTAAAAATTACTATTGGTTCTGATGAGTTTCCTGTGCAACAAGAGGCAGAACTTGAAGCGATAGCTCAGTTATTTAATACACCATCAAAATCTTTTGATGTTGTGTGGAATCACACTTTGAAGGTAGAAAAAATAGTTAGTCCAGAAATTTCAAGTATTTTAGGTAAAGAGAAGTATGCTCAAGTTAATGATGATATTACAGGTGGTTTAGCTATTACAAGGGCTTTTATAGACGGTACTGGTGATATAAGTACTGCCGAAGCCTCTTTAGTAATAAAGGGGCTTATGGAGGAAATTAATTACGCCAGACGACAAGTTACTCGCTGGATATACAAAGAGTACAGGCTTATAGCCGAGGCTATGGGTTTTGATAGATTTCCAAAAGTTAGATGGGATGAAGGTATACTTAAAGATACTATTCTATATATGAGTACTCTTGCTCAACTAGTTGATAGAAGGATGTTAAGTTATGAAACTGCGCTAGAGGCATTAGGTTTTGACTATGCTAATGAATTAGAGAACATGACTAACGAAATACCTCTGGTAGAAGATGGAATTTTTGGCATTTTAGGATCGCCTTGGCAACAAGCTAAGTCACAGCCTTCGCAAGGGGCCCCAGTTGGTACACCCTCTTCTGGAAGACCTAAAGGTAAGCCGGCAACAAAGAAGACAAAAGAAAACAATCCAGATAAGATAGTAAGACAAACAACTAAGAATCCTAAACAAACAGAATCTTCTATTACTATAATAGATGTTGTAAAAAATATGGATTCCGAACAATATGAAGCTTTTTTATATGAGTTAAGTAGAATAAGACGTGAACAATAAACTAACTACTTAATAATTAGAACAGTTTAATTATAATATGGAGGATATAATAGTGAGTACAAATTTAAATAATAGATTTTATCTGGAATCCAGTATATCTCTTTTAGAGGAAACAGATGAATTAAGAAAGGAGGTATCCTCCGTAATTGCATTACCGTCTGAAAAAGAAAGACAAATAGATTTACAGTATTTTACGGCCATTTTTGTTTCTTCGGGCGAAAACTTAAATCATGCTTTTTTTACTCCATCGGAGCTCGTATTGGCTAAGGATACTATTTCATCAAAGGCTTTGGATGTTGAGCATGAAGAAAGTGATATAATTGGGCATATATACGATTACGCTTTTACTAGTAAATCAGGAGATAGGTTGGATACTAAAGAGTTAGCCAGTAAAGAGACTGCTTTATTGGATAAAGAGGATATGCATATAGTTATAGCTGGAATTGTATATAAAAACAGATTTCCAAGTATTGCTGAAGAGGTTGCTTCTGGAAAATGGAAAGTATCTATGGAGTGTTATTATCAAGGGTACGATGTAAAGATAGGTGATTTAATACTGTCAAAGAAGGAAGCCGAAATGCTTGGTTTTGATGCTAGCAAAAATAATAACTTTGGAAAAATGGCAAAGGTAATAAAAAACGGACTTGAGGTAGCCAAAGGTACTGTTACTAGAGTTTTAAGAAGTATATGCTTTTCTGGCTGTGGTATTGTAAAAAATCCAGCTAATCCACCGTCTATAATTTTAGAGACTGCCAATAACAAGCAAGATAATGCTGTAATAGTGTTGGATTATGATAAATTAGAAAAAAATAAATCTAATAATGTATCCTCTATAATTACAGAGGATTATAAAAATAATAATGTAGGGAAAAGGACAAGTGATGATAAAGCGGCATTGGAATCTAATGATACAGTTGGAATTTGTGTTAGTTACAAAAAAGAGGTTATAAACTCTACAGTTAAGGATCAAAATTCAGAAGTATTACATACTGATTGGTGCTCTTTGTTTGAAACAGGATGTACTTCTTTTTCTAGAGATACAACAGATCCAAAATGTCTAAGAACTGTAGCTCGTAATACCGCAAAGGCTTATACCGAGAAGTTAATAAAGTGTAAGAATGATAAGGATCAGCGTAAAAGCAAGATTTATAATTTGCAAAGTCTTTTAGACAAAGCAGAAAGTATGTTAAAGAACAATAAATAAGGAGGAATTTTATTATGACTTTAGGAAAAGCTCAAACTGGCACTAGATCCAGTACTCCTAAGATCACCAAGCTCAGCGGAGATGATAACTTAAAGGTTATCTATAAAAACATGGGTAATAACCATACAGTGCCTGTAATTTGGGCTGATACTGTATCCATGTCAGGTACTGAAGTAACAGTAGCTAGTGGTATTGGTTGGCACGGTATGACGGTTGCTTCTAATGCTAACGTTACGGTTACTCCACTTGGTGATACCGGAGCAGTACGTGTTTGGATAGACAAAGATACTGTGAATAATGTAGTAAAAATTAAATCTTCATCTACTATATCCAATGTTGATTTTGATGTTAAGTTTATGATGGGTGCTGCATCAAGTTCAAGATACATTGAAGCTATTTATTGTAGAGGTAATTCTGGAGCGTCTCAATCGCTTCCATAACTTTATTAGTTTAATATAAATTAAACTTGGAAAAGGAATAAATAGTTCATTTAATAAGGTTGGTACCTAAATTAAATTAAATTAAAGCTTGTATATAAATAGTATATAAGGAGGAGTTTTGATGGACGATAAAATGAAAAAAGACATCGAAGCGGTTGTAGCTTCTATCTTTTCTGAAAAGGAAGAGGCGGATGCTCGTAGAAGGACTGAAGATGCCCTAGGGGAATCTGCTAAAGTCATCGAAGAGCTTACTACTACTTTGGAGGAAAAAAATACAGAAGTATCTACTATAACAGAAAAGCTAGCTGGATCTGAAAAACTAGCCTTAACACTTAAATCTGAGCTTGAGGCGGCGAAGGTTGAGCTTGAGGTTACTAAAGATAAAGCAGCAAAAGCTGAAAAAACAGTAGAAGATATGTTAATGGATAAGAAAGCCACGGAACGAATGTCTGATTTGGAGTCTGCTGGCGTAGTTAGATCAGATAAAGAATCCCAACGTGCTAAAGTATTGACGATGAGCGATGAGGAGTTTTCTGCCTATAAAGATGAACTTATTTCTATAAGGGCTTCTGTTTTGGCTGAGCTCGATGAAGCAAAAAAATTACATGAGGCTGAAGAAGCTAAAAAGCTTGATGATGCTGAGGCCAAAGCTAAAGCCGAAGCCGAAGCTAAAGCCAAGGGAAGTGTTGCTACTGCTCCGGCTGATATTGATACAGGAAAGGCGTTGGCGGCTGCTATGAATTTGGAGATCTCTCCGTCCGACGATTTAATTAAAAAATACGGTGATCTTGGTAAAGCCATGGCCGCCGTTTTTAAACAAGAAAACGAAGAAGTATAAGGAGGATAAAGGATATGTTTATACCAAGACATCCTGTAGTTGAGAATCAATTTTGTAGTTATAAAGCACAGACTGGAACTGGTTCTGCCGGTGTTGGTGGTGTGGTTGCTTATGCTGGTGCAGTTGTAGAGTTGGTAACAGGAGCCACTAATCAAGAATCAGAAGTTCAAAAAATGGCACATGGTACTGCTGAGGCACCATTTGGATTTTTAATGCAAAAAGTTAAAACTGGCTATCATCAAGTACACCCTGCTGGATTTATGATGCCTGGTGATTTAGGTTCTAGTGACGCTATTGCTCAACCCACCTATAATGGATCTGGTGCTATTACAGGCACTAAAGCAGTACCAGTAGGTGTTGCACATTTGGGTATTTGGGATACAGTGCATTATACTTGTGTAGGTGATACTACACCTAGTGTGGCTATGACTCCTGGTTTGGCTTTGTACCCAGCAGCTCAAGATGCAAAAGTAACAAATAGTACTGTTAGTTCAGATGGTTCTGATACTGCCGGGGAACGTTGTTCTGATGTTATTGTAGCTAGAGTAGTTAAAGGTGCAAGTACTACTAAATGTTCAGCCAACATTAACAATACTACTCTTTATCCTATCAGAATTAAACTGTTAGTATAATAACGGATTAATACACCTATAGGTGTATCCGTAACTATAAAAATTAGGAGGAATTTAAATTATGGAACGAAAAGAAATGCAGGAACTTTTTAGGGCAACCGCAGAAGTTCATACCCCTGAAGGATTGGCTGCATATAGAGCTTTTGCTTCAGCTCTTACTGTACCAATACTTCAAAAAATTGAATTAGAGTCTATCATGAGACATCTCTTTGCTGTAGAACGTTTAGCTCCTGGTGCTCAGGCTGTTTATCCAATAGCAGAGGATTTTGAGATTCCAGTGTGGGTTTTACCAGGACTAGGTTATATTGCTCAGAACTTTATTGAGGGTATAGGGGAAGAGGTGTTTGTACCAACATTCACAATTGATACAGCTTATGATTGGAAGATAACATATGCTAGAGATTCTAGAATTGATATTCCACAAAAAGCTGCTGCTAGGGCTGCTAAAGACTTAGCAAATTATGAAGAAGAATGTGGTTGGAGAGTAATTATGCCGGCCGCAACAACTTCTTTTTCTGGTAAAGGTTTATTAGGTGCTAGACCTGCTCCTATTTATGAAATTAATCCGGCTTCTACTGGAGCTGGTTATCTTTCGAAGGAATTGATAAACAAGATGATTGTAGGATTCAAGAGAACTGGCCGTAAACTAACAGATCTTTATGTTAGCCCAGAAGATGCGGCTGATATACGTGAGTGGACAGATACAGATATCGATCCAGTAACCAGAAGAGAAATATTTCAAGCTTCAGGTATGGGAAGTATTTGGAATGTGCAGTTACATGAGGTACAGCATTTAGGTGCAACCGGTATGTATAATATTAACGGTAATGCTTCTAGTTTTGGTAAATTTATTGCTGACGGTAGTGAGGCTTATAATTCCTACACAATAGAAAACCCAAATCTGGTTAATGCTGATGGGACTATTAACACTTTGGGCGAGACTCAGGTGCTTGGTTTTGATCTAACTACTAATGACTCACTTGTTATGCCGATCAGAAAAGAGTTTGAGGCTCACGATGACCCTACTTTACTACGTAAACAAAAGCAAGGATTTTTTGGGTGGGCTGATTTGGGATTTGCGTGTTTGGACTCTCGTATGCTAGGAATGGGTATTATAGATCGTTCTCTATAATAAAAAAATGAAGTAATAACAGTACCCTACTTCATTAATGATGGAGTAGGGTACTTTTTTACAAAAAACAAAAGTAAGAGTTTTTTGGTAATTATAAAGTATTTTTATCCAAACCGGTCTTGTTTTTGTAGTTATACATAAGTAAGGGTTATTTGGTTACTTGTTTTATATTTTATTGCTTTATTTTATAACATAGAGTGATTATATTATACACAAAGGTTTAGTTTATGAAGATACCTATAGATGAAGATGGTTTTGAGATTTTAGATAAGTTTTCTTATGTGTATAAAAGGGATGTTTTTAGAAAAGGTAGCAATTACTATAAGTTTAAAAGTAGCTGTGTTGTGTGTGGTAGTGCATATTTAACTCGTACTTCGTATAATTCTAGTTACTGTTGCGCTGGGTGTGTTTGCAAAGACATCGACTATATAAATAAAATGAGGTTGCTGTCTACTGGTAGAATAAAAACTAAGCAAGAGTGTGAGGCTATAGCTAGGCGTATGTCTAAAGGTGATGTAGTTAAATTAAACATTCCTTTATATAGTACCTTTTGTGATAAACTCAGTATAGTTGAAGAGATACAAACTGATTTACAGGATTCTAGGATACTTAATGTGAGGTGCTTTTATTGTAAAGAGTGGTTTAGGCCAACAAGAGTAAACTGTGATAATAGAGTACAATTTATTTTAGGCCACACAGATAGGGAAAGTAGGTTTTATTGTTCAGATAAATGCAAAGACCTTTGTTCTATATTTCATAAAAAGTATTATCCAAAAGGAAAAAATCCTAGAAAACACAGAAATAATTCTAATTATAGTGAATCGTCGCTTAGGGTTTGGAGTAAAATTATTTTAGAGAAATACACTAATGTTTGTGAATTGTGTGGCGGTGTTGCTTCTACAGCTCATCATATAATTCCAAAAAAAGTAGACGCCTGTAGGGCGCTTGATTCAGATAACGGCTTGGCATGTTGTAGTGTTTGTCACAACAAAATACATAGTAATGATGATGATTGTTCTTACAGTAGTTTAAGTAAATTATAATGAGGGTTTATGGCTAGTTATAAAGAAAAAATATGTGATTTATGTTCTATAAAATACTACCCAACTAGCCCAAAACAGAGGTACTGCATAAACTGTATGGATACAGGAAAGAAGCTACTTCAAACTAAATTAGACGCAAAAAAGAACAGATTAAATCATCCAATTGAATTTATAAAAACATGCAAAGCCTGTTCTATAGAATTTAAAACTTATTATCCACAAAAAGAGTATTGTGGTGCCAAAGAATGTGATAAAGTTAGAGTTTTTATAAAAAATCAAAGAATACAGGCCAGAAGATCGAAGCAGTATATGTTGGATAAGGGTAGAAACTATTATAAAAATAATAAAGAAAAATGTCTTTTAAGTAAGGCAGAGTATTATAGAAAAAAGTACCCAGACGCCAAAGAGTACATTTCAGGAAAACCAAGTCGTTTAACTTTTGAATATGTAAAGAATTACATTGAAGAAAATAACTATAAACTTTTATCAGACGACTATATTAATAATAGTACAAAGCTTCTTTTGGAGTGCCCAAAAGGACATAGGTGGCTAACTAGTTTTCATAACTTCAAAGACGGTAATAATAGTAGATGTCTACATTGTTATGCTTCAGGTGATTACGTATCAAGTTTAGAAAAAAAAGTTAGAGACTTTTTTCTACAAAACTACCCTAAAACAAATATAGAATATAACAACAGAACTATATTATTACCAAGAGAATTAGATATCTATTTTCCTGATAATAAATTAGCAATCGAATTGTGTGGTTTGTACTGGCACGGAGACGCTTCAGGTAAGGAACGTTCATATCATTATAATAAAATGGTCGCTTGCTTTAACGAGGAAATAAGACTTATTACTGTATTTGAAGATGAACTAAATAATAATTTTGATATAGTTATGTCTAGAATACTAAATGCTTTAGGTATTCATAATGCTAGAATTTATGCCAGGAAATGTGATATAGTGGAATTAACCTCTTCAGAGGCAAATAAATTTTTTATAGAAAATCATATACAAGGTAAATCTACGGCAATAAAGGCTTGGGGGCTTGTTTATAATAAAGAATTAGTAGCTATAGGTAGCGTTGGTATTCCTTCCAGAAAACATACATCAAATGGTAAAGTACTAGAGTTAAAAAGATTTTGTACTAAAAGATTTGTCAGTGTAATTGGTGGAGTAGGTAAATTATTTAAACGTGTTATTAAATTTGCTGTAGAAAACAATTATGATATGATAAAGTCTTACTGTGATATGCGTTATGCTAATATAATTAAGCCAGTATATGAATCTATTGGTTTTGAGCTTCAAGAGTATACTAAATATACACCTCATTATACTAAAAATGGGGTTAGGTATAGAAATCTGTCTTTGCGTAAGACTCCTGAAGAAAGAATAACTGGTAAAACCGAGTGGCAGCTGCGAGAAGCACAAGGATATGATCGTATTTGGGATTGTGGTCACAGGACATATGTTTATAAATTAACTAACCTTCTTAATGTTTATAGGGAAATAGATGTTAACTAAATTTATTTTAGGGATTATATTAGTTGAGGCTATAACTGAATTACTTACAAAGTCTGAATTTTTTAGCCCGGTAAGGGGGTATTTTTTTAATAGAAGAGCTAGAAAATTTTTTAATTTTTTACATAAACTTTTTGATTGCGGTTACTGTTTGTCTGTATGGGTAGGTGTTGCTTTATCTGTTTTGTATTTAACGGGTGTATATGGATATTTTAATTGGCTGTTTTATGGTTTAATTATTCACAGAATGTCAAATTTATTACATTTTATAATAGATAGATTTGATAGATATAAAAAGGTAGATTAAGGACAAGGTTATTTAATAAAACAAAAAAGAAAAGGAGAAGTTAAATGAAAGGTTATATAAAAAATAAAAGTTCAATGTGGACACATGCTATGAAAAGGGCAATTGGCCCGGGCGCTACAGTATCTTTGGATGAGTTGTATGAGCAGTATGGTAAGAAGTATGCGCTTCCTGAGGGTGAGGATTTTATAGCGTGGTTAAAAACAGTTAAATTAACAGATAAAAATAAATGGGAAATAGTGCTAGGTACTTCTGAAGCAGAAAAACAGGAGGCTGATAAAGTAATAGCCACTACTACTGCTGCTAATAGGGCTAAAAGTATATCACCAAAAAATATGGAAGTGGAGGATATTGTACAGTTATCGGTTAGGCAGGCCAGAGATATATTGCCAAATATGACTGATCTAAAGCTTTTAAAGTACGCTTTACAAGAAGCTTCACCTAGAGCAGGAAAAGATAGTTTGTGTAGAATTTTAAGAAAAAGAATACAAGATCTTACTGTTTCTAGATAATGTTTATAGACATTAAATAATTGTAAATAGTTTAGGATATTTTAATATGATTGTACTTAGGAAGCCGTCATTAAATACATCCGTTACATCTGTGCTTGTTTCTGAGGAGTTGATAGGAGTTAAAGATGGAACTAATCAGGTATACACAACAGGTTACAATTATAAAGTAGATAGAATAAATATATCGTATAATGGCCAATTATTAATATCTCCAAACGATTTTAAACAGACAAGAAGTAATGAAATAACATTTATATACATATACCCTACGGCGGATGATAATTTAACTGTAAACTATCAATTGGATGTTGTTTAGTTTTACATTTTTATATAAGAGGTAACAGTGATAAAGGTTGGTGTATCAGAAAACTTTCCTATAACAGCAATGTTATTAGATGAGGCTACAGGCAGTTTGGTTTCTGATGCAATAGTAACCTATGATGTAAGAAACATAGATGATACCCAACTTAATCCAGCAATTAATGGTTATCTTTCAGAATCTACAGTTGTTTCTGGTATATATAAGACTGTACTGAGTATTCCTGAGGAAGGTAGTTATATATGTTATGCTATGTCTGATGGTTTTATTACTTCTACTGAAGAAGTTTTGGTTAGTTCTACTGATATTAATTTAGATAATTTTTATGCATTAATAAAACAAAATAGGCATTATAATTTAAGTATAGAGGATGTTATACGTGGTGATAATGATGCTACTCTATCTCAAATTGCTAGAAATGTTCCAAAAAGAGCTACAGATTATATTATTACTAGAATAAAGAATGATGATGATCCTGATTGGGGTAATACTACTATTTCAGGAATAGTTTACGCTCACTATAGAAGTACCAACGATAAGGCCCCATATAAAATAGGAGGCCCTTTTTAATGAATATTCTATACTTTGCCTGGGCTGGTTATGATTTTAGAGGTGATCCGGATGCTGTAGCTGTATGCCACCCAAGTTTATATTCAGAGGAGGTTGGTAATAAAAACTTAAAGGCCGAAGTTACTATAAGTTCTATTGGGATAAATGCAACTATACTTAAACCAAGTTTGGTGGCTTTTCCTAATCCAGTTGGGTAGTTATGCAACTATGTGTTTATACTGTTATTTGGAGTAATTAATGGGAATAACTGCAGGAAAACCATGCACAGTTTTAACTTATCTTATGACAGAGACTCTTGGTTCACAGTCTCAACAGACAGGCAATAATACTGTAATTATATCTAACACTTTGTCTGTTTTAAATACCGGGTTTCTTGGTACTAAGTATCCAAACTATGTAGGTAGGCTTATTTTAATTAATATAGCTGGAACTGTACAAAGACGTATGTGTATTTCTGAGTCGGCAGGAACAGGTACTACTAGGATTCTAACAGTTCATAGGGATTGGGGTGCTAATCCTGTTTCTAGTGATACTATACATGTTCCATATGATATGGATGATTTAGAAACAGGTGGTGCTAATACAGGTATTGCTCTTAATGCCAGGTCTGGTTTATATGAATGGACTGGTATTCTTAATATAGGTAATGGAACAGACCTTGCTGGACTTTATATGGGTGCTGGAGAAGCTGCAGATACCTATGATGGTGGTTCAACACAAGGTTTTTTAGTAAAAAATAATGCTCGTTTTGATATGGGGTATTTGAGAGAGGTAGGAAGTACTCCTTTAAGTGGTGGTATTTGTGTTCATACACAAAATACAGATGGTGAGCCATCCATACAGTTTCTTTCAGGGGCAAAAGGTGAAATTGTTGACTCTTTATTATGGTCACAGGTTAAAACTTTATTCTACGAAAATGCCTCTGGGTCATCTGTAATTTATCGTAATACTAAATTTTTAAATAATTCCTACGGCTCAGTGTTTTTTGGATCATTTTTATATGATTGCGTTATATCTGGTAGATCTGGTGCTAACGAGCTTATTCGTATAGACGCTAACACTGTTATAGATGGTTTGGTTCTTACTCAAACTGCTGGTTTAACTACAGCTAATGGTAGTACTACTACTGAAACTTTAACAACAAAAGATATAGTATTTGTCAATAATCTAGCACTGCTTGTTATTAATTCAAATAAAACATGGTATGTAATAAATCCTATTTGGTCTGCTACTACTTATTCAGATTTTAGTTGGTTAACATCTACTTCTAATGGTGTATATGATCAAAGAAGTGTTGATGTTATTGTAAAAGATTCAGGCGGAAGTATAATTATTAATACAGTTGTTGTAGTTTATGAAAACACTATTTTAGCAGATCTAGTTTTAGAAACTTACACTAATAGTAATGGTATTGCTAATGGTGTTTTTACATATAAAAAACATCTAACAAATTCAGCCACCACTACTTATGGTGGACACGCTATAAGAATAGATTGTTGGGGGTATACTCCTTTTATATCTACCTTAGTATCAAATGAGGCTTTTGATAATGTTATTGTATTAAATTTAGATAGTAATATTGTTGCTTCGTCACAAGCTACAGCTCTTTCTGATGGTAGTGGTATTGTCTGGTATAAAGATACAAATACATCTTGTATTATAGATTATACAGGAGGTACTGGGTCTTTACAAATAGGTATGGTAATTACTGGAGAAACTTCTGGTGCCGATGGTGTGGTTACAGAAATAGTAGACGGGGATTCAGTTGCTGGTACAGTACATCTAAGTACTAGAGATTCTAATAACTTTTCTAATGGAGAATCCATTAGTAGAACCGGTGGAACAGCTGGAACTTGGTCTGCGTCTTACACAGACTCTACCCAACAAAATTTTAGTATGTGGGTAGACGGTAATAATAAAACAATGCAAGTAATATATGACTACTTAGCAGCACTAACCTCTCAAACATCTTTATCTGCCTCTGGTGAAATAATACATGAATGGGGCCGTGCTAGCCAAGTAAGAGCTTTATATCTTGGTACTTCTGGTTTTTATACAGAGCGTAGTAATTCAAAAGGTGTATTTATTACTAATTTTAGTAGTGGTAATGTAGACTTTTTTACTGATGATTCCGGAAATACTTGGTCTCCTTATGTAGGAGTATCTTTAACCATATCAGCAAATGTTACGCTTGTTGGAGCTGAAATAAGAATATATGATTATGAATCTGCACCACCTGATTTTGGTACTGAATTGGACGGAATAGAAACACATGATTCATCTACTTTTGTTTATAATGGACAAGCAGATAATTTAATTTATATACAAGTAATGAAAGAAGGTTATGTAGAGTTTGGGCAACAATATACAATGCCTACAAGTAATGGTGATTTTTATGCTAATTTAATAGTAGATACAAACATGTAAAGGAGAAGTAATAATGGAAACAGAAATAAAAAAAGTAGAGCCTGTTGTTAACAATGATTTAGTGCATTTACAACATGCGCATGTTACGCAGTATAGTGACAGTAAAGGAAATAGTATGTGGAAAGTAAGGAAGAATATAACTAGTGAAGATCTTTTTGAACTTCCTAGTGAACTTACAGAGGAAGAGGTTTTTAAGATTTTAGATTTTGCGAGAGAATTTGAATTAATAGCGTTCAATGAGGGTATTAAATTTGGTAGAAAAGATACTCGGAGAAGATATGAAGAGGTTATAGGTAATTATGAAAGAACGCTACAAACGGTTCGGGAAGAGAATGAACGACTTTCTGATAAACTTATTAAACTTATATCTAAGGAGATGTAAAAATGGCGACAGCAACATTAATCGACCTAAGTAACTATGATACCCTCCTAGTTACGTCTTCTGGATCAAGGAGTGATACGCCAACAGGCAACGTCTTTTTTGATACAGTAAGCGGTACAATTGAATTCATTACTAAACAAGAGCTTACTCAAGTAGATCTTGGTAGTGGGTTGGAGGATAACCCACTTGATGAAACTCTTGGCATCAAGTTCGAGGCTATTTATGCTTTTGAAAACCAAGAAAGGGCATCAAATGAAGAACTTCGTAAGTTCAACCGTTGGACTTCTGGTACATTCAAATTCGGTGGTGCTTATAACTTTATTAACTCACGTAAGCCGGCTTCTACTGCAGACCGTGCTATTATTCGTGGTTCAGGTTGGACTGAGTATGCTACTAATCAAGGAATTGACCGTATTTATTTCGGTAATAAAGGCTTGTCTAACATTGAAGTTGCCTCACAGCCATATTACCAACTATCAGCTGGCGGAGCCCCTTATGATTATGCCAAACCAGGACAGATAGATGAGGCTGTACAGGTTTATGGAGATACTGGAAATACTCCATCCGACACTACAGCTGGTGATTTTGATACTAGAACTTATCAAGCGGTGTCGGTACGTACATTTGGAAACAACTATGATCGTAAAGTAACTACTACCGATCTTGGTATTGCGGAACTTGGTGGGTATTCTACTGGTTTTGCTGTTAACGAAAGCGTTCATCTTACAACAGGTGATTATGCTCTAGTAGATGTTTATGGTGGTGCTCAAATTGCCCCATGGACAGGTATGCATTTAGAAAAATTAGCATCGCCAGTTAATAGAGATGAGTTTGTTGAGGCTGCTGGTGATTTTACTTGGATTCTTACAAATAGTGGTACAGGAAATCTTGATCAGATGGTGGCTTTTCTGGATGCTCTTTCTCAGACAGATAATGATATTGATTTTGGAACAGAGACTGTTACTAATGGTAAGAGGGTTAATACCTGGTACTCATACAATGCTGCTGGTAAAGTTGTAACAAGATCAGGGGCTGATACGTTAGGTCTTTATCTATATAACGTCCCAACCGCTGACCAGCAGAGAATTGTTTTTACAGATGATAGTGGAAACCTTAAAACTTACTCATTCTCTGTTTCTGTTGAGGCAGATATTGGTTCTGCTGCTAAGTCAGATGTTCAAGCATGGTACCACTCATTTTTTGCTGCGGACTACAATACATCAGGGGCCATTACAGTACAGGATGATCAAGCAGTAGAAGTTAAAGGCATGGCTTCTACTGCTGATGTTTCCAATAAGATTATTTTCACGTTTGACTATACAGGCGACACAGTAGGTGGTACAGCTAATACTAATAAAAACTGTGTTTTTCTTTGTGAAGGCGATGGTGGGGCGACTCAAGCTAAGACACTTTATACAATTACTCAATCAGCAACAGTAGCTTTCGCTTGTGCTCCTGGTGTAGAGAATAATGCATAATTTGTTTTAAATAAAGTAATAAGGTAAACAGATGAGTGTATCAAATCCAGTAGTATCTAGTTGGGACGGTCCAAATAGGCGTATCTATTTAGCGTCAGGAGTAGAAACATTTCACTGGATAGAGGATATTTATAGGGAATATCGTTACTGGAGACGCACCGACGAGTCTTCTAGAAAATGGTCTCCTTTTATGAAGGCTGATGGTAATGACTATAAGGGGGGTGGTAAATACACCCCCCGTTATGTCACTTTGTTAGACGGTGTTAGGATAATACCTTACGATGAAAATATACTTATAGAAGTAAAAGGCGAGGCTATTACAGATAATGCGGACATTGACCCTGATGTTTTTGATACAAGCACAAGAACTCAAGCAATTAAGCTTTATATAACTCCTCCGGCATCTGAACTTGTTCGAGCAGAGTCAGAGATTGCAGCAGTTAAACGTATGGAGTATGCTGAGCGGGTAGTTGTAGATGTTCTTAGTTCTAACTCTGGTATAGAGTATCCAATAGGTACTGCTGCTTATCCAGTTAATAATATTACTGATGCTATGCAGATAGCACAAGAAAGAGGTTTTTCTTCTCTATACATAATTGGAAATATAACACTTGGTGTAGATGATGTTATTTCTAATATGTTACTGATAGGCCAAGATCAAATTTTAACTACTATTACTATTTTAGACGAAGCTACTGTTACTAATTCTAAGTTTCAAACTTGTTCTATTACTGGAGTTTTAGATGGTGGAAATACTATTACTTTAAGTAGAGTTATTGGTGATTTATATTATGTTAATGGCTTTGTTTGGCAATGTCTTCTTAGTTCAGGTACTATATTCCTAGGTGGTAATGCTGACGCTCTTTTTATGGATTGTTGGAGCGGTAGTACAAATTCAGAAAATCCACCAACTATAGATATGGGAGGGGCTGGTCAATCATTGGGGGTTAGAGGATATAATGGGGCTTTAGAGATAGTTAATAAAAGCGGACCTGAAGGTATATCTATAGATTTAAATTCTGGTGCTATTATTTTGCAGGATACTATTGTTAGTGGTACTATAATGCTTCGTGGTGTGGGTATGTTAGAGGATAATAGTACAGATGGTGCTATAGTTATTTCTGAAGGGCTGATGAGTAAATATACAATTTCGTCGGCAGTATTAAATACTGAATTAATCCCTTTTACTGGTGTAAATACTGTTGCTGCTTCTTTAAAATTAGCTGCTTTTGACGGAAAGGTGTCAATAAATACAGCATCAGACTATTCAGGTACAGTCTATCCTGTTGGTACTGTAGCCTATCCAGTTAATAATTTAACAGACGCACTAACCATAGCAACTATTCAAGGGTTTAAGGTTTTATATTTTTTTTCTAGTTATACTTTTTCAAATTCTGTATTTATAAATGGTTACAAATTATATGGTGATAGTAATCAGTATACTATATTTACATTTGAGGTAGGTAGTTTTGCAATTAATTGTGAAGTATTTAATGCGTATTGTACGGGGGTTGAGCAAGGAATTAGGGGGTTTTTTAATTGTAAATTAAAAGATATTGCAGGAGAAACACCTATACCAGTTAACGCAGTATTAACTGTTAGTAATTGTCAATTGATGGGAACTATACGTATTTCACCCCTATTTTCAGGGTTTATAAATGTTTTAGATTGTGTATCATTGCCTACTGATACAATTCCAATCACGATAGTTGATTTTGACGGTTCTAGCACAGATATGAATTTTAGAAATTTTTGCGGACATATAAAGATTAATAACTGCACACAGCCAATAGATTTTAAATTTTTACTATCTGCCGGTGGTCTTGAATTAGCTTCTAGTGTTACAGCAGGTAATTTTATTTTGTCCGGAGCAGGGATTTTTGTAAATAATTCCACTAGTCTTACGTCCTTAAATGTAGAAGGATTAATGAATCAGAGTAACATAGCTTATTCTGTTGGGCAAGAAATAGGAGCAGAGATTCAATATGCAAGTTTCGGTGGAGGAGTTACTATAGATATAGATAATGGACAAGCAGGTATAAGTTACCCTATAGGTACTTCTTCTTACCCAGTAAACAATTTACTAGATGCTCTTATAATTATTGAAACTAGAGGGTTTGATACATTATTTGTTATAGGGCAACTTATTTTAGTAGATAATGATGATGTCAGTTTTATTAATATTCGTGGTGAGGATAGAGATTCAACTAGTATAATTCTAGGAGAAGGTTGTATAACAACAGGGGCTAATATTTACGATGTTAGTGTTTCAGGTATTTGTGGCGGAAGAATGAATATACACAATTCACATCTTTCAGAAATTACTGGTTTATGCGCTTCTGGTGGTGATGCTAATATAATAAATTGTCATCTAATGGGCAACATACAATTTCGACAACAAGCTGATCGACGTTTTAGTTTTGTTAATTGTGTAGGGTCAAATGGTATAGATTCTCCTATAGTTGATATTAATAGTTGTTTAGCAACAGTACATTTTACAGATTTTTCTGGGGTTTTAACTTTAAAAAATATGACTAATTCAACGCAGCATTGTGGTTTAGATATTAATTCTGGGTTTATTACACTAGATTCATCAATTACACAGGGAATGATTGGGGTAAGAGGTGTTGCAAAACTATTTGATAATACAACGTCACAATCAGGACTTACTGTTGATACCAGTGGTTTATTGCGACCAGTAGATTCACAGTATAATAAACGTATATATATTAACTCCTCTGGTACTTCAGGAACTAATTATCCAGTAGGACTAATAGATACACCAGTAAATAATATAACAGATGCTATTGCCCTTGCTGATAAATTTGGGGCAAATGAATTACACATACATTCAGATATTACTATAGCTTCAGGTAATGATGTCTCTATGAAATTAATAACAGGCCATTCTACTTTTAGAGATACAATTACATTGCAAGAAGGTTGTATAATGGAAAATACAATCTTTAGGGATATTAAGATTACAGGTTATTGCTGTGGATGGTCTACGTATGAAAATGTTCTATTAAAAGATATAGAAATGCTATGGGGTAATATACTTAATGCCATATTAGAGGGTACTATATCTTTTAGAGATGTTATATCTACTCATGTGCATATGAAGGATATACGGTCACATACTAGCGCTCCTGTTATTATTTCTATAGGACAGGCTGAGGGAAACATTGTTAATGCTTTTGGAATGTTTGTATTTAAAGATAAAACAGGAATAAATGAATTTAATACATACTTTGATTATGGTAATGTTGTAATAGATAGTTCTTGTAGCGAAGGTATTATATATGTAACTGGAGGTTGTTCTGTTACTGATAATTCAAATGGGGCTACTATTATAATAGACACTTTAAATAATTCTTTTAGAGACATAAAAGATAGGGTTGATAGGGTTTTAGGTTTAGTGCAGGAAAATTATTATATAGATCAAACTGAATATATAGAGTATAATGGTAGTAAACTTATGTCTTCAGGAAGAATGAGAACATATAGCAATGCTGATTCTGTAGGTACTGATAATAATATTGTTGCCACTTATCAAATAAATACATCCTGGTCAGGAGATGAAATGATATCATATAAAGTAACCAAGGTGTAGTATGAGTATAGCATTAGCAACAAGAGGTATTATTAGTGGTTTTATTTCTGCTGGTGCTGGGGATAGGGAACCCTATCCTGTTCCTATAGAAAAAGCAGAGATTTCCATATATGATATAAAAACGCCTTTTGTGGATGTTGTTGTTGACATAATTCCTACAATTCCTATACCTTTTGATGGGATTGTAGATTATTTACCTACAATAAGAAGTACAATAAAGACATTACCTTCGGCCGGAAGAAGGACTTTTCCGCTACCAAAAAACTTGTAAGGAGTTAATTATGATAAGACTTAATATTACAGTCGACAGTATAAGTACAGTTATTCAAATATATGATAGAATAAAGTATCAAAGGTCTGAATATGATACCGGGCCCTTCGAGGCCGTGTCTGGATTAGGGCCTACCGTTTTAGTAGATGGTGTAAGTTCTTATACAGAAACTGATACGAACGGTCTATCCTCACATTGGTATAGGTCTCAATATTATTCTACTATAACTGAGAATGAAAGTACTTGGTCGGATCCTATTTTGGGGGAGTCTGGAGATTTATTTTATAATCCACTGTTTCCTTCTGAGTTAAATTTAGGTACTGCCCAGCAACTTACTGTAAGAAGGATAAGAACTCTTACTGGTGACCCTGTCGGGCTTCGAAGAGAATATGGGGAAGAGGCTGCCTCTTCTATTCATTTTGATAATAAAGCATACGAGTTAGATGAAAAAGGATGGCCAGCTAGTGTTCATATGGGAGGAATTGCTTACAATAGTTCTACTAATCCTACCATTAATGGATACAAATACCTTAGGTTTAGTGACGATATTTCAGTTACTACAGTATCTGGTGGAGTAGAATATGGTGTAGATATCTGGTACTATACATTTCGTTGGAGTGATAGAGAAATATTAGAAGCCTACGATAATACGCCCCCACCAATACCTTTGACTGTTGATAATACGTCCGCAGAAATATATATGCTTGCATGTTCTTACGATCTTTTAACTAGCGAATTGTGGGAAGATTCCATTGAAGACGGCGCAATTATAAAAGATGATCGTACTAGTTATGATCCTACGGCCGGATTGAGAAATCGAGAACTTATGATGTCTAGGCTAAAGAAAAGATTAGATGATGCCGTTAAATCTAGTACTTTTATTTCCACTAAGGGAGTTAGGATTGACTAGGTATATAGAATTGTTATATAATAATTTTTTATTAAATTTGGAGATTAAAAATGGCCAGGAATAGAGTAAGTCCTAAAACCAAACAGAACTTTCAAAATAGAATTAGAAATGTGGTAAAAGGCTTAAGTCGTAAAGTGGCTATATATCTACAACCAGCCAAATCTGAATGTAGTAACTGTTATTATGACAAACTTACCGATAAGTCTACTGGTAAATGTAGATGGACTCCTGTACAGGCTATAGAGCAACAAGCTTTGTGGGTAAGTTCTGGGGGTCTAGGTGATAGATATAAATATTTTCTTCGCGGAAGATGTCCTATATGTAGAGGTAAGGGGTTTTTAGAGACAGTTAGAAAAAACTGGGTAGATTGTTTAGTTACATGGGATCCTAGTAGTAATGGTGCAAGTAATGATATGACTTATACTCCAGCTGGTACTGAGGGTTCTACTATTGTACAATTGAAGACAGATCCTAAATTTTTTAACGTTTTTAGAAATTGCCAAAAAATAGTAGTAGACGGTATAGAATGTAAATTGTCAAAGCCCCCAATATTAAGGGGTTTAGGTAATCAGGCTTTATTAATAGTTATGGCTTTTACTACTGAAAAACCATCCATAGATTCTGGAGAAATAATAAAGGATTATACATAATGTCATTTAGTAGTAATTTAGGAAGTGATTTAAAAAGTTTAATAGAGAGGGAGTTTTTACTTTTACTGGATAGTACTATTAAACCAGCGGTAATTGATTTAATAAGTAATGATTACAATTCTATGCTTAATAGTGTTGTTTTTAATAATAGAAGTAAATTAAATCCTAAATTTTTACAGGGTTCTTTTATTGGCAGACTAACGGATTTTAATTTTATTGAAAATACTAAGTTAGGCTTAAAACTACATATTCCGGATATAGAATTGTTCGATTTTAGTGGAGGATTAGAATTATTACAGATGATAATAGAGGGTTTGGCGCCAACGGAGTATGTTGAGATAGATGAAGATGCCAGGCGTAGACTTGGGCTTCCTAAAACTATAATTTCTTTTATGGCTGGAGGTTCTCCGGTATATTTATATTGGACTACCACTAAGTTACTAGCTAAAATGAAAGGAGAGAAAGTAGAGGTACTTATTTTTCCTTTTTCTAAAGCAGGACCACAAGATATTTTTAAAGAAGCTAATGATTTTGTAAACAATAATATTGAAGAGTGGTTATCATTAATATCTGAAAATGCATTAAAGCAGCTTAAAACAAAACTTAGTTAGTTGGAGAATACTATGAGTTATGAAATGGCATTACTTAGAAAAGAAGACTTATCTTTGTTTTATTATATAAAAGATACTGTACTAAGTGATTTTATAGAAAGAGAGGAAAATATACCTTTAGTATATATGCCTTTATTATCAACAAACACAAGTTTTGTTTATGAGGCGCTTACTGAAATGGTGCCTAAACCTACAGACCGGGGTAGAGGATGGTTATATTTTGATACAACGTCTGGTACTGTTTATGCCACCATAGAACAAAAAGACAGGGTTACTGTTTACGATTCAGATGGTAATATAATACCAGATACTGAATATATGATTGATTATGTGGATGGTAGAATTGTTACTTCGGGCACAGTTCAGCCTGCTTATGTAGATTATTATTGGAATTATGTGAGTGTAGTAGATGAATGGGCTGCTATTGAAGCAGCAGATCCACCAGTAATTGTTTTGGATATAAATGATACCGGTAAAGGAGGTTATCAGCTGGGTACCGGTGTTAAGGTAATTAGAAAAGTTGATATACATATTTTTGCGTCATCTACAGCAGAAAGAAATGATTTAGTGGATAAGATTTATAATGGTTTATACTTAAAAAGTTGCCCATTATATGGTTTTCCAAAAGGAGCACCTATTGATTATGATGGTACTTTTTATGATCGCAGAAATAATATGAATAAGGACCAAACGCCTTTTGATAGAACCAAGGTGCAAGGCCTTGTAGGTAATATGGAGTTTGATAAGGTTACAAGTAGGCATGTAAGTCTACCGTTAGTAATGAGTAGAGGAAGAAATGAAGTAGTGTTAAGTGATTTAAATGCTTATAGGTCTAAGATATCGTTTGATTTGGTTTATTACACCAAAAGTATTTTAATTAACTAACCTTTCTATACGTAGAGGGATTAATTAGATAATTAGTTCTTCAGGAGAAGGAAGATTGTTGTTAGACCGCCTCAGTTTATCAATAATCTAAATAGTTGTTGTTATAATACCAACCTTAAGTTTGTTAACGTTAATAAAAAAAATAAGGAAATAGGAGGAACAAGATATTATGGCTAGAAATAGAATAATTTATGCTTCACAAAGTGTTTGGGCTAACGGAGAAGTTCTTTACCGTGTTCAATCATTAGGGAGTACTACAACCTTTACGAGCGAGGACATAGACTAAATGTGTCCCTTACCTGGTAACAGGTAGGTAAAAACTTTGCGATATGCGGGAACCTCTTGTTAAGTTTTAGGTACTAACTGAATAAGTAGTAATAATCCTAAAAATAAAGAAAATTCGCAGGAAAGGAGTTATAATGAAAAGAGAAAAACTATCTAAAGATGAATTGACTGCTCTTTTGGGTGAACATTGCTCTGTTGGAAAAGTTGCGTCGGTAACAAGTTTACCATATAGTACTGTATACGCTTGGTATAAAAATTACAATATAGAACTTTTGCCTAGTTGTATGACCATATATGAGGAATTAAGATCGGCACAAATCTCAAAATTACATAGATCTGTTATACTTGGTTCTATTTTGGGAGATGGTTCATTGATAAAACAAAGCAAGTCTAAAAATGCTAGATTACAGATAGGTCACTGTACAAAGCAACTAAATTACTTGAAGTGGAAGAAGGAATTATTAAATCCATTTTCTACTAAAATAATTGAGGCCGAAAAACCAGGACCAAAGATCATACAAGGAAAACAGTCTTATTCCTCTGGTTATTTTTTATGTAACACAATAGCTCACCCAGATATTACAAAGTATTATTATGAGTGGTATGTTGATGGTAAAAAAAGCGTAAATACAAAAATAATAGAAGAGTTAGATCTGTTGGCTTTGGCAATCTGGCTTTCCGACGACGGTAGTTTTTCTTTAAGGTCAGAGTGTAAAACAGCACTAAGAGGATCAATAGCTACATGTAGTTTTACAAAAAAAGAAAATACTATTTTAATAGAAGCACTAAAAAAGTTTTTTCTGGGACACATAGCTATAGACTCATATAACAATACTTTGGCTTTATCGGGCACTAAGGCGATTAATAAGTTATTAGATATGGTAACTTATGTTTTACCTGAGTGTATTCATTATAAATTCGTTCCCCAACGACTGAGTGCAAAGCCCCTATAATAAGGGTGAAGGTACAGTCTGAACTTCACGGGAGACCGTGAGAGGGGGAGTCGAAGAACTCCCCTCGCCTAGAAATTTTCTAGGTCATTAAAGTAACAGATATGATTTGAGCTCGGGCATTTAGACATCGTTGACGTTGTGGATGACGTGCCTGCGGTAGCGGTCACACTAAACACCAATGATTTCGGTGATATTAAAACTTTAGCAATTCTAGCTCAGATTGCTAAGGCAAAAGCTGAAATGAGCGCTTCTGCCACGAATGACAATGCTAATCTAGTAGTTGTCAGTGGTACAAATTTAACAGAGACCAGTACTTTTCTTCATGGTGCCTGTCTTGCCGATTTTGCAGTTACCTGTGGTAATCTTCCAGGCGTTACTTTGTGGGCACCAGTACAGGAAGAGTGCTCTCTTGGTACTCTAGATAGTAATATTGATCAAACGTTGTTCATGGACGAAGTCTATGTAAACAGCCTTGAGTTTAGTTACACTACTGGAGCTAATGCTACAGAGAATTATGGTGCTGAAACTGATAACAAAATGTGGTTGTTAAATGCAGGCCGTTTTGTTAACTGGGAGTCTTTTGATGCTTCTGGTAACCCATCTACCTTTACACTTACTTTAGCTTCTGGAAATGCAATTGCAGATCTTTCTAATGGTAAGGGATTTTTGAGGAAGGATTTTAATGGCGCGCCTGCAGTTTCTGTTTATGACTCCAGTGCTACTACTATGACCAACTGGCCAGTTGTAACTGGTGCTGCTACTGCTACAGCTTTTGGATATGCTGTTGGTGCTACCCATGAGCTTACTAAGCCTGTAGGTATGACTTTCGCGGCCGGAGATAGAGTTGATGTAGCCTACTCAGCCAATGCTTACGGTACAGCCACTGCTGATACTTATTTCAACGTACTAGCAGACTCTAGTAGGCCATCTAGTATTGGGGCTATTAGACAAGGTCAGGTAGAGGTACATATTGTATCCAGCTCGGATGTTAGTTATGACCTTGCTTGGCGTTTAACTGGTTGTACTATATCAGCAGATCTTACTCGTGAGCCTCTTACAGAGCTTGGTCATCTTGGTCCATATGATCGTCCATTGACTCTGCCAATTCCTATCACTGTAACTGTAGATACTACAGCTGGTGATCTTGAGAACTGGGCAAAAGTAGCTGCAAAATTAACAGAGTATGATGGCGGTACTTTAGACGAAATCTCTTTAACTGATTTAATGGCTGAAGAGGACCTTATGTTAGTAGTTAAGGTTTATGCTCAAACTGACGAAGAAGCTGGAGGTACAGGAGCGAGTAGAACTATTGCTGCTGGTTCTCCTTTGGTTGGAGAAACTCAATTTGTTGATGGCGTTCTTCAGTCTGCTTATGCTGAGGGTGGACAAGAATATCCTCTAAAAACAATGGTTGTTGAGCACTTAAAAATCACTGATGAGGGTATGACTTTGGATATGGGTTCTAATGCTACACAGACTTTTGGTTTTAGATCCACTAATGATCTATATGTAGTTAAAGGTGATGTTACTATTGGTAATATTACTGGCGCTTTTAAGATCAGAAGAAACGGGTAATTTGAGGTATTAAGGCTAGTAATTCTGGTAGGCGGGGTATTTACCTTGTCTACCAGAATTATGATTAAAGGAGGATTTTGGAATGGGAATAACTAGTAAGGATAAGTTAAAGAAAGAGGCAGAGAAAGAAATTACAATAATGTTTGAAACAATTCTTGATTATGCCCAGGTTGCTTGTGCACAGCCTGAAGTATATAAAGCTCTGAGATCAAGAGTGCTTAGGGCAGGCAATGATTGTATAAGGGCACTAAAGGGTGTTGTAGATATGTATAGCGTAGACTATATACCTACAACAGAGGATGTTATCGAGGTAACTCGTAAAACAAACAATAAAGGTAAAGGAGTAAAAAGTAATGGATAATACTAATGTGGATTTAAGGAGAAGTTTTGATCTAGATGATGAGGGTGATATTTATTTTATAGGGGTACCTACTGCTGAGAATATTAGAGGTGCGGATTGGCAGTACAGTAAAACCTATACAACTAGTTTGGTAGAGGGTATTACTACTAGTGCTGAGATGATGGATATTTTAATGCGGCGCGGTATTATAGGTCCAGAGTTTGAACAGCGCGCTAAAGAATTAATAGGTGTTTTGAATTACAAAATAAACAAATTAGAAGAAACCACAGATATGGATTTAAAAAGAACTTTAGCTGTTGAAGTAGCTATGGCCCGAGAAGAAGTATTTCAGTGGAATCAAAGACTGAATGGTCCAATGAGCAATACCTGTGAACAAATAGCAGACGACGCCCGTCTTGAATTTTTAACATCATGTATAATTCAAAAAGAGGACGTTTCTAGAGTATGGTCTACTTTTGATGCCTATAAATCTGAAAAAAATCAACAACTTGCTATGAAAGCTCGTTTTGAAACCATGCTTTATTTACAAGGACTTGACTCTAACTTTTTAGAAAATACACCGGAAGCGGTTGCTATGCGTGAAGTAGAAACTAGTGTTTTAGACAAAGCAAGGGATGCTATGCTTTCTGCTAAAGCTATATCAGAAGAAATATTAGCTAAAGAAGAGCAAGAAAAGGCTAAGGAGCTTCCAAAGAAACTAAAGACTACTAAAATTAAAAACACTGATAAAAAAATAAATGTAGATAAAATATAGTTTAATTAAGTAACTAGTTTATTAATATAAGCACATTATGGAAGAGTTGACTTATGACGAGCTAAATAATTATCTATTGTCAATATTTACTGGCGAAAGTATAATAAAGGTAAATAAAAAGGATGAGGATGTTTTTTTGCTATTAAAACAGCCTAGTAATAGAATAAAAATGGAGGCCGCTGTTGTCTACGCTAGCAGTTACGCTAATGCAGTTAATGACGGCCTTCTTCCTAAAGATGAACTAGAAGAACTAATAAACAAACGTGGTATTTTTACAGAAAAAGATCAAAAAGAAGTAAATGATTTAAAGTCTAAGCTGGAAGCCCAGCAAGTATTATTATCTAAAACCACAAAAGTTAAAGCTAATTCAGATAGAATAAAAAATATAATTTTAAATATTAAAAATAAAATTAATGAGATACAATATAAAAAATACTCAAGGTTAATAATGTCAGCAGAGACTAAAGCCGAGGAAGATAAAAATATATTTTTATGTCATCGTTGTGTTTATGTTCTTGATGAAGATTCTTTATACTGGAAAGATAAATTAGCTTTTGGTAGTGAGAAGGATGTTGTTTTTAAGAATTCTGTGTTTTCAGAGTTTTTGTCTTTTTATTCTGGATTATCGCAAGAATTAGTTAGATATATAGCTAGAAGTAATTTGTGGAGAATTAGATATATAAGTAGCATTAAGTGTTCAGAGTCACTTTTTGGTGTACCTACCTCTGACTACTCTAACGATCAATTTAATTTAGTTTACTGGTCTAATTATTATCAAAATATATATGAAATGATGCCGGAAGATAGACCTTCTGATATGGTTATAGATGATGATGAGGCATTAGATTCGTATATGACAGTTTACTATAAGGAAAGGACACAGGACGATGCTTCTAGACGAAGCAAAAGGAGTATAGGCGGTAAGATGTCAGCTTTTGATAAAGAAGAAGTAATAATAACACGTTCTAATGAATTATATGAAGATATAAAATACGATAAACCAAGAGAGGCCCAAAGGATAAAAGACCGGACTGTTATAAAAAAACGTACCAAAAGGCGTTAGTTTTATTTAAAAGAATTATCTAACTATTTTAAAGTAAAAGGTAAAAGGTTAATTTCTAAGGAGGAACTCGGTCTTGTCTACACATAATCTTAATATTAATATTAAGGATTCTACCACTAAAGGTGGTGGTTCTGTTTCATCCCCTTCCACTATATCTAGTAGTACAACAAACTTTAGGCCAATGGCCCAAGAGATTGCTTCTTCTGTAGAAAAAGCTATAGGAGCAACTAGTAAGGATTTAGTATCGGCTATTGAAAAACTACTTAGGGTGCATACCCAAACTGGCGGATCAGTAAATGCTGGTGATTACAGTGGCTTGGAGAGAACACTTAGACAAATTCTAAAAGAATTAGGTACATCAGATAAAACTAGTGTAGAGTTGGTTGCTGTCTTAAGGAATGAGTTTAAACAGCTTAGAGATGACATAAAAACTAAAGTAGCTGGAGTTCCTTCAGGACAGACTAAGTCAGTGGAAATAGTAATAGACGATAAAGGTCTATTGGACAAAATAAAAGGAGCTTTGTCTTCTGAACTAGATGCTAGTTTTAAAAAGGGCTCGAAAGTACTTACAGACGGTTTAGATGCTGGAGTTTCAGCTGTTGGTGACAACATTAAGGCTGCTTCAAGAGATGCTGGAACTGTAATTAGAGGAGAGATAAAACGAGGAACTGACGAGGCTGCTAAATCCGCTGGTAAGTACATTGGTCAGGCTGTTGGTGGTACTGCTGGTGATCTTTTAGCTAGGGCTGCTGAGGTAGCCTTCAAAAAAGCCGCAGATATTGCTGGAGGTAAAGTCCAATCCAGTATAGAAAGTGCCGGAGATAACTTAAGTACCAAAATAAATAAAGTAGGAGCAAATGTTGGTGGGGCTATAGAAAAGGCCTCAGAAAGAATGTCGGGTAAAGTAGATAGCGTTTTAAGCGCAAGAATTGGTCAGCTAAAGAAGAATATAGAATCTATGTCATCTACTATAAATGTAGACGTAGACAAAAAAGCCATTAGTGATATAACTAAACTTCTTGAACTTTTAGGTAGTTCCAAAACCGAAATAGAAGTTAGTACTAACTTAGATATAGTAGAAGATGCTTATAATAATCTTGTTAGAAAATTACAAAAAAAGCCTATAAAAGTAGAATATGCATTCATATCAGATACTACTGACGTAAATAAAGCTATAAAGTGGACTAATAATACCCTTTCTAAATTAAAGACAGACTTGACTATTAAGACTGCTGTAGGTAAGCCGGCAGAAGTAAATGCTGCTATTGACGCAATAATCGCTTATAGAAAAGAGCTAGAAGAGTTATATAAACTTTCTGAAAAACCCATACCTGCTAGCGTTAATAAACAAATTACTACTAAGCTTCCTAACAAATTACCTACTTCGGTTACTCAGCTTAGTGATAAGGACTATAAGGAATTAAATGATGCAGTGGATACCTTGGTTTCTAGACTAATAAAAGAAAAAACTAAGGAACTCGATCAGCAAAAAGCTAAAGGCAATAAAGTAGAGATTAAAAGTGGTGAGCATGATATTACTAGAATTAAGACTGCTGCTAAAACTAGAGATGTAGATGCATTACTTAATTATTCACAAGCATCTGATTCAAAATTACAAACAGAACTTACTGCCGCTTTAATAAAACTTAAGAATAGTGTGCCTGTAGCTGGCATGGATGCTTTAGCTGAGTCTATAGATAATAGCAGAGCTCATGTAGATGCTTTTGGTTCAGGCATGGTTAAAGCCTCTGACAGTAGTAAGCAGATAGTTCAAGGCACAAATGCTGTTTTAGAATCACAAAAAGACGTTACAGCTGCAACCAGTAAAACTGCTAAGAATTGGGAAGATATATCAAGAAAATTAAGTACATATAAAATAGGGCACTACCCATCAGGCGTAATAGGTCCAGGCAAGACTGATATTAATTCTGATAGAATTAGAAAAGCCAGCTCGGTAACTTCCGATAGTGATGACTTTAAGTATGTTAGAGATAACGTAGAGTTTTTAAATAAAACATTTAGTAATATGTCAAAAAACATAGTTACTACTTTGAGTCAGCAGCTAGCTAAGGGCTGGTCTTTGGTGGACGACAAATTTAAACAAGTTGGTGATCCAACTACTGCTAGGCAGTGGTCTGTTAGGATGATCAACACGGATGCAATAAGAAGTACTGGAGCTATCGGTAGTGGTGAGGGTCTAATAAAAGATTACATAAGAAAGCGTTCTTCTGATTATATGCATCTTAGTGGCTCCGATGTTGCTTTAGAGAAAATATCAGATTGGTTAAAGCATGCGTCTAAGCCAGATATAAAAAATTTAGGTTTAAGTCAGGAGTTAATTCAAAAACTAATTAAAGCACAAAAACAACCTGATACTATTAGGGAGAATAAAGATATACTAGGGGCATTGGATGATATATTTACAGCCACTGTTGGAAAAGAGACCGTAGAAAGAGAATTACAAGCCAAAGGTTTGATGCGTGTAGTATCTTTACCCGCAGCTAGATTAACTGAGCGCGGCGTTGCTACGGTAAAAACCGTTCATGGCAGTGATAGGGCCTTATCAAGAAGGGCTGTATATGATTCTGGTTATGAAAAATTATTAGGTGAGATAAGTAAAAGAAGTGGAAGTTTAGATGATAATGATATAAATAGTTTGGCGTCTAAGATAGTTCCGGCTCTATTACACCCAGAATCAGATGTTCCCAAACAATTATCTAGTGAATTATTAACCAAAGCTAAGGCAACCGGTGCTGTAGATATAAAAAAGTTGTATAAAGAGGCTGTTATTTCAAAAACAGCTATTGATAAATCAAATTTATCTCCAACAGAACTTAAACAAGAAATAGAAAAAGTTAGTGACTCTGTTTATGCTTTTTTAGATAATAGTAGTTTAGATGATTTGCCTAAGTTTTTTTCCTCTATGCAAAAAAAGTTTGGTGTTAGTACTACTGATGCAGTAAAGACTTTAGATAGTGTACGTTTTGAAAGTTTCTATGATACTATAGATAAGGTATTAAATGCTAACATTGGCACAAACAATAAACAGTTTGAAAGTCTTGTTTCTAGATTAGCTAAAAATCCTCAACACGATAAAAACATTAGAGAGTTCGAACAGGCTATAGCACAAGTAGAGCAGCTGGTTCCAGTTATTGAGCCTGGAAGACCAAGAAGGGGATTTCACCAACAAAAAGTTGTTGATTTCGATATAATGACCTCTGACTTTTTAAAAGATGTAAAACAATTAGGTCCTGATGAAGTTAAAAACGCTTATCGCTCAACTAATGTGCGTCTTGATGAAATGACTGCAGTCAATAATGCGCTTAATAAGGCAGGTATAGTAGACAAACCGTCACAACTAAAAGGTCTAAATGCTAAATATCTGTCTAGTCTTGGTTTACCTGAATCTCAGGCTAGTAGATACACATACTATAGAGGCGGTGCTGTTACAGGTACGGATGAAGAGCCTTTAACTGAGGGTACAAAGTTCCTTAGTAAAGGACTTAAAGGACATTCGCTTAGGCTATATTCCGATAGTTTAAGAGAACAAGCCCCGTTCGGACAGTTTCAGCAGGCCGGTAGAAATATAACAAATGTAACTAATGCTATGTCATCATCGATGGATGATATAGAAAAATGGGCGGATAAGTTTCCTGGAAGTAGCAGGTTTGCTGGCGGAATAACCACTGAATACCCTCAACTGAGAACTACTAGAGAACGCGATTTAATACAGTCAGGTGCTTTTGGTAAACAAGGTTATGGTTTTAATGTTACTACTGAGCTCAGGCACACTGCTGGTACTTTTGAAGATCAAATAATGATAGGTGGAAAGCTGGCAGACGCTCTAACCTCTATCGTAAAAACACTAGTATTACCTAGTGCAAAAGGATTAATGTCGATAGAGGGTTTAGGGGATAGTGCTCATGCCATAGATGATATTGAACCAAAAATACTAAAAGCATTGACCGGAGGAATAAAGTCAGCTAGTGCTGAGTACCAAAAGATATTTGGAAAAACTACAGGTAAATATGAGGGTAGAGCTGATCAGGCACTTATCGAGGACGTTAAAAAGAAAATAGCTGTAGTTAGAGCAAAGGACGTAGAAGTACAGGCTGCAGAATTAGCAGAGGTATTTGTAAATCACTTTGGAAGAAAATTTACTACTAGGTATGGTTCTAAAGGTGTTAGTATTACCCCAGGAACAGGTTTGGGGTTTGCAAATGTACCTAAAACCATGGGAGAAATGGGCTCGGAATTACTTGACAGAGAGGTTTCTACTTTTTCTGATCCTGAGTTATTAAATACTTTTAAAGTTTTGTCAGAGGATTTAAAAAAGTCTGGTAATAAATTCATGTTAGATATTTTTAAGGATCCTAGTAAAGGAATAGTTAGCGACAAAAAAGAGATAAAGTTTGAAAACACTTTGTATGAGGAATTTTCTAAACAGATAAATAAGTTGTATGGAGTAAATGTAGAAAACATAGAAGACTTACAGAAGTTATATAAAGATGTTACTGGAGGTGGTACTACTAAAAAAGTCCCAATAGATGTACGTATAAGCTCGTATGGTGCAGGAAAGCGCGGCTTACAGACTGAAGTAATGGAGTTAATTACAAACAATTTAGCAGGTACTGGTAAAGGTGGTACGACTACATTACCTACCGAATTTAGTCCAGAAGCCTATAAAAGGCTATTACCGGGCGGTGATATTACTAAGGCCAGTAGTACTCTTGGTTTTAAGGGTATAGATAAAAGTAAAAAGGCTATAACTGATGATCTAAAAAAATCTGGTTATAGTGAAGATATGGCCAAAAAAGCAGCTGAAATTGAAAGGCTTTCTAATTTTTATGTAGATGTTGAGGACGAATTAGGAAATAAGGTAAAAAGTCTAGTAGGTTCTAAATTTCTCCAAGTTATTCAGGAGCCACACGCCTTCGCTGAGTGGAAGGCTTCTGATATAGAAAAAGGCCTTAAAGGTATTAAATTAAATTTACCGGCATACGCTTCGTACGCTTCTGTTTTTGGTGAAAAATCTGCATTGATGGACGAGATTAAAAACCAAGCTGATCTTTCTTCTAGGGAACAGTTTGAATACGTTAAGGCCTTACTTATAGGAATGGGTAAAAACAAACAACATGTCCAACAAGCTTTGGACGACATGAAAACTGTTGAACTTAAAGATATAAAGCAATGGTCTGGTCATTTGGGTAGCTTTTTAATCGATTCTGCTGGTACGCAGAGCCTTCATAATACTTTATTAGATACTGAAAAATTTCCATCGGCTTTTAGTGTAAATATACCATCAGGTGGCCCAGATAATGACTTAAAAAGTGTTAAGTCTGGTAGAAAAGAACCTTTTTATGTACCAGGACCTTTAATAAGAAAGAGTTATGATGATCCTCTTATTGCTGGAGCTAAAGCTCCTGACAAAATTACAAGAAGATTACAACAAATAATAGACTACTCTAAAGATGTTGAAAATCTTCTTGCAGGATCAGATACTGATATTTCTACCGATGATATTAAAAAAGCAATAACAAATAAAGCTTACACTTTAGCAAAAGATAGCAAAATACCAGTAACAGCTGATGACGAGTTGTTTAAGTTGTACGATGCTATTGCCAAGTCTAGCAAGAATGAAGATAGAGCTAGAAATAGTGCTAAAAAGAACTATGAATCTCAAGGTACTAGGGCCTATGCTACAGCTATATCGGCTACTCTCAAAGCCGGGGATAGTACTGATGACTCTTTACAAGATATTGTAAAAACGTTTAATATAGATGTATCTAATGATACTAAATTAGAAAGGGCTATGAAACTTCTTAATCAAGCAAAAGAGGATTATTATAGTGATTTAGCTAAAGCAGTTTTAGGAAAATCTGGTGGAGTTGCTGGTTCTTTGTTTACTAGAAGAATTCCATCTATAATGGCAAAAGCCATAAATGCTGTTGTAGATAAAACCGATGAGTTTAGTTCCTTTAGTAACAATTTACAAGATATATCATCGACTTACGGTGATCTTTCTATATCAGGAATTGAGAAATTACCATCATTATCAAAGAGTTTTGCTGCCATAGGGAGTGAGCATGCTTTAAAAGTAGAATCTTATAAAAAGGCCGGGGTGCCTGTACTAAAACAAGACGAGTTGGGTATCCCTGAAGATATGGCTAAAAAGCTATCTGTAAGGTTTACCAGAAGATATACAAACGAAGGTGAGGATATTTATGTAGGTAATCAAAGAGAAAAAAAAGAAACTCTGCATAGTTTATTAAAATACTCTGAGACCTTAGCTAAAGCTAAACCAGGTGACGATAAGATAAATAAATATATCAACGATGAATTGGTTCCTTATGTGGAAAGCGTTCGTTTTCCTTTTACTGGAACTTCATCTATTCAGCCATATAAAGCCAAACTATTAAGCGGTGAGATGGGCGCCCATGCTTTAACTGTTCCTGGTATGCCTGAAATGGATTTCGCTAAATTTGATCAGGCTCTAGGGGAAGTTAAGGCAATCAGATCTTCTGCTGTGGAAAAAAGAGAGACGCTTAGGTCCAATGATGAAGAAGGTAATCAGGTAGAGATACAACGACTGACTGAACTTATCAATAAACTAAATGGAGCCATATCCGAAATACTTCCTAAATATATTGCGCATCAACAAAAGTTAGATTTTGACGGCGATGAAATAGAGGTACATACAGCTAAAACTTCTGATGCCAGAAAAGATATCAAGAAGCACTTTGACTTATTGTCTAAAGATGTTGATACTACTGCCGGAGTTTTTAGGGATTATTTTACAAACGAAGCTATGCAGCCATCACAAGGGGAATATCCACTAGCTTTTATGTATAAGGCTATGTCTAAGAAGTTCCCAGAAGCCGGATTTTTAGAAAAGCCATTCCTAGAAAGAACAGATCCTGATTATGGTTCAAAATTTAAATCTGCTATTGATGCAAATCTATTTAAAGTACATACAGGTCCAGAAACAGAAGCACTTTATCGTGTTACTAGATTGTTTGAATCTCAGAATGCCTTAGGTAAAGGACAATTGGGGGCTGATGATACTACTTTGGAGGGTAAACTATCTAGAGAAAGAAATACCCAAATGAATGAATTACTACGTTTTAGCATTCAAAAAGGAATGGACGTTAAGCACGCAGGTGAAGGTACAGTTTCTAGGGATATTATAAGAGCATTAACCTTTGCAAAAGGGGATTCTAGTGCTTTTATAAGTAGAGTAAATACAGAAGATGATTTAAAGGGCTTGAAAGAGTTTATGGAACAAAACGAAGCCTCTTTAAAGATGCGTTTCGGTGCTATGTCTACTGGTGAATTAAAAACTGAGGCTGAAAATCTATATAGTATTAAAGGGTATAGTGGTAAAATACCTACTGGTAGAAAGGCATTACTAGAAGATTTAATCTCTAAAGAGGGGTTTAGTGGCTTTATAAGTGACCTTAGTAAGGATATTGCAAACGCTATAAATAAGGGTATAAAGAAGGAGTATGATATTAATCCTACTATAAAAGGAAAACCAGTAGATTTTGATACCTATAAAAGCAATGCTTGGGAAAAGCTAAAGTCTGGAAATGCAGATCCTATAAAGAAATATTTTTCTGATGCATATATGCCTTTGCATGGGTTTACTAGAGCTAGTTCTGGTAGTGATTCTTCTAAAAAAGGACTTCAAGCTACAGTTGCGGAAATAGAATCGGCGCTTGGTGATATACAGAGTGCTAGTACAGCTGGTGGCGCCTATGCTGATATGGTAAACAGTTCGTCTAGGCGACTAGTTAAAGAGCAGGATGAGATTATAAGGTTGGTTAGGAGTGCCGGTAATCCAGAAACATTTTTAAACCAGTCGGCTGAGGAATTATTTACTCGTCTTTCTTCTGGTAATTTATCTGAGAGCCATAAAGAACTATTTTACAATGAAGATACTTTTAATAAGATGCTAGATATTACTGGGGTTAAGTCTGTTAGAAAAGACGTTGAGATGTCATTTTCTGAGGGGCTAAAGGATCTTAATATTTCTAGTGGTAATACAGCAGAAGAAAAGGAAAAAGCATTTAATGATAGTTTGAAAGATGTTACTAAATTACATCAAGTAGATCAGATTCTTTCTGTACTAAAAAGGTCTGCTCCTGATGTAGTAAAGAGTGTTTTTACGCCTAATGATTTAAGGGTTGCTGACGTAAACGATTTTAAGCGCTATGATAGACATAGAAAACCAACTAAAGCTCATAGGACCGAGGAAAGTGACTTTATGTCTACTTTTGGAAGTTCCGGTGGTTCAGGTGGGGGTTCTGGTGGCGGTAAAGATACAGGTGCTCCTTCTGATGATTTTGATGGTAATAAACCATTGCCTTTTAAATATGAAGGTTCTCCTATATCTGTGCACATAGCAAGTATAGCCGATAATCTTTCTTTTATCCAACTAAAGGATAATATAGAATATACTAAGGCCGGTACTCCATCTCTTGTAGGAACCTTAGATGACTTAGAACGTACGGCTAGTGCTTTATCTGGATACTCAAACGAACTTTCTGGTACTGATTTTGGTAAAGTTTTTAGAGCTAGTGGTATATCTTCTGGCGGAAAATACAATGACATTATTAACACTGAAGAAGATCGCGTGAGGTCACAAATAGAGGCTATAAAAGCAACTATGTTGGGTACAAAATCAGAAAGTCCAGCATTGAGGACTACTGCTGTTGTTGGTACTGGTCTGCATGAAAAGGTTCAAAGAGAATATAAAAGTAAAGGCTACGAAGCAGAGAGGTTGGTAAGTAAAGTTACTGATGTTGGAGAAATTACTGGGCATATTGATATGCTTAAAAAATCAGACAACTTAGTAACCGAATTAGTAGATATAAAAACATCTAGTTCAAATTTTATAGATAAACTTAGTGAAGTTATATCCGTTGTTGGTAATGATTTTGATGATATAATTAAACATATTTCTGGAAAAAGCAACTATACTTACCTTAGAAAAAAACTTGAAGATACTGCTTCGCAAGTTAATTTTTATATAGAGGCTCTGGGAGATGAAGCTTCTCCTGATATTAAATCTGAGGGTTGGTTTTACTCTGCTGCGGGTAAAGGCAGCGATTCCGAGAAAACCGTAGTTAAGTTTAAAAAAGACACAGAGCGTTATAAAAAAGATATAGAGGCCATAAAGGTCGCTAGGGAAGAGTTAGGACCAGACGCTGTTTACGCTAAGACAGGTTCCTTTGAGGAACTAAAAAGCGCCCAATCCAAAAGAGTTGAATTATCTGATGAAGAACTTTCTTCTTTCATGAGTAAAGCTCAACAGCTATATACTAAAAGACATAATAAAAAAGCATTTAGAGAAATAGAAGATGATATAAACAGTACTAAATCTAGAATTATTCCTGGGTTTACTAAAGGTTCGTCTCTGTCTGATGCCACTCCTAGTGATTACAGGATACCTCCAAAAATACATAGGGGCGGTAATTTATTAGATGATACTTCTAAAAATCTAAGAGAATTACAAAATCAAGCTATTTTAAGTCAGAAAGACCTAGGTGTGGAGTTTAATGACGTAACTGAATCCGTCCCTAATACTATTGCCGATCTACTAAAAAGGGCTGTTTCCGAAGGACCAGATTATCAAACGTTCATAGATGCTACTAAAGAAGCTACCGATTTAGCTAAAAGGACTGATAACCAACAGGGTCTTCCAGGTAATATGATAACAAAGGCATGGAAGGCTTATAGGCTGGCTTTGGGTGAGTATTACCTAAATAAAATAGCTGCCGCTAGGAAAGAGTTGATTGCTTTAGAGGAAGAAAGGGGTGTAGGTATGGCCCCTATGGCATATGCTAAATATGAAGATTCTATTTCTAGAATGCAGGAATTTGTTAAAAGGGGTATGGGTAAACCTAGTGATATATATACAGTTAATAAACAACATCTAGACTCTAAATTAGCAGAGTCGGCTGGAGTTTTTATACCTCCAGCTGAGTTGATTAGGCAGGCCCAAGGACCGTTAGGCGAAGATGACCAGCTTGGCGATATATTTAAGAGTATAATATCTGATGCTGAGTCTGGAGAAAGGATGGCGCCGGCTAAGAAAACTAGGGCTATTTTAGATGAATTAACTTCTGTTAATAAAGAAAAAATAGATATTCTTAATGATAGGGAGAAAAAAGACTTTGTAGATAGAATGGGCTCGTCTTACGCCAAAGCTTGGGACTTTCAAGGAATGGGTGATAGAGTAACTAGGCTGAGGGCTTCTTTAGAAAAATACAAGAAATTTAATATTTCTACAGATGAGCCAGATAAATCAAAGAATATAGAAAATATAATAAAGTACCTTAAGAGTGTTGAATCCGCGTATTTACCAGCAGGCATAGAACCAAACCCGTCTTCTTATGGTACTACTGGTACCGTTAAGGTTCCAAAATGGATTGATCCTGCTCAGCAGCAGGCCATGCATACCATGAATATTCAAAAACTTAAGGAATACTATGGTAAAACTGAAGAAGAGGGCGGCGCCAAGGTTGGAGAAAGGATGTCTTACACCACTAAGATATTTGATGAAACCGGTAATGTACTTAAAAATATAATAACTGATTTTTATAAGTATGGCGAAACAATAGACGAGACTGGGAAAAAAGTAGGTGTTTTTCACGATAAACAGCGTGATATGACGGCTATGATGCAGGGTACTCAGAAAGGGTTTCGTGGTGCTATTGTAAGGGCCGCTAAGTGGGGTGCTGCTTCTACCTTAGTTTATGGAGGTACCGCTAAACTTGCCCAAAGCGTAGATACTATGGGAGATGTAGAGACAGCTATGGCTCGGATTAAAATGGTAATGAGTCCATTAGAAGCTAACTTTGACTCCTTGCAGGAATCTGCTATTAAATTTTCTAAAAAATATGGTATAAGTATTAAAGATGTTTTAAAATCCATGCAAATTTTTGCTCAGCAAGGTTTATCACAAGCAGAAATTATCGATAGAACTAAAACTTCTACGTTGGCAGCCAACGTTACTACCCTTAACGCAAAAGATGCTACGGAGGCTTTGACCGCTGCTATGAGCATCTTTGGTAGAGAAGGTGAAAGCTCGATGCGTTTCATGGATGCTTGGAGTGAAGTTGAGGCTAAAACTGCTGTTACTGCTGGTGATATGGCAAATGCTATTAAAAAATCCGCCTCTGCTGCTAAAGTTGCTGGTGTTGATTTTGATCAATTAAATGGTATTGTTGCGGCTGTAGGGTCTACTACTCGTCAGACTGGTAATGAGGTTGGTACTTCGATGCGCTTTATTTTGAGAAGATTATCTGCTGAAAAAGGACCAGAAGAATTAGCTAAAATGGGCATATCTACAATGACGCCGTCTGGAGAACTAAGAAAGGGTTTTGATGTACTAGGTGATTTAGCCAGTAAGTGGAATTCTTTGACTAGTGCTCAAAAACTAAATATTGCTCAAGCTATAGGCGGTACTCGTCAATATAACTCTTTAATTGTTATGATGGATAAGTGGGATGATGTACTTAGGGCCGTTAGAGATAGCGTAAATTCAAAAGGTTCGGCTGAAAGACGTAATCTTGAAATTATGAATACTTATCAAAAACAAATAGAGCAAACCAAAGCAGCGGCTGTAGAGCTACAAATAGCTTTTGGTAAAGTGGCTCTTCCTGTTTTTAAGACTGGATTAAAGGGTATGCGTTTTCTGTTAGAGTCAATTTCCGCTATTCCTGGTCCAGTAAAAGTTGCCCTTACTTCTTTAACTTTGTTTTTTGCTTACATGTCTAAAGGCGGGTACGTAATAGGCAAGTTAACAGATCTTCTTGCTGGAGCAAGTTCTATTTTTAAAGAGTTTGGAGGAAATTTTGATAGAGAAATAACAAACGCCAAGTTTGAAGTACTAGGTAAGGGTCCAGGCCAAGACCTTGGGCTTAAGACACTAAAAAGAGATGTAGATGAGGCTTTACAAGGAAAAACACTAAAAGACTTTAACTCATCTTTAGGAAAAACATTATTTCTACTAAGTAATACAGGGCAAAGTTATAATAAGTGGCTAGGTACTGTGGTAGGTACGGGGGCTAAAGGGTTGGCCTCTGCTGGTGGGGCAGTAGAGAGTTTTAGTGATAAACTAGATCATCTATCCGCACTGGCTACTGCTGGTTCACCTGGCCCAGTTCTAAAAGGTGTAGGAGCATTAGCTACTGGGGCGGCTGTAGGTGCTGAAGTTACAGGGTATGCTGCTAAGAAGGCAGGAGAATTTGGTGGTGAGCGGGCTTCAAAGTTTGTAGAGGCTTTTGCCTCTAAAAATTCGGATTTAGTTAAATCTATAAGTCCGTTAATCGCTACGGTTATTGGTCTTGGGTATGCCTTTAATGGGCTAAATAATAAGTATAGGGGTTTGTTGATTTCATCTCAAGATTATGAGAAGTCTGTATATGGAACTAGAAGAGCGCAAGAATCTGAACTTTCTTCTATTAGAGGACTGCTTACTAATTATGATACCTTATCAAGTAAACTTAAAAATATACAAGCATCGAGAGATCCTAATCAAAAGTCTAGAAAACAGGAACTAGGTACTTATGTTAGTCCTCTTATTGCTCTTGCTAATTTTCAAAAAGAGGTAAGCTCTACTACTAACTCTTTAGCTACTTCAAATTTAGGATTAATAGCTGGATATGATAAATTGGGTAATGCTATTTTGAGCACCAAAGATAATCTAAAAGGCTACCTTAAGGTCTTAGAAAAGGTAAAACTTAAGGATATGGCAAAGGTGGAAATAGGAGTAGCCTCAAAGCATATAGAGGCGTTAACTCAAACAGAGGGCCCTGAAAAATGGAAGTATGAACTAAGGGAACTTATAAAAGAGGCCCCTGTTTTTGGTGAACTACTTGCTAAGGGTATTGAAGTTACTCCAGCTAAGTCTATGAAGGTACTAACTACTAGACTAAATGAATTAATAAGTGCTCGTAGTAAAACACCACTATCTACAGCTTTTGATAAAGATATAATTAAGTATCAAGGTCAGCTAGACACAATTAAGAAAAACTTTAATGAGACCTACTCTGATTTCAAAAAGACATTATCTAATATATCTACAGACGGATTAAATCCTAAAGAGATATCTAATATATTTAATAATCCTGAATTAAAGAAAGGTTACCAGTTAATGCTGGATGTTGAGCCTAGATTTAACCTCAACGAAACTAAAGGTAAGATTAAGTGGCAGGATGTTTTAGGTGCAGATGTAATGAAGAGGGTTTTTCCTGAAATGGCTTCCTCTTTTGATGCTACTTCTATATTAACTACTGCTCGTCTGGAAACATCAGGCGTTTCTAAGAGAGAGGGTAAACTACTAAGTAATGATCTGGTTACTTTTATTGATGGCGCTGCGGATAAATATAATATTGCCGGTAATCAGGCTATAGTTAGACTTAAAGAGACTACTGATGGTGTTTTTGAGTGGGTAGCTACTTATTTTAATACCAAAACTTTGCAGGTAGAAGAGCGGCCATTTGATAAATCTATGCAGAAAATGGCTGATTCCATATTTCCACAAAAAGCAATAGAACAAGACCTATCCGACCGTATAGATGCATTAAATGAGTTTGTTGCTGGTGCTGGTGCTGGTTTGCGTGGTATTTCAGCCAAAGATTTTAAAAGAGACTTTAATTTGGGCGAAAGATTTTTTAGTGATATAGCTACTACAAGTATTATACAAGGGGATAAAGGTTTTACACCTAAAAGTGGTTTTGGTTCTTCTCCGTTTCAGCAAAGTTGGGCAAAGGACTTTAAGGAGTTTTATGAAAAGCCCATGTCTGATTATAGAAGATCTTTAGAGGAGTTGGTAAAACTAAAAGCTGAAGGTTTAGATAACAAAGAGGGCTTATCTACTGGTCTTTTTGAAGAACTAACAAGATTGCAGGAAATACTGAAAAATAACCAAGTTGTTTTTCAGTATAGAGCTATATTAACTGATCTTACTAAAGAGTTTGAAGCTGGAGCTAGGGCACTTAAAGAAAATGTAGCTATAGAAAAAACAAGACAAGCATTAATGGTTGATACTGGTGGTTTATTAAAAGGTCATTTTTCCGAATTGGCTAATGTAGATTTAGGGGCTGAAAGTTATAACAATTTAACTGCTCAACAAAGAGCCCTAAGAGATAATTCAAACTTTGAGAAAGCAGCTTCTTCTTTGAGAGAATTAAACTTAAAAAGAACAGGTTTATCAGAAAATGTTTTTTCTGCAGAAAAGGCTAAGGTGGCTTTAGAGAGTATAAGGAATGTATCTAAAGGCTTTGGTTCTGTTCTAAGCCCAGAAGATATGAAAAAATATACTGAGGTTGTGGCTAGAACAGGTGATACCGGTGTTGCAGAATTAAAGATAGAGACTAGTAAGGTTGCAGATAATACTGCTGCTACTGTTGAGAGATTAGATAGGCTTATAGAAGGCCAAACCGATGATACAGAAATAGTAGAAAGTCTTTTGAGTAGTTGGGCCGATAGGTTTAGTTTAAGTTTTGGTAAAACAGGCAGAACCAAGGAGGCTCTGGAAAGAGTAGCTGGAATTAGAGATGAGGCGGCAGCTTCCGGTGATTTTGATAAAATGGCCTCAGCTAATAAAGCTTTAGATGTACTATCTAAACAGTTGGTGGATGAAGTAGGTATAAAAAAAGCTATTAGTAAGGTAGATTGGAATTATGCTATTGGTAAGAATAATTTTACGCCCGAAGAAATGTCTCAAAGGGCTTATAGTGGTGTAAACTATAAAGATTTTATAACTGAACTTAGATCCGCTCTTCCTCCAGAAAGAAAGTGGTTTGGTTTGGCAAAAGTAGAAGGACAGCCTTCTTTCGATAAAGACGTAAAGCGTATAGCAGATCTTCAGGCAGAGAATAATGAGGACACATTTATTTCTTCTAAAAATATAGCAAAAACTGCTGCTGCTAGTTCTATTTATTCTACTTTAAGCAAAAGTGGATCTAATAAAATAATAGATGCTCTGGATGAACAAATAAGTGTAGCAAAGACGGCCGGTCAAGATACATCAGCCCTAGAATCCAAACGTGCCGAAGCTCAGAAAAAAGCAGACATATATGGCGTGCTTCAGTCGTTATCACTAATTACTTCTGGTTCGACTCAGTTTGCGCAGGCTTTGGGTTTTTCAGAAGCAAATATAAAGAAAATGGGAGTAGCAGCGGTTTCCACTTATGTTGGATTAAAGCTACTAAGTAAAGCATCTGATACTGAAATGCCAGCCTCGGCATCAACTTTTGAAAAAACAATGGAGGAGGTTTTAGCTAAAAAAGCGCGTGGTGAGGATGTTGGTACCATGGATATGCTTAAGGTAAGAAGAGCCGGTGAGGCTTTTATGAAGGATGTTGGGTCAGAAAAGGAAAAATACGGAGTATCAGATGAGACTATAGCTGCCATAAAAGAACAAACAGATGTAATAAAAGATCAGGACGTTGGACCAGAGCAGGTAGACAGATTGAGTGCTATACTAGATGCAATAAAAGGTTTAAATAAAGATAAGCCTGAAGGAAAAGCCACAGGAGGGTATATACATGGTCCTGGTGGACCTACTTCTGATAAAGTTAACCTTATGGCCAGTAATGGTGAGTATATACTAAATGCCGATAAAACTAAAAAATTAGGAATAAAGAATTTAGACTATATGAATAAATATGGCGAAGTTCCTAGTTGGCTAAGATCTAAGTATAACGATGTAAGTGGTTATGTAAAAAGATCTCCAATACTATCTACAGTTGGTAGTGGTTTAACTGGACTAGGTGTATATAATGCTGCAAAGAAAATAGGCAGTATAGGTGCTGTAGGTAAAGCTACTGGGGCTGTTTCTGGGACTTTATCTAAACTAGTAGGTAAGGTAGGGTTAAAAGGCTTGTCAAGGTTTATTCCTGGGCTGAGTTGGGCAATGCTTGCTGCTCAACTTGGGTACATGTTGTTTGGAGACAGCGATGATTCAGCGCTTACTGTTCCTCCTAAAATGGCAGGTGGCGGTATAATAGACGATCCATTGGCTATTAAACCAAAAGTCTCTGACTTTCTACCAGAAGAATACAAAAAGTACATTGAGCTTTTGGAAAAAAGTACTCCACCTAAAATGGCAGGCGGTGGGGCTGTATTTGGTCCAGGAGGCCCAACCTCGGATTTAGTTCCGCTTATGGCTAGTGCTGGGGAATATATATTTAAGGCTTCTGCTGTGGATAAGTTAGGGCTTGATAGACTAAATTACATGAATACAACTGGTAAAATTCCACGATTTGCTGGTGGTGGTATAATTGGAAAATATAAAGCCGGTGGACCAGTTAGTCAAGATCCTTCTTCAGAGATAGCAAAGCTAATGGCGGCAGAATTAGGCGCTACTTTTGCTGGATATTTGGCTGAAAAAAATGCAGGTGATATTGAGGTATCTACTAACAGAAATAAAGCCGCTGAGGAGTCAAAGCTTATAAAAGACCTTATAAAACAAAACCCAGAGGCTGCTCAAAAGATATTTGAACAACAAATTAATGATATAGGTAAAACTACAACACAATCAGTAGAGACTATTAAAAAATCATTAGTACTGGATACTGATAATGAGTTTAAAAACGTAACTGATAATATTGATGATATGAAGAAAAACCTCGTATCTGAATTTGAAATAATGTCTGAGGAGGCTAGTAAGTTACAAAGAGAATTAAGTAGAATAAAGTTTGCTGAAGAGCTTAAAATGCAACTCGAAGCAGTAAAACGTGCAGTGAATGAGATTTTTTCTGCACAAGAGGTTTCTAGAATGGTGTCTGAGGCCGGAAAGCCTTCTGCTCTTGGTATGTTAAATCCTTATCAGTGGTTGAGTAAGCCTTCTAAGGCCAGTGGTATGTTGGCTGGTAAATATAATCCACAGACAGTAGATTTTGGTATTAGAAGTTTTAGTGACATGACACCAGAGCAACTTCTTGGTGGTTACCATGGCAAGAAATTATTAAATTATAATATGGGTATTGATGATTTATTCCTAAGACCTATGGATAAAGTTAAAGGTGCGTTTAAGGACTTTAAGCTTTTTTCTAAGGACTTTGATTTTACCAATCCTATAACATTTTTGAAGGGATTTAAGAATATACAAAATCCATTTAAAAATTTAATGAATAATGCTCTTTCAATGAAAGGTACTTCTGGTACTTTTGAGGAAGAATTTAAAAAATTAGAGCTAAAACAAACTGAAAAAAGTAATATCGAGTCTGTTATGAAAAAACTAACAGAGGAGAAGCTAGAACTTACTAATAGGACAGATAAAACAGATATAGAAAAAGACCGTTTAGGTCAAGTAACCGATGAACTTGACCGTTTGGCTGAATCTGCCGCCAAAGCTTCAAAAGAAATTGATAATAGTAAAGAGAAATTACGTCCTGCTTATATTGCTGCCGAACAGGCATTAAAGAACTTCTCAAATAAAAAATCAGCTTATTTAGGATTTCAAAGCGATGAGTTAGAGAAGAAATATAATATAGGTTCGATGACCAACAAAGATTTGTTCGGTTACCCTGGTGAGCTTACTCCTCGCATGGATAAGAGACAAATGAATGCTCAGCAATTCGCTTATTCTAATCTTGGTGAAGGTTATAAAAACTCTATCGATACTTTAATTCGACTACAACAGACTGTAGCTACTATTAAGTCTGATATAGTTAGCAAAGAAGGAAATAAAGCAGAACTTATTGCTAAAAGGGATATTGATAAACAAGACATTGAAGAAAATACAAATCAGATAAATTTACTAGACTCTGCAATTGAACAAGATACAATAAAGTTAAGGGCTGCTACGGATGCCTTTGCGGCATTAGGTAGACAGGTAGAAGTAATTGAAAACGTTTCCGGAGCTCTTCAGAGAATGAATATTGTACTGGAAGATGTGTCCAGTACAAGAATAACTGAAAATCTTTCTGGGGTAAAAACTTTCATGGATACCATGAAAGCCCAGTACGGTTCGTCTGATCTGTTAGGTAAGCAGTATATAGCTCCACTTGAGCGCTTTAAATATAATATATCAGGTTCTAATATTAAAGCTTCTGCTAATAAATATGAGGTTGAGCAAGCGGGTTATATGCAGACTTTAATCGGTACTGCTTTGAATCCTAAAGTAGAGGCCTTGATGGGGATGGCACTGCTTCCTCAAAAACAAAAAGAAGAACGTCAGTACGAATTTAAAAAACAAGGTTTTGAAGACTTTCAGTCTATAGCTGCTCCATTTAAAGAGGCTATATCTAATATACAAAGATTAGCAACATTTGGGGGAGAAGGTACTGATGTTTCGGCTTTAACTTCGTTTAGAGATCTTATAGATAAAGCTTTAGGTGGTATGGATGAGGAAAAGTTAAATTCTTATATAGACGCTTTATCAAAAGGCGATATGGGCCAGCTTAGGTCTATTACTCTTGGGATTAAGGATTCTTTGGCTCCAGTTATAGATGCTTTAGGTAATTCTGGTAACAAGCAGCTTGAAGATATAGCCGCAAGACTTTCAAAAAGCTTAGGTGTAGGTCAAAAAGAAAGTCCCCAGCAGCAGCTTTTAAATGCAGCAAAAGAAGCGGCTGATCATTTAAGGAACATAGAAAGTATTTTAAAAAAGCCAGATAAAGTAGAAAAGAAAGCTTCTGGAGGAAGGATTTTTGGTGAAGGTGGTCCAAAGGCCGATAAAATTTCAGCTTATTTAAGTAATGGTGAATATGTAATTAAAACAGAGTCTGCTAGAAAGCTTGGTTATGCTGTTCTCGATCATATCAACAGTACCGGCGAGGTGCCGAGATTTGCGGAAGGTGGTATTGTTGGTAATAAATATACTGATGAGGAATTGAGAGCCAGACTGGAGGAAGTAAGGAGTAGAACTATTGAGGAAAATAGACTACAAATAGAAAATAAAAAAGTTAATCCAGAATATAAATCAGCTCGTTTTGTTGACGACAACGGTATAGCTAAACAGTTAGGTAATCAGGGACAATTTGAGGATATAAACTACAATAAATCCTATAGAATATCCAGCTTAGATAATCTAAAAGAAATGTCGAATGTTTTAGACAAAGCTAGATCTGAGCAAGATATAAACGAATTAACCAGAATCTATTCTTCTACTACTGAAGAAATAGCCGCCAAAAAAGCAAAAGATGTTGCTGCCGAAAAAGCTAAACTTTCAGAAGATATGGCTAAGCAGGCAGGTATAAGGTATTTAACAGATACTGGTACTTCTGAAGAAGAAGCTAAAAGAATATCCGGCTTATCCAGAGAAGAAGTGGCTATGGAGTATAAAACAGACCAGGAAATAGAGAGAATAAGAAAAGAACGTGAAGATAAAATTAAAAACGAGAAAGCTAAAGTTTTTGATAGGGAGGAAGCATATAAGATAGCAAAATCAGGTAGTGATATGGCTTTTTCAGGGTCAAGTGGTAATAGTTGGTATGATCAAATGATAGAACACAGCGAAGCCGCACATAAAAGCGTTATAGAAAGACATTCCGAAATTAAAGACCTAGACACCAAAGGGCTAGGTAATAAACTGAAGAATTATCCCAAAATGGCTTGGGATTGGTCTACTAATTTTGCTACGGAAACGTTAAGGTTTTTTTCAGGAGCGCCTTTTATAGCAATGGCTAAAAGCGCAGGTGAGGGCCTGGCTAAAAGAAAACTAAAGTTAGATGAACAAAAAGGCACCAGTGGTTGGAGATTGGGTAATGTCCCAGAGGCTGTTTTTTCACAAGCAGTTGATACTAGTAAAAATATAGCAGGTACTTTTTCTTCAGAGAGTATTTTAGCTATGGGCAACGCATTAAAAAAAGACTATGAGGAAACAGGTTTTACTAGTACGTTAGGGAGTGTTGCAGGACCAATGTTGTCTGGTAAGTTATTGTCTGGGGCTATTGCCTCAAGAAGTCCAAAAACATTAATGGAAAAACAGGCAGAGGAGTTGACTAAACTTAGAACAGCTGCACAAGAAGCATCGGATACAGGAAGGCCCTACACAGCTAGATTTAGGGAGGCCAAAGCTAACAAGTACCAAACTAATATTGCTGAGTCAGCACACCGAGAGGCTCTTGGTATACCTTCTGCTTATGATAAATTAAAAACCGTTGCTGGTTCTGGTATAAAGAAAGGATTCGGGTCGGCTATAGATATCGGCAAGTCTTCTCTTTCAAGTGCCTGGGGAGGTTTAAGGAAGTCATATTACAGTGTAAAGTCTGGTGATTTTGCGGAATCTGTTTTGAAAGGGGTATACAAAACTACAGATGCAATAAAGATAACTACAGACTTTTTAAATAAAGGTATGGATAAAACTAGACCAATTGTTACTGGGGTGATGGATAAAACCAAAACTACTATTAGTGATATCAGTGCAAATAAGCCTAAAATTAATGATTTATTAAATAAAACTATGGGTGTTACTGGAGACACCGCTGAGGCTGTTAAACAGCATATTTCTGGTTTTTCCGGTACAGATCTAGTTAAAAACGTGAAACAGTATTTATCTGATGCTCAAGCTAAAGCTGCTGAATTAACTAGTAAAGCAGGTAGCAAGGCGGCCGAAAGTCCTTTCCTATCTAGAGCGCTGTATAAAGCTGCCGAAAGTCCTTTCCTATCTAGAGCGCTGTATAAAGCTATGGACCTTACTGAGGCCGCGAAACAACATATTTCTGGGATTTCAGGAACTAAAGTAGGAGATCTAGCTAAACAAGCTTACGGTTTCGGTAAACAAAAGCTATCTGAACTTTCAGGAACTAAAGCAAGTAGTCTGGCCGAAAGTTTTAAACAGCGTATGGCTGATGCTCAAGCTAAAGCTGCTGAATTAACTAGTAAAGCAGGTAGCAAGGCGGCCGAAAGTCCTTTCCTATCTAGAGCGCTGTATAAAGTTATGGACCTTACTGAGGCCGCGAAACAACGTTTATTTAAAATTAAAAATAAACTTACAAAGAAGGCTTTGGGAGGCCCAGTATTTTTTGCATCAGGCGGTATTGTAGATGATAAGTATAGTTATTTAGGTACTTACGGTAATCAGAGACTGACTGACGAAGAATATAAAAAAGCGCAACTGGAAGCTCCTACAGCATCTCAACTCATTGAGGAGGCTAAGAAGAATAAACACAGTTTTGATGAAGGTGTGACTCTAAACGATACTTTGCGTAATATAGACCCAAGTACAACTGTACCTATAGATAAAATGAGGTACTTTTCTGAAGCTGATAATTTTGAGTTTAGCCAAATTCGCGCAAAAATGGCACAGGGCTTACTAACCAAGGAAGAGTTAAATTCTGCTGTTGCTTCTGCTAAATTAGGTAACAAACAACCTAAGTTAGTAAAAGATCCGTTAAATGAGTACAAACAAAATAAAGCAGCAGAAAGAGTTTCACTTGAAAACAACATAGCTAATTATTTAGCATCAACAAAAGCCATTTCTCCTGAACAAGCAGGGGCTATAAAATCCTCTGATGGTTTAGGAAGATCATTAAGTATGGTTGGGGTAGGATATAAAAGGGGAGAATTAGGTGAATATATAATAACTAAAATGCCTGATAAAGGAGATGTAGTTCCATACTCTGAATTAATCAAGTCAAAAGAATATGAAAGATATAAGGCTGGATTTCAGTCATTCATTAATCCAACCAAAGAAGATAATGTACAAGATGAGTATACTAAAGCACTAGTACCTGTAATAGAAAAAGTAAAAGCTGCGGTCGCATTACCAACTGATCTCAAAAACAATCTAGATCTGTTAGGTATAAGTAGTACTAAAACGTGGTCGGGTGAAAGTGATATAGATCAAATAAAACGCCTTATAAAAGAACTTAAGCGTGCTAAGGGTGAGGTTGATTGGTATGACCGCGGTACAGGTAGTACTGGGTGGCAAGGCTCGGATGCAGACAAAAAAGCCCTTGGTGGTAGGGTTTCTTTTAACTTTCCAAAATCACGAGTAATGCATGATGGTGGTCTTATTAAGGATACAGGCCCTTATTTATTAAAAGAGGGTGAGGTGGTTGTACCAGATGCTCCAGCTTCTGGAGGTACTGCCGAACTACAAAAATCTATACTAAATTCAATATCGACTAATAATAGTAAATCTACAGTAAAAGTAGAATTTGAAAATCTTGAAAAAATTGAAGATATATTAAAATTAAAAATAGGTGTAGATGAAATTGGTTTTAATCAACTTAAAACTTTAGTTTCAGAGGGGGTTAAAGTAAAAATAGATGAGTCTTCTTTGGATAAAATAGAAGTAAAAGTTATAGGTATTCCAGAAGAAGGAATTCCAGTAACAGGGATACCTTCTTCTATACCTGTGGACTCTCCAGCTTCAATAAAATTAGATACTAGTGATTTAAGGCTGTCAATAGATGAGTTTAAAACCGCAGTATCGTCTATACCTAAAGATTTTTCTGGCGCCGGAAATAATTCTGTTGGTGCTGATATGATAAATAAATTTGATACTATATTAGAGGAAGTCAGATCACAGGTTTTAAATATAAATGAAAGAACCAACAATAATGCAGATGCCATAGAGATTATAAATTCCAATAATAATATAGGTTCTATTTTGTCTACACTCAAAGAAGATATAGATAACAGGTTTGGTGAAATTAATATGGAAAATAAGAATAATATATCCAGTATTATTAATGACAACATAACACCACTAATTGCTAAAATAAATACTAGTAATCAAAAAATAGATGTTTTAACGAGAGATATTGGTGTAATGAATACAAAAATACACTCTCAAATAAGTAGACCTTATTTCGGTTAATGGAGAGAGAATGGTAAAGGCTATAGAAGAAAGAACAGAGGCAGATAGGCCTAAAGCCTGGCCTACATTTTGTGATACTTCGCCTGCTGATTTGGCTGACCCATCACAAGGCGATCTTTCTATGAGGGATATAGAGACCTTTAGAGGTAAAAATCCTGTACCTGGAAGCGTTGCTGAGTTTATACTTAATACTTTTAATATTCCCATGGAATATGACACTTCTGGCGGAGGGCCGTTAGAAGGAATAGATTTAAAGCATGCTGATGCAATAACTACACTTAAGCTGTCCCTGATAGAAGAGTTTGGTAAGATCGGTAATAACTATGCAACTACATATTTAAAGGAGCCAATAGTAAATGAGGATGGTAAAGTAGAGTTTGTAGAGATAGGTAAAAGAAATGCTAATTTTTCACCATACATACTACATACAATACCATCAAAAGCTTTTGATAATAAAGATACCACGGTTCTTATTACTGGAAGAAAACCTCTACCTTTAAGGAAGCAGGGCGAGTGGTATGATTTACTTCAATCGGATTCAATAGACCAGGGGGTAGTTAAAGGTAATGGTGCTGTTTTGTGGGATACACACAGTATGGTAAGTAACTGTAACAAAGATATGTTTTCTGGACATGCTACTATTACTTTTAGAAATCCTCATTTTTCTAGTACGGACTATAAGGATGGTATATCTACAATTTACGATATGAATGTAGATAGAAGTCCTTTTGAAAAAATAATAGGATGGGCCTGGACCATAGAACCGCCAGAAGAATGGGTAACTCCTGAAACCAATGTTTCATACAAGAGACAGTGCTCAGTTCCTATAGAGATATCTAGACCAAACAATGATGGTAGTCCTGAATATGTGATGAGGGAAAATGCCGGGCCATTGGAAATGGCTGATAGATTTGATTCTACTAAGAAACCGCAGATAGGTAAACTGTATAAAAGAATGTATAATGCTGATTTCGATCAGAACTCCGGTGTTGATGTTTCTTGTATGGATGGGCTAGGTACTGAATTAGAAGATTCTGAATTTACTGGTACTTATGGTAACGGACAGCTCACCAAAGGGGTTGTAGTAAAGATTCCTGATGCTTTGCGATATGAGACTATTAGAAATACTACTGTGGATGCTTTTACTAGAATATCTAAGGTCTATGTTGTAGGTTTAATGTTGGATGTTTGTTTTGGTAAGCCCAAAGTCGGTATTGGTTTGGATAGATTGGCTAGTAGAAATCCTGAAGATAGGGATGTTCTAGTGAGTGCAAATAATCTAAAAGAAGTTACGGTAGCTCTCACTGAGGGTGTTCATTATGTTGTTGGCTATATAGTGGATCCACAAGATCTACTTAGAAAGAAACCATATATACGCTTTGCTAATAATTCTGATGTAAACGATTTTGCTGAATATGGAACCGGTGTTGATGGTAATGGTGTTGATTTTATAATAGTAGCAGGTAGTTCCTGGCATACTAATTTAATACTCGGAGGTTCTGGAGAAAAAGACCTTGGTTTTTGTAGTATAAACGTAGATGCCTATAGAAATCTAATAACGGGGAAAGGTGCAATTTTACCACTAAATTCCCAGTCTGCTATTCTAGTGGACCAGGTATATGCTGTTGTAGATCTCGATACAGATTGTCTTGTTGTTACAGATCCTAACGGTATAATAGAACATGATGATGGTTCTAAGGAGGGCAGGGCAAGGAGAATAATAATAGAAACTAAGGCTATGGTATCAGCAATAACTATGGATGATCCTCCCCCTCCAATGGCTGTTGCTTATGCTGGAGTAAATAAAGTAATAGATCAGACTGTAAACTTTAGAGATAGTGATCCTACCACAACACAAGATCTAGAAGCTACCGAGGTAGAAGAAGTATATACTTATATGGATGCTGGTAGTAGATCTGTTAACATAAATATGGCTTCTCTTGAGGAAGATGAGATTAAAAAAATGGCGCAGACTATATATGAGTATATAGAAGAAGATGAGGGTATTGAGGTTACTTATGTTTGCGGACCCAATTGTACTGCTAAATTAGGGGACAGAGGTTATGCTGGAGGAGTAATAAATAATATTACTTATAGTTACTCTGATCAAGGATCTTATACCATTTCTGTAAATGAAGGGCCTAGGGTTCTTGGTGAAGGTAGTGGTCTTGCTAATATAGTTGGTAATGTATACATAAAGGCCACTGAAAATATAAGTAAAGAGGCCACAGTTATACAGGATGTAGGAAATCATATAGCATACAAGGTTTTAATAGATGGGGTTGGTGTTAGAGAAGCAATTAATGGTTGTCCAGAATTAATAAGGGTAGGCGATAAAGTTAATGTGACTATAAATAATAATCCAGTGGAGATTTAATAATGGCTACTACAAGCGAGATAATACAAATACCTATAAGGGCTAGATTAGAAACAACTGAGGATATATCTAATTATTCATTATTTTCTACTAGTCTTATAGCAGAAACTCCTTATATACAAAGTATAAATATAAATAAAAGTAGGGCCCAATTTTCCACATTTAATGCGTCAGTAAAGATTAAACAGAATAAAATAGATGATATAAAAAGATATATAGTTATTTATATGGGGATGAAGCTAAACCAAGCTTCTGTTATACCTAAAATTTTTACCGGATATGTAAGGAAGACAACAATTAATCCTTGTTGGGATGATCCTAGCTATGTTATAATAAATATAATGGGTTCTGACGTGTTACAAGAGTTGGAAGGTAAAAAAATTAACAGGAGACAAACTAAATCCTTTAATTCGTGGGTTAAAATTGATGGTGTTATTAGTCAGGGGTTAAAGACTGGTAAATTTCAATTTACCAGTGAGCCTACAATAATAATCTCTCCGGCTGTTCCTGATATGTTTGGTAATAATACTTCTTCTAGTAATCCTATGAATAATATAAATGTACCACAAGCACCTGTTCCTATAAAGGAAGAAAAAAGAACTGCAGCAATTAATTTTTCATATGAAAATATTGGTATAAGTTAGGGGGTATGTATGACTAATTATTCTTATAATTTACATGGTATAGAAGAACTTATTACAGCGCCTCCAGATTATAAATACTACGCCAATCCAGGTGATGTTATAATAATGCAGCAACCAATAACTAATTATGAAGGTGATAATATTATAGCTGGGCACGGTGACTTGGTGCGTACAATAAAAATAAATGATGTGGACGTTGAGGTAATAAGAGGGTTTTGCCAGCATCCACATCAAAGTGGCCGTGATGTCGGTAAGCTAGAAGCCACCCCTAATCAATTAGTTGAAGTTAAATACACTCATCTTTTTGCAGTTACTAATAGGATATATTTTTTAGGAGCACGTAAAAAAGCAGTAATAGAGATTGGTGATTTTACTATTCATGATCATTCGTCTATGGCACAAGGTGGTCCTGCTTATGGTACTTATTTTAATAAAAATATAAAAACTAGCTAGGTAAACATAGATGACAAACCCAATAGATTGTTGTAATCTAGTAGGCAGTTTAGATTTAGGACCTAATGCTCCAGAAGGTATTATATCAATAAACTATAATAGTTCTACTGATTTATCACTGGCTACATCTGTAATAGGGGGAAGGGCTCCAGAGGTAATAGTCGGTCCTACTATAGCCTCTGTTTCTATTTCTGCCTATGCTAATACTGTAGTACATACTGATTGTGCTGGAAGGGCCGGTGTGACTATAAATTGGTTAAGAAAGTATGATTGTGTTAACAATAAAGTGTATTTTATTTTTGCTGGAGAGGGTAAATCTTACTCACAGGGTGGGGTTGGTTCTTATGTTACATTAAGGAGTTTGGATAAAAGTGTAACGTATAGGACGCTGCAAGCATCGGCTTCTTCTGGGCCGGCTTCAATTTATCAAAGGGAAATGCATACTGATAGTTTTGGTTTAGTTTATACCGGTAGGCCTTGGCCCATAGACACTTCTGTGGTTACTGATAGCCAGTCTCCTCAGAACGGAGTTTTAATGCAGTTAGATTTAGATATAATTACTGGTCTTGTTTATTTACAGAGTTTTAGTATTCAAACTACCCCAGGTCAGGTACCTATAGCTAATTATGAATTTTTATACCAAGTTGATGTTTAAAGGAGTTTAGTTATGACTATTAATCTTAATGATCCCGATGTGATTGGTATTGTGGGAGTAGAGTATAGGCTCCGAGCAGGGGCTCCTATGCCGATAGCCGGAACTGATACAGCTGTTACTTTTCACTTACATACTTTTATGGCTGAGAAAAAAGAAACAGTTACTTATACGTATACAGAAAGATTACTAGAAAGTGCTGATTTTAGAGGACAGGGCGGGGATCTTATTTCAGCCAATTTTAGTAGATTACCAGCAAAAGGTGGAAATGTTTTTTCAGGAAAGCAAATTAAAACACCAGAGTATGTTGAAGAGGATGAGCTAACTACGGCTACTGATTTTAATGTTGGTAGCCCTGTAACTATATAGGAGGTAGCGGTGACTACAGTAGAGTTTGTGGATTGTACATCAGTTAGTATATCCTATGATATTATGGGTATAGCTACGGTTTCATATACAATAATATCTAATACACCAACACTAAAAGCTTACGATCGTATTAATCTAGCTGATAGGGTATTTTCGGGTTATATAGCTTCGGTAGATTTAGTACCAATACCTAGTACTAATTTTTATGAAAACAGAGTGACTCTCATTTCAACAGTGGTATAGAGGAGGAAAGTAATGGCTTGCGGGGGATGTAGAAAAAAAAGAGAAATAAGTCAAATGAGTAGTAAAGATAATTATGATGTTTTGGGCGGGTATAAATATTTGCCAGAAAGACAACTTAAAGCTAGATTAGAAACCTATAAAAGGATAAACTGTACAGATTGTAATGATAGATATAAATGTGATTATAATATGTATACAAAATGTAAGGGAAAATAATGTAACCTTTATTAAAGTAGAGGTTAAATACTAGTTTGGAGGAATAAAATGGGGGTTATACTAGGAAGTATTACTACTGTTGATATAGAAGGCACTGATGGTTTTCAGAATATTAGTTGGCAAGTGCAGGTTAATAGCAATCGTCTTTGGCAGTTAGGTAATTGGAGTGCCTACAAAACGCAAGTTACTAAGATTTTAACAGTGAATGTTACTACATATGCTGGTGTACTTGGTTCAGTAAATCTTATACCAAACACAAGCTGTGATGATAGCACAGCTACTAAAGATGTTGTTATTTCAGCAAGCGCCTGTGGTGTAGGTGGTACTTCTGTTAATTTTAATGAGGTTGGAATGTATATTACCTCTTATAGTTACAGTAAAGGAGATCCACAGGCTTTTGGTACAGAGACTTGGGCATTTCAAAAATGGGTAGATTCTGGGGTTGTTGGTATTGACTATATAAATACCTCTGCTCCTACTTTTGTTTTACAAGGGACCGCAGAAGGTAGCTATAGTGGGGATGCCTCTAATATGGGTATAGTATTAGCTCCGAACGGACAAGTTACCGGTTCTCAAGGAAGTGTGTCTGCAGGGTTTCCAGGTTTAGGAAACGCAGATACAACTACTTATGGTATTGTTACTAGTATAGGTGGCGGTGGTTTAGAGGAAGCTGGTAAAATAGGGCAGTCTAGCGCTTCTATTCCACATCAGCCTTTGTATTTAGGTTAATTTTAAGAATTATGGGGGATTACAGGTGAAGGAATTTTTTATTTCAGAGAGATATAAGTTAGAGGTTCATTGGGAAAAAGTAATATATGAGCAAGATGGTTTAGCTAAACTAGAAGGTTGTTATCTATCTGGCCCAGTTATATCAAACGTTGATAAATTAAATGAAATAGACTATATTAATTTAGATTTTAGTAGTCAGTATATAGTATTTGTTTCTAGTTACTATATAGCTAAACTTAGCTGGGTAGGAGTAAGGTATAACGATGGTAAGATATACCTGGATAATGTAGTTCTTAAAAACAAGAACATAAATAGTGTACCTAAGTTAAATGGCAATGACTATATAGTTATAGATACTAAGAACCACGAAGATGAAAAGCATCAGTTTAACTTTAATTATGTAGCATATTTAATTAAAGATGACGGCGTATTGTATAACTTTAGGGGTAAATGATGCCTAGGAGTCCAGTAGAAAAATGCAATGTTAGTTGGGAGAATAGGGTAGGTACCACTACTAGCGGTAATCTTCCACAATTTAAAGTTGGACAGAGTGTATGTGAAGTTAATATAGAAAATATTACATACCCAGACGTTAAACTTAGTGACTTTAGGGTGTATCATATAAAGTGCCCATATAGTACACAGGCAGACATACATATGATAAGAAATACTACTATTGGTGATCCTGACTATTTTAAGATGAATGTTAGCGTTTCAGGGTCCTTATCTGACCACGTTGATACTGGAGGAATAATGATAAGGGAAAACTTTGGATCTGTATATGGCTGGACCTGTGTAGATGACAACTGTGAATATTATACAAGTGTAAGTGTAGGACAAAGATATTTTTATAGATAAGACTTAATACAACTAAAAGGAGAAAAATAGCATGGCGCTTAATGTCGATACCCAAAATGTGGATTTATACCCTGGTACAATAAAGAGGGTAACGGTGGATCAGGAGAAAATTGTTCCTGTAAATTATGAGGGCGATGAGCAGTTTGTTATCACAATAAGTACCTCTGCTTATAGTGACAATGTCAATAGGACAGCTATACAGAAAGTTTATATAACTGAATTTGATGCTGGGTGGTGTAAAAGTTCAGGGTTTGCTGGAACAGCTGGAAAGTTTGCTTTGGATGCTACACATAATAGACTAAATATAAGTTTAGATGCAACTGTTAGCGGTTCGGACGGTAATGGTTACTACGAAATAGTACTGGCCTATAATGAGGGAGGTACATCAAGGACTGGAGAAGATGTAGCATCAGATATGGAAGAAAAGATTAGGGCTCTAACTTGTGTTACTGCGGACTTAGGGTACCAGTTAGCTTATAAAAACGCATCTGTTGAATATAAAAATGGAAAACTCTGGATAGTTTCAGGTACTATAGGCAGATATTACACTGGACCATACAGGTCTTCTGTAAAAGTTGCTGCTGGAAGTACTAATGACGCATCTGTTATTCTAGGTTTTGATTTACCAGTAGACAGCGAAACTCTAGCTGGTACGGCCATAGCCGAGGCTTTAATTACTTCTAGCTATACCGCAGATACAGCTACGTTAAGTATAGCCGCTGGTACTGGTGTTCAGGCTGGTGATTGTTTAATGATTAAAGATAGTCTAGGACAAAAAGACTACTTTACAGCTTTGGATGTAACTAATAACGATATTACGGTAGCAGTAAGTGGTACTAATGGTTATACTGGTATAGCTAACAGTTATTCTACAGATAATTCTGCAATGGTTCAAATTTTAAGGGAGCAAGATCCTGAGGTTGTACCAACCCCATGGTTTAATGATATTGATATGATAATTAGATATGGGCTAAAGAATGTAATTAATTCTATAGACTACAGCAGTTAATGGCTATAGTAATTTATGATAAAAGCTAAAGGTTTTTTGGATTACCTTTGTAAAGTATTGGACTATAGGTTTTTTTCAGGAATACCATGTGTTGGTAGTAAAGTTCTTTATAGTAAAATGCGCCCCGACTTTATGCATTATGTTCCTGCAACTACACCAGAAGCTGCAGTTGGTATGGTTACTGGGGCCTGCTTAGGGGGAGTAAATGGTGCCATTTTGTTGGACAGTGCTCTGTTTATTGATATAATCCCATACTTAACAAGATTTAATATAAAATATAAACAGCCGGTTTTAATAATACTATTTGGCGTTGAGGAGACTATTTATAAAAAATGTAAGGATTTGGGAATAACTGTATTTGAACTTAATGAGGATTATAAAAATACTATGTCGATAATAGCCGAAGGTTTAGAAAATACACTTACTACAGTTTTATTTATAGATAATTGGTTTTTGACATGAGACTATCTAAATCAGTAGAGTTATTCCTAGATTGTTTAGATAAGGAAGACATTGTTATTTTTTATGGCAAAGACCTATGCAGCCAAACTATTAAATTCAACAAATCTTCTTTTTTGTATCTTGATACTGTTGAGGGACTATCGCTAGCTATAGGGTTGTCTATGTGCACAAAAAGTAGAGTTTTTGTATGTTGTACTGATGATTCAATATCTGGGGATTTGTCGATTTTTTTACAAGCTGCAACAAGTAAAAATAAAAATTTATTTTGTGTTGTGTTTAATAGTGGGTTTCATCAATCTACTGGTTTTCAGCCAACATTATTTAGTAATAAATCAGCAGCTACAATTTTCTTTAATATAGGTTTTACTTTTTATAATTTGAGTAGTCACTTCAAAAGTAATTTTGACAAGCAAAACATAATTAATTTTTTTAGAACAATGAAATCAGGACCAACGGTGATTATTATAAATATAGATAAAGGTTTAAGTGATAAATTAGTTTCTGTTTATGACGAACAAAAAGGATTAATTGCATTTAAGAGTTTTATTAGGGGATCGTAATGGCAAGGATTCATGTAAAAAATACACTAAATTCTAAAAAAGTAGTTATGTTTAATACAACAGTAAAGTCCTTGGTGCTTACTACCTCTAATGGAGATCATATGTGGCTTTTAGAAGTAGGCACTAGTCATATTGGGACTGACGGTTCAGTTATACTTCCTAAGTATGTAAATCTTACTACTTTGGAAAACCTAAACAAAGAAGTTGAGGTGATAATAGGTCAATTGTGTGATCAGATAGACTGGGAGGCATTAGAGGAGGATAGATCATCCCCATACGTATACAGTTTTTCTCCACAGGATGGAAGTGAAGTTGATATAAATACTAATGTAGCTATAACCATTAAAGATGATGTTCCGTCCTCAGGTTTAGATTTATCTAATATTAAGGTTACACTAAATAACAGTATTCAGGATTTTGATATAACAAACGAAGTGTCAATTGAAGGTGATCCTTATGAGTACAAACTTTCTTGGTACCCACAAATAAGAGTACATAAAAGATATAATTAAAGTTTAGGAGTAATAATGGCTAATATAAGTTTTACTAAAGCAAATATGACGGTTGTAGACAGCTATTTTTATATGCTAGATGATACGGCTGATATTTTAATACAAAAAACTGACGATGGTACTACCGCCTTTAGTTACCCTTTAGATACTGTTCTAATAAATCCTATAATTAGCTTAGAGCATGATGGGGTAAATTTTTGGTCGTTAGAGGATTTAACTACAGAGAAAGGTACTGCTAGTATGAGAATACGTAGATGGCGCATAGATAATTATGTTTGTAAATTACAAGATACTTTTGAGTTTTTACAAGACGCTAATCATTATTATGATTCTAGTGCTTTTTCTGTTGAGCACTACCATACCACTGTTACTGGAACTTACACTGCAGGAGCTACAAATATAGGAATAGGTGCGGGCTATCAGAATAAAATACTTAGCGGTATGACTATTACTTTAGGCCCAAACACAGATGGCTACTCTGAAACAATACAAGTATTTGATTCTGGGGACGGCTATGTAGTACTAGAAGACCCTACATCTTATGATTTTGAGGAGGGGGATTTAGCTCAATTTTACAATAACATTTGGATGTTTAATAACTATGATGGCCTTTTAAGTACTACTGGGGCTTTATATAAGTTTAATGCTTACGTGGGGTCATATTTAACTAGGTATACTGGTGGAGCATATAAAGATATAAATGCAGCTACTTTTTATAATGTTGATTCTTTTGCCACTTACGGTCCTGTAAATACTCTGTGTTTTGCTAAATCATACAATATACTATTTATAAATATAGATACCGTCGGCTCGTCTTTAGATTATTATGGGTCTATGACTATGGAAACTACAGGGTCAGCACCAACTGTTTCTGATATGGCTATGGTTGATCAAAATATATATAGATTACAAAGTGCTGACTACGTATTATCTACCATTAATCCACTGGTGTCCTCTATTTCTTTAGCGGCCTATCCTGCGATATTAACTGCTAATGGGGTAAGCAGCGCAGACATAGTTGCTTATGTTAAAGACCAATTTTTACAACCTGTTGTAGGGCGTTTAGTTACCTTTACAGACAGTGATGCTAATGGTTATATAGATCCGCTTAACTTAACTGTTAATACCGATTCAGATGGAAAGGCACAAACGTCATATACATCTGGTACCACTGCTGGAAGCATAACTATAACTGCCACAGTTAATCAAGCTTAGTGGTTAAACTACTATGGCATATGAAAACATTAGGTCTACAAAAAAGAATCTAACAAGTGATGGTAAGTATTTTTATGTGTTTAATGAATCTTCTAATGTTTTAGAACAAAGAACCAGCAAAGGAGATATAGTATTTACATACCCAATAACTGTGACTTTGGGAGTAGAAGTAGTAAGTCTAGAGTATGATGGTTTGTTTTTTTGGACGCTACAAAGGACATCTAGTACTTGGAATATAGAAATAAAGAAATGGATTATACAAAACAGTCTATGTAATCTTTTAAAAACTTATACTTTTAATAATGATTCATACTATAGATATGATTCAAATACTTTTGTCATAGAGCATTATAATACTACTTTTGCTACCACTTCTTCTGGAAATGCTACATATGTGGATTTAATTTCTTATGTTGATAAGATAGAACCAGGAGATGTAATTACTTTGGGACCAAACTACAATGGTTACTTTGAGGAGATGACCGTTACTGGCACATTGTCTGACTCATCTGTAGGGTTTAATACTTTTACTGAATATGAATATTCTGCCGGCGATCAAATAATTATACATAGAAATATGTGGATATTTAATAATTACTTTAGTCCATCTGATGGTACTGGAACTTTATTAAAGTATAAAATACCTAATGGTGAGTTATTATCTATTATTAAAGACAGCGAGTATGATAATATTGTAGCTAGTACTTTTAGCGAGGTATCTAATACACAACTAGGAACTTTCTTTTCCATACTTTACATAAAAACTAATACGTTGAAATTTTTGAATCCAAATTCTGTTTCAGTAGATACTTCTATGACCATAGATAATATAAGGGTAAATAATTCCACTATTATACAGGTATATGATATGGTTGTGATTGGAAATAGCCTGTTCAGATTACAAATAGAAGCAATGTATTTTGGAACTGACAATAGCTGGACAACATATAATTATCAAGTTTCTCCTATAAGAAATTATATAGACTCTGTTACTGCTGATATTACACCAGCAATACTTCCAGCAAACGGTTTTAATATCGCAGAGGTTAGGACCATAGTAAATGACCAGTATGCTATTCCTTTATATTATGCTGCAGTTTCTTGTACAGACAACGATGATGTAGGATATATGACGCAAAGTAAAGTATATACCTGGTTGGACGGTGTTGCTACAAATAATTATAGGGCCGGAGTTGCTCCTAAACACGTTACTATAGAAGTTACTGCTACTCAGTACTACTAAAGGTATACTATGTCTTATGAAAACATACAAGTAGCTTATCCAAATTTCTGTATAGGACCGCAAGCTGGAACTTTCTGTAGTATAGATACCTCTTCTACGCAGGCTGTTTTAAGAGTTAAAAGTAGTACTGGTAGCTTAATACGTACATACGATTTTTATCCAGCCGACACACTTCACGTAGATAGTCATTCTAGTACCTACCCATATAATAAACCAGTAGCAATACAGTATGTAGGACCTTACAATCAGAATGGGTTCTACACTGGACTTCCTTTCTATACACTGGAGAGGGTTAGAAAAACTGGTTATCCAGATAATTATTCAGATGAGTGTATTATAAGAAAATGGATACTTAATCAGGAGAGTTTTCGGCTGGAGTTAAGTGAAGTTTATACTAAAACTGGGGCATTTGATTCTACTACACCGTTTAATAGTAAAGCTTTTGCCATAGAGACTATAAAGATAGAACTGGATTGGCATGTATCTAAAAATACCAGTTTTGTTGATATAACTACAACTAGTGGTTTAGCAAAATATGATGTTATAATGATAGGACCTAGTACAGATAATGATAACATTGGCGCGGTAGAATATGTTTATGTACAAGATGTTGTTGATGATAAAACCATAGAAATAAGAACAACTGATTCATATATACCTACTAAGTATGAATACGTACAAGGTGATCCTGTAACTATATTTAAGGGCGCCTATTTATTTAGTAATTTAGGGGTGTATAATACCATTACCGCAGTTTTTACACCAACTGGCGGGAGAATATATAAACTGGATATTAAAAACTATTTTAGTACAATAGGGTATGATGATGGTGGTGTTTATACGGATGTTATAGCTGCCAAATGGAATAACACCTACGCAGCATTATCTTTTGTTAATAAAATAAATATGTTAACAGTAGATATAAGTGACTACGAGATAATTAAGTCACAAATATTTCAAGTAGTTGATGTAGATGATAAGAGCATATTAACTGTTTATGATATAGATTTTGACGGTTATACTATCTATAGGTTACAATCAGCCACAACCAGAAAAGGAGATACTTTAGACTCTTATACTAAATACACTTGGAGTAATTATAATTATCAAGAGGATGCATTGTTGCCTTATAGTTTCAGTGTGTCACTAGACATAGCTCCATCTGCGACAGTTACCAGACAGGATACTGTAAATTTAGTAGCTACTGTAAGGGACCAGTTTGGGGTAACTCTTTCTAATAAAAATATTAATTTTTATAAACAAGGTGATGCTGGTGCTTATTTTACTCCTACAGATGGGCATGAGGTTTCTGATATTAATGGCCGCGCCGAAATAACTTATACCTCATATATTTATGATGGTAATGTGACTATATCAGTTAGATCAGATGGCTCTAGTTCAAGTACTGGTAGTCAGTACGTTTGGTGTAAAAAAATTATAATATCCAAAGCTAATTTTTCAGGGCTGGTTGGTACTTCTTTTATAAAACAAAAAGTAGTTAGTTTTCCTTCCACACTATACTGTAAACAAATTAAAGAAACTCCTACTATAAATAATCTTCTTAGTGCTTATACTCAATTTAAATTTCCTGGAGGGCACGTCGGTATAGCACAAAGTGCTGGTGATGGTAAAATAATAAAACAGGCTTATATTCCTTACTTGCATAGCGCTACTGGTAGAACGGTAACAGGAGGAAGTATACTGATACCGACGTATATTACTAGTAAGAAGACAGTAAATAATTTGGGAAATATAACACAGAAAGCAGTAGTTACTAGCCAAGCTCCAGTAAGCCAAACCTATATAAGTAGGCATTATACATCAGGGCATAAAGACTCGGTCACTGTAGACCAATTTACTTTTGTACAAGAGGCAAGGCCTTCTTTTTGGTCAGAGAAAAATCCACTAGACACAGATATTTGGCTCAGATTAAGACCTTTTGCCGCTAGTCTTAATCCGGATAGTTTGGTAATAAAAATAAAAGAGTATTATTATGATGATAAAGAGGAATGGAGAGATATAACTTCTAATGGGACTATAACTATTTTTGATGCTGGCGGAGGGTTAAATGGTTTAGAGTTTCAGTGGTACCCAGAGTCTGGTATTTATTTTCACAATAATGGAATTGTATATGTTCAAATGGAAGTATATGACACTGTTGTAATACCAAATAAGATAATACTAGACTATTGGTTTATGCTGGTTCCTGATTTTAGAGCCCCAGCATTGAATAATATATACCCAGCAAGAGAAGAGTATAGTGTTGGTATAGACACAATTATATCATTTGATATAATAGATATAGGTTCAGGAATAGACATAGATTCATTTGAGATGCAAGTAAATTACAAGAGAGTTTTTCCTACTGTTACTAAAATCAATACTAATAATTATAATGTAGTATACACTCCGCCTAAAAGTTTTGATTTTGAAGACATTGTTTCAGTAGAAGTTAAAGTAGGAGACAAATCAGAATATAATAACACTCTTTTAGATACTTGGAGATTTTATTGTTCTGAAAGTACAGCTCCTTGGTTTAATGATTCTAATTTTAGTCCTGGAAGATGTGTAGAAGCCCTACCTAGAAATACAAGCAATATAAGTTTTCAGGTGTATGGTGTTGGGGACGGAGTTTCTGAAAGTATAGAGGTTACTATAGGAGGTAAAGAAAGGATAGTTACCATAGTTCCTATTGTGTATAGGTTACAATAATCTAACCTACAGATAGTAGAAGGTTTTATAAATTAAGATAATGTACAGAATGCGGAGGGGGTAAATAGTGAGTGTTCCAAATTTATACTTTTTATTTAATAGTGGGTCTTCTGATACACCATATTCAGGTTCTGGTGAAGAGGTTGGGGATTGGAAGTACATAAAAACTACAACTGTTTCAGGGTTAGATCCTGATAGTTTAGTATTTACTGGTGGTGGTATAAATCAATTTCTACCAACACCTACTGCTTCGTTCGGAAGTAGAGAAGCCACCATGCGCCCATCTGAAGGTACTCTAGTTATCCCGCAAACGTACATAGAATCGACAACTGATAATATTATGACTAACGTACCCAATGCCGGTAAAAACACCAACAGGTACGTTTTTGGCGTTTATATAGACGGTTTTATAAGTTCAAGTCTATATCTTGAGGCGTGGGACGATAATAGTTTTAGTACTACAGACCTTCCAGTACTTTCTGGAACTGTAGATTTCTCTCACTCCATGATTTCGGCAGTAAGATGCACAGAAGGAGCCCCCTCGGCTGGTTGGAATGGTGTGACTTACGGAGCAGCTAGTTCTTCAGGTACTCGTTCCGCTTATCTTTCAGGATATGATAGTAGGGTAAGACTTATAGATGCTGATAGTGCTACTAACCAAATGCTGTACTTTAACATATATGTAGAATTACCATCCTCTGCTCCGTTAATGTATAATCAACCAGTAATATCATTTAGATATTTATATATTTAAGGGTATATTTTATGTCAGAACTAAAAAATATTAAAGATTTAGACGCTGTAAGTGGGAACATTTTCGGTGGGCATAATACTGTAAGGATGGTAAATCCTTATAAGTGTTTTTTTATAGCAGAATACGCAGATGGTACTGTTGTAGAAGGAAATAATCTTTTTGATACAGGTTGGGCAGATTTAAGAGAGGGAATTACCGTTCTTCATTATAAACTGTCCACTGGCCATATAATAACTATTCCAAAGTTTAAAGCTTATATGCATTTAGTTGAAGTTTCACAGAGTATACAAAACGATGACAAATTATTTCACGCTGTCAATATAAAAGGGTTAGGAGATAATGAGGTATTCAATTATAAAATAATATTGAAACAGGATAATGTGTCTAAACATAATATAGGAGATGTTATACTTTCAAAGGATGATAAAGTTTTAGAATCGCCGTATTGGAAAATGGCGGCTGCCTAAAGGAGATAAGTAATGGCTGTTACTATAACTAAAAAACTATGGAACTCTGGTGGTTCTGCTTATAAAGATATTTCTAAAATAGTATTTACAAGCCCAAATATAAGCAGCCCTGCTGCTGCTGGGACAAGATCACATATATTACCAGGTAGTGCATACATAGGTACCTGGTATGAGGCTGTTGATTTTATGTATAGATTTCAATGGAATCAGAACGCGCCAACCATACAAGGAACTTATTTTTCACAACTATATTTATACAACCCAACGTTTACTTTTGGAACAGATACTACTTTTAGCGGTATTTCTTTATATATAGTACCAACAGAGACAAACCAAATCATATATCACGATAAAGATAATAGAGGAATTATAACTGCGGCTACAGCTTCAGGTACAGTTTCTATTGAAGGAACTACATACAACAGATACAATATAACAATTAGTGGTTCTGTAGGAACAGCAACAATAAGTGGTAGTACTACTACTGTAAGTGGGTCAGACTCCTTGTATACTTGGAAATACAGTTCTTCTGACAATAATAGCAGCGTTTTTGCCCACGCTTCAAATTCAGTTATATACGAAGTAACTAATGGCGAAGCATACAGCTGTAGACTAACTGCTTGGGATGACGATACTCATTCTACTACAAGTAATAAAATATTAGATGAGGAGCACTACAGAGCTACTTGTTTAGCTTATAGGTCTAAAGGTGGAACAAAACAAGTACCAAAGGCTGGGACAAGTTCTAGTGTATATGGTACAAACTTATTTATACATCCTCCTGGTTTTGATTTGGTTTTGAAGGGTAATGATAGTTATTATGGGGATTTCGATTTAACATACGTGGCAAACGGAGGAGTTACTGGGAGTGAGATAGGCGATTACTTACTTTTTTTGCCCAGGTTGGCTGATATGGATGATTCATTTACTGCTGGAAATTATGATTTTGTAACAACATTACATTATCAATATACATAAAGAGGGCTGAAATACGCCTATGACTGATTGGAGGGCATTACTACCTACTGTATGTATTGTTGGTACTTCTTATTCTGGAAGTAGCAAAATACCAATAACGGTAGTGATTAATAGTTCTGTTTCTGGAACAGACGAGGTACAGGTTGAGGCTACTATTGGTCCTACTGGTGTTTTTCCAGGAATGTTTAATGATAATACAGATGATATTGTAAATGAGTTTAATACATCTTTAAGCACAGGAAGCATTAGTGACATAATTAACTTTTTTAAAACCAACTTTGGTACCAGCTATTATGATAGTATGCTAGTTAAGTTTTTGGTTGGGAGTAGACTAGAAAGTCTAGAAGATTTAAGGGTTGTTTTTTCAAAACTTCAGGCTAAAGACAATTCTATAGATGTTATAAATTTTATTAGGTTTTATATAGGTGCTTTAAGTTTTCAAAATAATACAGATGTAGATGTAACCATATGGAATGATATAAGATATAGCTTGCCAACAGATATATTTAGTAGTCTTTTGGCGTCATTAAATTTTATACAAACCGATGTAGAAACTGAAAATGGAAAGGTAAGTAGTATATATATAGATTTAGTTTCGTGCGCTGAAAATATATTTATGTTACAGAATGATATTTTTTGTACTACCTCAGGTATGTTAGATTGTAATATAGATGTGCTTACTGCTAGCGGTGGTTTTATTGCTACCTACTCAGACCTTTATTCTACTAAAATGGAAGTTAGTGGTACTAAAACTGATATAAGGACTTGGAGTTTAGAGTTCGGTGATTTCTTTTTAGATGTAGAGGAATTTACTACAACAAGTGCTACTGCTTGGGTTGATATAGTTGATTGTTTGTGGAATATAAATACAGATGATAGTTATTTTGCTGTAGATGGACAAAGGGTTCCTGTTATTTTTTCTAGTATAAATAACGGCTACAGAATGTCTTATGATCCAATAGATGATTTTTATAGTAAAGACACGTTGGTATATACAGCTCATATTGAAAATGTAGTTGGGGATAGTAGAGAAAGAGACTACTATTTATTGCGCGGTTATGACGTAGCCTTTAGTGATGTAGTTGATTGGGGTGCAAATAAAGAAATTGCAGTTTGGTCTAGGGCTAGTAATTTGGCTTTTTGTCCTAATAGTAATACTGCCGCTTTTTATTTTACTACTAGGGATTTAGAGGCTGTTAATTTAGGGGCTACCATACAACCAGTAATTAGTAAAGATTTGGGCGCTACAATCTATCCACAAAGTACTTATTACTTCTATGGAAGGACTTTTAAAGTAACAGTAGAAGGAGTAAAAGATTTTGCAGGTAACGAATTAGCCCCATTTGAGTATGAATTTATTATTGAGGACCCTGACAATTAATTATTTAACCATATTATAAGTAGGGTATTGAAGATCAATTTTTAGTATTTTATAATTTAGGAGGTATTTAATATGTGTGCTGCTATAACTCGTTGGGTATCCTATTCGCCGTCTGCAGCAGGTGTGGCAGGGGATGGAAATGGTGCCGGTTGCGTAGGTACAAATGGGTATTCCATAGGTACTGCTAGTGTTGGGGATACTTTTGACATAGGTCCTACTACAAATAGATTATATCTAAGTATAGATGGGGATTCTGCTCCATATATAACGTTATATTCTGGGTCTGCTTTGGATCCCAGATTTATAGCAAAAGATATAACTGAAAAATTGCATAATCTCGGGAAGGCTGATGAGGGATACGATAATGCAGTTTGTAAGTGGGAATCTGCTTACGATAGAACCAGTGGTAATAACTACGGTAATAGATTTAAAATTTATTCAGGAACTTTGGGGTCGTCATCAACAGTAGTGGTTGTTTCGGGCACAAATAGCGCTCACACGACCCTAGGGTTCGGTACCAAGGTAGAGGAAGGAGGAACTGTAAATAAGACTACAGGGGCTCCTAACGGCTTTAGTGGCGATGTTACTGTTTCTGGAACATACTATGGGTTTTTAGACGAAACTTATAAAATAGTAATTACAAATGATAATGGTGCTGTGAGGGGAATTGCTACTCCTACTAAGGGTGGTTCTAATACCTATGATGGAACTATGACTACTGGTGGTTTATTTACAGCAACTGCTGACATTCTTTATACAATAGTTATAAACATAGCTAATGGTTCAACCATGGGGGCTGGTACAGGAAATGTTCCTACTATGACATGGACTACAGGTGGTTCTGTGGATGATTCTACAGCTTCTGTTGAGCTGTTATATGTAAATCATTGGTATAATGTAGGCACCAAGGGGCTAATGGTAAAATTCTCAGATGCAGTATTTTCATCTGCTTCTCCGGCTTGGACTATTCAATGTTATAAACCAGACTATACAGACGGTACCAATGTTACTGGTGCTGCTGGGACTGCTCAATATGCTTGGAGTTCAGATAGAGGCGATGATAGTAGCTCTGTAGGTACAACCAGCTCTGGGTCTTTTACTCAGTTTGGGCTTAGGGGTTTACAGATTAAATTTAATCCTACAGGTGGTGGTGACAATTTATCAGCAGGAGATCAATTTTATGTAATATGCTCTGCTCCTAAACCAAGTGGTTATAATATAACTAGTTTGAACTATGGAAATGTTACTGTTAGTACTGAAAGCGATGTTAAGTGCGTAATGTTTGAGGTAGAGTCTGGGGCAGTAGAAGTTTCTACAGTTAAGTTTGGACTACAGTCTCACGGTACTTTTAATCACCACAATGAAGGAAATAGTGATACCTTCTTTCGCTTTGGTACTGTTGGTCCTGCTAATACAGCAGGTACTGGAACTAATGCAGCTACTGAGTGGTATCCGAATGTTACAGCTCAGGATATTGATAGCGACACTCCTCCAGCATATTTATATTCAACTAAAGCCAACTTGGCCGAGGTATCTACAGCTGACGATTCTCAAACTGTTGGAAGTACAGGGTTAATAAGTGACCCTATTTGGATGAATATCAGATTGGGTTCGGCTGAGACCGGGGCAAATTCTTCAGTGAATAGTCGTTTATACTTCGACTATAGTTAATAGTTTTATATAATTTTTTATATAATGTTGACTTTTGTACAGCTAGTGCTTATGGTATAAACAATATGACATATAAGGAGGACAGAAGGGACGCCTTCTGACAAAGCACTACTTTGTTTTGTCTAACTTCTTTATTTTTAAACTCAAGTAGGAGGATAGAATGGGTATAAAATTAACATATGACTTTATCAAATCTGAATTTGATAAAGCAGGGTATGATTTAATAACTGATCATTATATAGCTTGTAAATCAAAACTAAAATATAAATGTGGTAATGGACACATACATAATTTATCGTGGATGGATTTTAGTAGGGGACACAGATGTGCTTTTTGTAAAGGAAACGGTAAGTTAAATATAGAGCAGATAAGAAAAGCTTTTGATGTGGAAGGGTATAGATTACTTTCAAAGGAATATATAAATAGTAAAAATAAACTTGATTATTTATGTCCTAAAGGGCACATACACAAAATAAGCTGGGCTGACTGGAATAGTAAGAAATCTAGATGTCCTTATTGTAATGGTAGGCCTATATACACTATAGAACAAATAAAAGAGTTATTCAGTAAAGATGGGTATGAGTTATTATCAAATAAATATATAAATAATAAAACTTTACTAGATTTTATATGCCCAAAAGGGCATAAACACAGTATATGTCTGAGTTCTTGGTTACGAGGAAGGAGATGTTACCATTGTTTTGGTAATGTAAAAAAAGATATTAATGACTTAGCGCATAGTTTTTCTTTAAGTGGTTATACTCTTATCTCTAAAGATTATGTTGGTTGCCAAAGTCCATTGTCTTTGATTTGTCCGAATAAGCACAATTATACTGTTACTTTGGACAATTGGAATCATAATGGTTCTAGATGTCCAAGATGTGGTAATGGCGTATCAGACGAAGAAGATTATTTGATTAATTATATAACTTCTAATATTACTAACATTGAGTGTCGTAATAGAACCATATGTTATCCAAAAGAACTAGATATAGTAATTCCAGAAAAAAAGATAGCTATCGAATATTGCGGACTTTATTGGCATTCCGAATTAAATGGAAAAGATAAAAATTATCACTTAAACAAGTTAAATATGTGCCTAGAAAAAGGCTACAGATTAATAACTGTTTTTAGTGATGAACTTAATAACAAGAAAGATATACTATTGTCAAGGTTAGGTAGTATTTTATCTAGAGATTTTTTTATTAGAATATATGGAAGAAAATGTAGTATAAAACCCATTACTTCTAGAGAAGCTAAAGTTTTTTGTTTGGATAATCATATTCAAGGCTATGTAAATGCATCAATTTGTTTAGGTGCTTTTTATAATGATTTGCTGGTGTCGGTTATGACATTTACTAAGCCATTGCGTTCGAAGGGAAATTTAAAGGATAAAAATGGGGTATTGGAATTATCTAGGTTTTGTTCTAAAATAAATCATAATGTTATTGGAATAGCTTCTAAATTACTAAAGTATTTCGAGCGCAACTACGAGTGGAAAGAACTTTTTTCCTACGCCGATAGAAGATGGTCTGACGGAAATCTATATGAAAAGATAGGGTTTGACTTTGTAGGAAACACTAAACCTAATTACTGGTATTTAGATAGAGATTCTTCTAATAGAATTCATAGATTTGCTTTAAGAAAAACCCAAACTGATCCAAAAGATCAAACTGAATGGGAAATTCGTAAGTCCCAAGGGTATAACCGTATTTGGGATTGTGGTAACATGAAATTTGTTAAGTATAATAAGGAGCTACAACATGCGTAGAGGGTGGCAGGCAGAGCTAAAGGACGGAACAATTATCAAAGAAACGCAAATGGAGTGGAAAAAAGTACCAAAGAAAGACATAATTTGCCTATCTCTCTTGTACGACGGTAGAATTTGGAACCTACCTAACAAACAAGCCTATTTTGTTCAAAATAGAGCGTCAATGGTTCCTGGTATAGAAGAGTCTTTTCAAGTAGAACAAAGAACTATTGGGTTCTACGAAGGAGCGACCAAAGTTCATTATATAGTAGATGAGCTTACAGGACAATTTACAACTAAAGTTCAAGATAATAAATAATGACTATTGTATACAATACATGCAAGTATTGGCAAGAGAAGGACCCGCGTGTTTGTGTTTACTGGGCTTCGGTTAGTACTATATGTACTTGGGAGGGAGAAAATGATATAGAAGGCCCAGGCCAAGTGGTTCAAAAAGAAAGAGCCTCTAACTATCCTTATTGTAATTTAATAGGCACATCACTAACATGCAATAAATTTACTTGGCCCGAAGATAGTGATGAAGATATTTACCTACCAAAATGTATTTTACCAAACCCCAAGACTCACATTTGTAATAAAAAAACAGGTAGAAAATGGGTTTCTGTTGTAGAAACATCTGATCCTGAACAACAAACTACACCACTATATAATCATGGCCCAGAAGGTAATCTTAGTCAGGTAGAAGGAAAGTACTGGTCTTTTTACGATATTAGTGAATACAATGACGGGCAATGTGATTCAAATGGAACTTCTGTTACTTGTTCTGGGTATTCTCCTAGGAATATTTCTTATGATAACATAGATACTTCAGCTGCCACTGAATCTTGTTTTGTAGATGGAGAAGGGCTAGTTTATATACTTCCTATAGTATATGAGGTACTTAATATTAGGGCTAAATTTTCTACCTGTTTATGGTGGGACGGTAGCCCTGTTTTGTTTGAATTGGATGATGTTGGAGAAATATTAAGTTTTGATAGTAAATGTACAAATGAGAACTCTGTGGTAGATCCATATAAAACAGGTAAAGATTCTAATAATCTGGTACAGCATAAATGTAATGGCTGTAATGATATGTGCCCTAAATATACAGGGATTTGTTGGAGATACTGTATAAACGAATATCTTAAGCCCGGTGATAAAATACTTGCAGAGCAAATACAGGAACTTAGATACTATCTAAGAATGGAGACATGGGACGAAAAGAACTTTAAATCCTTGTTTTATGATGACGGTAATATATATTCTTGGGAAGGGGATATTGATACTACTATTGACGACAGAGGCAGTAAGGTATATAAAATTCCGGCCACTAGAGTTTATATAGAAAACTTTGATCCATTTACCATAGGTTATGATCATATGGTTTTGACGGCAGGAATTCCTGTTGTAAATGGTCCTCCAAACTACCCATCACTTATAAGAGAGTTGAATCATTTACCAATTGTTCCTATAATTAGAAACAGGTTTAATATAAACGCTTACGGTGATAACTATATAGAGACTACAAATATAATGGGGGATGTTCCAAAAACGCTACCTAATGGTGATATATGGAATGAGAGTTTTTTTATATACGGATCTATACCAGATATAACTGATGTTTATTTAATAAACATAAACGACCCGGATTTAAAATACGTAATTCCCAGGGAGATTTTTGAAAGGGATAGTATGTTAGATGTAAAGTTAGTTCTAGGAAATAACTACGATGCTTTTTATTCTAGATTGAGTAGTATATTAAATCTGCTCAGAGTACTATCTCCAGAAAAAATGAGATTAAACGTAAATGGTAAACAAGGTAATACTTTTATATTAGATGTTCCTATATATCCTGGGGATAACGAGGTTGTTGCTTTTGCTATTATTAACGGATTGTGGGAATACAGTAAAGTGTCGTTTGAAAGAGTAGTAGTTGGAGGGATACTGTTACAAAAGGAATTTTCAGCATACGGGGATAATAAAGCGTTGGGCCATTGCCCAAACTTTGAAAAAAGTTTTAATTTTTCTATACAGGAAGAAAATGATCTATTGGGCGATAGTTTTGATCCGGGCGGAATAAAGTTTGAATTTGTGCCTTTCAAAAATGCCGGAAGGGCATGGTCTGGTTTTGAAACAGAGGTGGATTATATATATAATGATACAGTGATTGAGTATGTAGACTCTGACCTACTTGGTGATTTTGAAGATAATGCTAAACAATTATTATCTTACAAACTTCATGTTGGCGAAAAAGAACTATATATGCCAGACATCGATGAGATACAAGTGCTTGGGAGCGGACATCTTGTAGTTACATTAAAACATATAGATATAAATAATGCAGTATTTCCATGGTCATTTGAAAGCATAGATGCTATTGTAGAAACCAGTAATTATACAATGGTCACTGTGGCTGATGGAACTGATTATAGCTTAATGCCAAACCAAATTATTGTTTTTCCAGAGGACTTAGATGAGTATGTGCGATTTTGTCTTGATGGATCGATATTACGCTTTAATAAACTAAGAACATATCAGAAAAGAAGTTTTGATGAGGAAGCGTCTATAGATTCTACTTTCTTTACAACTGAGGGATTAGGTATAGAGTATGAAAACCAAACACTTGTGGGTATCACAGGGGCCCTAGAGCAGCAAGGGCCTTTGTACAGCCATACTGGGTTTATGGGGCCTGCCACTATGACTGCGGTATTCAGGGGACCTTCAGGGCGTTCTATAGGAATAACCAAAACTAAGATGGTGACTTGGGTAAGGCAGCCGTTGGCCCCGTCTGTAGAAATAAAATACGATTGGAAAGCGTACTATAAAACTTACTATAATATGCCAAATTGTAGTTGTACGGAATTTCCAGAGGGATACAGTGAGGTTGCTGCCGGAGATTTATCGGAAAAAAGGTTTCAGCCGCGATGTGGTGATCATACATTAAGAATTAACATTGATCCAAAATATTATGATGTTAATGGTAATCCTGAAATTGGGCCTATGTGGTGGCCTTATAATAACTGCGAAGCTTACCAGTTTTATGAGAATGTAACACAAGGAACAGCTGCGGCTTTTGATGTTATGCCTAATTTTTTACCAAACGGGGAGGGTAAGTACGAGCATGGCCAGCATGACCTTAGGATGTTAGGACCAAACGATCATTATGGTTTTGAGGATGACTTTTGTCTAATTACAGTTGGATGTCCTTGTGGTCTAAAAACATATAATCAGCATAGACACAGCGGTAATATTTTTGATGGTTATGGTTTTATTAGAAGCGGGTGTGATCCTTTAATGCTATCTACTTGGAGAAATGCGCCTTGGATACTTGGTTGGCAAAAAAACATAAGTGATACTGAATTATTACCACCTTTTGGGAATGCCTCTAGACCGTTTTTAAGAAGTTTTAGATCTATGGATCGTATACAATACCCACAAATAGATATAAGTACTGTAAGGTTAGAATGGAAGTGGATGCCTGTGCCGATGTACTTTACTGACTTGAATCTAACCAATACAGAGCCGGACACGTTCATTAATTATACAAGCGCTTGGGGACCTAAACCTATAAATCCGTTTGCTTTTATGTTTTTTAATTCTACAGTCGAAAACATATTATTGAATGAAACATTGGACCCAGTAAGCAGATTTACATTTGATCAAGTATTTAGAAGTTATGGCGACAAGCTAACTATTTATCCTGAGGGTAATGGGGATTACAGAACAAAGGCAAACCCATGGTATGAGTTTTTGCCTTACCCAAATAATACAGATAGAACTATACATTGGGCCTGGAGGGAACAGTATAAAGAACTTAAGCGTAATTCTGATATTTCTTTGGGTGTTTTAATGGAAAGTGCCTTGGACGAGTCTTCAAATATAATTGGCCCATTTAAAAACTATGGTGGTTCAATTAAAGGTAAATTTTATTGTTTTTTTATAAAGCAGCCAGAGTATAAACATGATAGGCTTTTACGAGAGGTTACTATAGTATGCAATGAGGGTACACACATTATACGGTTTATTGCTCCAATAAAAGATGAACACACTGGTGTTTACACCACATTGGCCGCAGTTAAATTGGACAACGGAGCAGAAAAGTATTTTGATATATATTCTGGTCTTTGGGCTGATCCAAATGATCCGCCTAATTACGAAAGGTTGGCTAACGGTGTTTCTATGGATGAGCTTCCTGATAGTTCTGGGGGTGGGGTATACGATGAGATAAGAAACCAAGTGTCACCTCCTGGAGGTGGGGCTAGTGTGGTTGTTTGGCATGATTCTGATACTAAAACCTATTCATTTTCTAACGGGCTTGTTGCTGGAGTGTATTCCGCTAATCTGTATACTAGTGAAGGTACATCAGCAACTTTGGATGATAATAAAATAGAGCTTGATGGGCCAGTAGTAGTAGATCCAGATACAGGAACGCAGGTTAACACTGTAATTGATACCTACTATAATAGGGGTTTACACATAGAATTGATACCAAGCCTTTTTACTTATCTGCCAATATCTATGGTTTATGTAAATCAGTTTAATGTTTACGTTGGCCCAGATGAAATACTAAATGATTTAGTTTTGAACGCATTAATAGGTGTTGGAGAACTAATGTATACAGATGACACGTTACTAATGTCATACGAGTTTGACAATAAACAAAAAACAATAACAAGAGTTAAAATTACTTGTATGTTTGGGTATAAACAGGGAGAACCGCCAGTTTTAAACGAGGCCGGTGGATATGAAAAAAGGGTAGATACTTTATATCATTGGCCAGCGTTTGATATATTTATTTCAGCTGATAATTCTGATAGTAATTGGGTTAAGATATATAGTGAGCCAGATATAGAGTTCTCTGATTTTAATAGCCAAACTGCGGTTAAACAAACTAGGACATATAATATAGATGTAACCAGGGATTATTTAATTTTAGGAAGTACAAAATTATCTATAGTTTTTAAACAGGAAGTATTAGATGAGGAACTATATAAAGTTATAGATAATAAGGAAATTACTTATAATAGTGTATTTGAGATATCAGGAATATCTTTATACGAGGCTATTTTTGTAAATGCTGAAGAAACTATAGAAACATATGAACGAAAATACTATGTATCTCACGGAGGATGCGGAAATTTTCCACCACAAGGCCCAGCAGAAATTAGTTATTTTCACAAACCTGTAGACGACGTTTCAATTGCTAGGCAGATGGATTCTCGCTTAGGACTACTTAATATAAATGGAGAAGTAGTTACTGGTTCTGAGGTTGCATTTAAAAGTATGAATAAGTGTAGAGGTAGGATAGCGCTTCCTGTTGAAAAAGAGTTTACTAGGCTGTCGCCACCAATAAGCAGGATGGAAGCTAAACAGTTTGAGTGGTTTAACGATTTGTACAATGAAGGTGCCTCTTATTTTAGTGCCAAAAACGAAATACCGGCTCCGTTGAAGGATATATTTAGGAGCAAAGGTCTATACTTGGGTATAGGTGGTAACTGTGAGTTTGAAAATACATTATTTATGAGACTTGCTTCTTTAAATACCCCCGATAGGTATAGTGCACCAGGTCATAGTTTTCTTCCAGTATCATATAATCCAACTATGATGATTGCTTGCTGGTTAGAAGATCGACCTTTTATGTATGTATATACTGCAGTTACAGCAGACTCTGTGCCATCAGCAGATACTATGATTAATGATCTTAAAGAAAAAGGATTACTACCAGATGAGGAATATCAAGGATTATTAATACGGGACTACGTTACTGACCAGGAGCATATTTTGGGTTTTGGTACATGGGTAACAGAGGCAGGAGGTCCAATGTCAGAACGTGGGTATGAGCAAACAGGAAGTCATATAATATATGAAGGCCGTAGGGGAGATATGGCATATTGGGTAAGTGAGTATAGTAAAGTTTATGATAGAGAAACTAGATATGAGGTTTTTTCTACAGACCTTACTGATTTAATTCTACCTTCTGCTCCATATGCTATGTTACATTTTCCTACATCCAGTGAGGGCTGGGCGTCAGACTTTAATAGGAATTGGTACAATTATTTAGTGTATGGCGGTATGTGGACAGGAACTGATCCTTCAAACGGTGGTTGGTTACTATGGAATCTATAATACTAGGTAGGTATAATGTTTAAACTAGAATGTAATAAATGTGGAAAACTAGATATAGTACTTGACCAAATGCACACGGTTTTTGAATATATAGAGAAATCTAAGTTTGTTAATACTAGTAAAGGTATTAATATAGACGAATACCCTGATTATATGGTATATGCTTGTTTGAGTTGTGGAGAAAAAATAAAAATGACTCTAAAAGATATAGAAACTAAAACTAGTTCTGTTCTAAGAAGTAAAGCAATAGAGATTAAAAAGAACCAGTTACTTAGAAGTACTGTGCTTAGTAAGATAGACCCAGACAACGGTTTAGTTTTTTGTGGAAAGTGTAGTGGTTATGATGGTGGTGGTAACTGTTTGGTGGATGTAATTAAACTCTGCAAGTTGAGGAACTACGGTGTCATATAATTATCTAAAAAAAGCCAGGTCTATAAAGAATTCGTCTTTATGTAGATATGATTCTTTGGATGGGTTTACTACTAATTTCAACAGCAATGGTAATGTTGATGGTTGGACCATGTATGATAATATATATATGTATGGTTGTTGGTCTGGTATTTTGTTTGGTTCATCTTACGAAAGAGAGTGTTATATAGGAAGATCTGATGTTTTTTCATACCTTCCGGCAGAGGATTTTTATTTAATATATATAATGATGAAACTTACTGTGCATGAGGCTAATTCGTCAGCTGGAAAATTTCCAACTAAAGGTAAAGTTAGGTGGATTACTGTGGCTGACACCGTGTGGGATTCCAATAAGGAGCTTGAGTTTGATTTAATAAACGATGATAAGTGGCATTTATACACTATAAATATGGGGCCAGCATCATTTTGGCAGGGCAACATAAACAATATTAGGGTTTATCCTTTTATAGATGGTAGGAACAAAGACAGTTTTGCTATCAAATATATAAAAGTCAGTTCAAAAGATTCTTTTTCCTGTACTAATACCTCATGTTCTTACTATGAAAGTTATGTACACAATTGTCCAGGAGTAGGCCAGAAAGGGTACTGTGAGTCTGGAATAGGTATGGGTTTTTACTCAACTGTTTCTGATGTTAATGATGCTCTACTTGTCAATATAAATGGGTATGGTGATGAAATAGTTAGGTTGGGGACAAATAATAATATAAGTGGCGCTGATATTGCTAAAAAAATATCTAATGCACTCAGTAAAATAAGCATAGGAGGCTATGCTTATTCTGAGGTAGAATTTACTGAGTTCAATACCATAAAGATTATATCTGGGAGCAGTAGGGCTGACTCATTAGTTGTAGTAAGAGATAACCCCGCAGCGGAAACTCTTGGTTTTTTTGATTCAGATGGAATTGATATATCAATAAAGGAGTCAGGAATAGATCCAGCTTCTGGTTTTGATTACGCTGCTTCTAGAAAACTACAAGCTTTTGAGATAAATAAACTTGCTATGGATCTAGACTACCCTGTTTTTTATTTAAACCCGGCGCAATATGTAGTTGAAGGTGGAAGACGTGATTTTGAGGAATCTACTACGGCAAATATAGGAGAAGGAACTCATACTGATATTGATACTTATGATCAGTTATATAATAACGGCCAAACTATTGTAGACATGTCACATCCAATAAGTGATAGCGGTAGGTTGACAAAGATATATGTTAATGGTACTGTTGTTTCTGGTGACGAGGTACTTGTTTATATAATCAGACCGTTGAAAAATGGAACTTTCACAGTAATAAAGGAATTTCTAATTGTATCGTCGATAGATGCTGTTTATACTACTAGGCATGTTACGTATAGAATAGACTGCAATGAGCTAGTCGATAAAGGAGATGTTATTGGGTTATATAATATAAATCCAACTGTTCCATATAGCTCATATTTTAGAAAGCCAAATGCTACATATTACCAGTTTGATGGAAGGCCTTATGATAGGTCATTTTCACGAGAGGTAATAAATGCTGCTAATACTGCACATAGTTTGACTCTTAACTATGATACAAGTGTTGTGGTTGATACATTAGGAAGTGCGGAAAATATACAGTATTGTTTAAATTTTGATGGAACTAGTGATTATTCTAGTATTGCCGCTCATTCTGATTTTAGTTTTAAAAATAGTAATTTTACTGTGGAGTTTTGGGCTAAAGTTTATGTACATAGGAATAATAATGGTCTTTTTGGTTATGGTGGTACTTCTTACGATTGGAGCACATCCACAGGTTATCAGTATTTGCTATACTTAAACTCTTCTGGTGATTTAGCTTGGCAGTGTAATGGGGGTAGTATAGTTCTTAGTGTTTCTAATAAGTTTTCAATAAATACATGGCACCATGTCGCCGTTGTTAATGATAATGAATTAAATAAGTTTAGGATTTTTGTTGATGGTAAGATAGTTATAGAGAGGGCAGTAATAAATATTACTCAGACTACTACTCCAACTAAATTTACAATAGGAAGTTATACAGATTTACGTTATCCAATGAAAGGTAGGATGTTTGGGTTTAATATATCTGTAGGTATTGCTAGATATAAAGCTGCTTTTGACGAAGGGTTGTCTTATCAGTTGTCCAACGTTGATCAATATACTAAATTTTTAATGACTACTTCAGTGCCAGTTTTTGGTAATTTTGATCCTGGCCCTTTAAATACTCCAGGCATTTTAGGATTTTGTATTTATGCTCGTGGTGATAGGCGACAGACTGGGGCTTTATTAGATATAGATCTTGGTAATAGGGTTAATATAAATACTGCTTATTTGTCAGGAAAAGAGCTTGAAGATACTTTTGAGTTTAATATAGCTAGTTGTTTAGATATAGGGTGGCAAGTTGATTTGTACGGCCATAATCATATGCATGTTATAACATACAGTTTACAGCCGGCCTCGGTTGCTTACCATAATAATATAGCTTACGGTTTAGGTTGTCTAGATGATGGTATAGTTACAGCTGATAATGGAAGGCAGGGGGATAGTTATAGCAATGCTGGAGCCAATGGCGTAGAAACTGTAGGCAGCCATGCTTATTTTTATGTTAATGGTGACGCAGAGTGGGTATATCAAAGTGTTTGTGATGGTAAGCATGAGTTTTGTACTCCAGCTACAGGGGCTAGTACTTCTGAGTTTGAAAATGACCCTATTTCGTTCTTTTTACTTTTTCCTAATAATGTTTTTGTAGATATACATAAAAGTATAATATATTTTAAAGAAGCACATAATTTTAGATCTATGTCTTTGTCCTACTATTTGGGGCCTGGTCATGGTGTTGGTAATGCTAATATCCCAACAGCAGGTTTTCAATACGTACCTAACTATACCTCTATAGCTATAGATGGAATTAGTTATGAGGCGCCAGGGTTTTATGAATTTCTTTTGGAGTATCAAGGTAAAAATGATTATCTAAAGGAATATTTGTTCAGAAACCCAAGCTATGAGGTTGCCCCTGAGTGGGATGACGGTATTATAGTAAACGGTGGTTTACTAAAAGCCCAATATTTAACACAATGGAATATCATAGAACATAATTTTAATCCTGTAACGTGTAATGGTTTTTGTATTCATACGGATTACCACAAGAGCACAAAGATAACAGAGATGGAGCTATATAGTAAATTATATATAGAGCCTACACTGATTGACAACATATTTATGCGTTTTTCGGACTATGGTGACTACTGGAAAACAGCGGATTTTGAATCAGATCCTGTTTATAATACTAAAATATTTTCTAAGATAGGCGCTGCTCCTAGGTTTATTAATGTTGAGGTATCATCTCAGGTGGAGTCTGAAATATATGGTCTATGTTTATATACAAGTGATGATATTAAATTAGAAGATTGTAATAGTTCTATTTTATTAACTGGTACTAAAACTGGTGGTTTAGGTGATATCAATAAAGTAGAATTTGAGAATGGCTACGATAAACCTTACGATTTAATTGTAGATTTACCTGTGGATATTTACGAAGGAAGGCAGTTACTATCTTGGATGAAGCTGGGATCTGAGGATGAAGTATTATACCCAGAAATAGGTCCTGGAGGAATTATACGCAAGAATAAAGATTGTGATATTTTAAATAGAGATTTTTTAGTATCTATAAATTGTCCTACTTACGGTCTTATTAATTTGGCAGCAGGTAAAAAAGTTTATGTAAAAGAAGACTACGAAAATTGGAGTTACTACAGTGTTATAGGAACTGATGGGTCATTAAACTATACTCCAGCAGATGGGTTTAGGGAAACTATTATTACTTTTTCTCCAACATCTGATGACTTTATAAAAGTAAAAGTAACTGGCGGAGAAACATATGTAAGTAGTTTATATTGTACAAGTATTACAGGAAATAGGGTAGATATAAAAAATGTTTTTTATGATAGCGACCCTGATTATACAAGTCAGTCCAATAGGGCATTTCATACAAAAGGAGGAGACATATCAAAGCCTTTATTATATAATACTGATACTTCTGCTTATATAGATTTAGATTGGGTAGCTGATAGTTCAGAATACGATGAGTTTGTTGTTGTGAATAATAATATAATTATTACTAATCCTCAGGTGTTTCCTTTTTTAGCAAAAGTTTCTACAGTTTTTGTTCCTATTTTGAATTTTGAATTTTCTTTAGATTTTTTTATGTGCGCTGATAGTACAAATTCCAGCTATGCTACTGCTGATTTTATTGTTTATTTTAAAGACAGCAATAATATTAATATTTTAACAATAAACTATAAAGACGCTAGTGCAGTAAATTCAAATATAGTTCAATATGTAACTGATAAGTTTGGCACTTTTTTATTAAATGCAGACCCTGTAACTATAAATAAAGCAGATCGTAATACGATACATGTAACAAGATCAGGTAATACTTTGGTGTATTCTTTGAATGGCGGGACTGAGTATAGTGGTTACTTTGCTCCATCTAATTATATAAGTAAAGTACTAATTGAAGTTAGTACATCAAGTTCTAGTACGTATCACTACGATTATCATATTATAAATTGTCCGATTTTAAATGATTCAAAAGCTTTAGGTATAGAATTGGGTGCGGGGTCTTCAATTAACACTATAACATTTAAGCACTACAATGATCCTAGTAATTTAAGTGATGCTAATTATATTATAAATACTTTTGAGATATATACTAGTTCTGACAATGGCGATAACTATATCAAGTGGTCAGATGCTGATATAAGGAAGTTGAATGGCCCACATGATGTTTGTGTAGCAATAGATTTAGAAAAACGACATAATTTAGATTTTATAAGAAATTATGGCACTTTATCTGACAAGTTAGACTTAAGACTAAATAGTTCCATGCAGTATTCTACTACAAGTGATATTGATGTAAACAATGTGGTTTGGGGAGGAATGTATAAGACACTATACTTAACTTTTAATGACGGGGACTACAGAGATTATTCTAAGAATGAGATTGAGGTAACCACGCTTAATAATGGTGGTTTACATCTAGTATCTTCTCCTGCTATTGATAATTATAGTGTATTTTTCAGTTCGCCTGATAGTTCTAGATTAACTATTCCACATAGTGACTATGGTGATCTTTTTAGAATAAGAGGTGATTTTACAATAGACTGGTGGCAGTATCATGCAACAACACCACAAGAAAATGTTTCTGCAATAACATTTAGTACCGAAAACCTACGGCCTAATGGCTTTACTAATATGAGACTTGGGTATTACAACGGCGGAAACATATACATGTACCTAGGCCAGGCTGGAAGTGGTTCAATAAATACTGGCCCAATTAGCTATAATATATGGGTACATTATGCTATTACTAGGCACGGTAATTATTTTTATGGTTTTAGGGACGGGGTTTTAAAAAACTCATGGTATGAAGTTGCAAATCTTGATGTTGGAGAAGATAGTCCTTATTACTTTATGCTTGGTGGGTATAACCACGGTTGGTACTTTTTTTGGCCAGATTATTGGTCTTATTTTACAGGAAGCTTGGCCAGAATACGATTTGTTAATGGTCAGGCTTTGTGGACAACTGATTTTGATATTGGTGGACTTACTTACGCTGATCCTCTTCCAGGCCCAAATGATACTAGGTGGGTTAATTTTATAAATGTTGCAGTAGGGGGTTCCAATAAAATAATTAATAAAATAGGAATATACCCTGATATATCTGTACCATATAGTCTTGGAGGTACATACAATTCCGATTGGGAATATTTGGGAAATAAAGTATCAAACTATGATACTGAACAAATAAACGTAGCATTAAATGCTTCAGTAAGTGGATCTTCCAGTGTAGTCATAGACAATGGCGAATATACTATTTCCTGGTCACCAAGTAATGTAGTTAATGGTATACACACAGAGTACGGGTATAGTAATTGTTGGGGATTTATGTCTAGTGACACCACCCCCACATTAGACATAGATTTAGGGGACACATACACAATTGATACTGTTGTTATTTATCATGGTATAGGTAATGATGTATCTTATCTAGTTACTGATTATATCATAGAAATTAGTACAACTATATCTGGAAGTTTTACTGAGGTCGTTAGTGTATCTGATAATGATGCTTTTGTTGCTTATCATAGGTTTTCTCCAGCGGAAGCAAGGCGTGTAAGAGTTACCATATCTGATTATATTTCCGGTAGTGATTATATAACTATAGATTCTTTAGGTACAACAGTTCTTATTGACGGTGGGTTCTTAAGGGAAGTTCAGGTTTTATCTGTGGCCGGAGGTGGTGAGGTATCTAGTGAGGATTATCCTATAATTTGTGTAGACCTAAGAGAGCAGTTTAATGTTGTATCCCATTCTGTAATTAATACCAGATGGGTTAAATCTTGGATGTCTGCTCCATATATGGATGCTTTGTGGGATAACAACGAGCAGTATTTTAAGTATTCAAATAATGTTACAGATGACCCAAAAAAAATTACATTTGTTAGTAAAACTTTGGATGCTTTTGTTTATTATTCTTCGGTAGACTCTTTTACTTATACGTCAGATACAACTACTTACACATTTAGTTCAAGTGAGTACTTGGAGGAAGGTTTTTATAATGTTTCTTGGCAGGCGTATAATGTTACTGATTATAATTTAATAAGTTTAAGGTTATATAATGGAAGTGATGTTATAGATTTATTTGCTGATACTTTTTCTGACGATGTTTGGGCTTCACAGCTAAGTACGTTAACTATAAATAGAAGTTGCAACTATTCAGTTTTAGGAGTACTTCATAAAGAAATAGATGGTAATTGGGGAGTAAAACTTCCGTCTATTTCTGCTTCTTTTAGTGAAGGAATAAAGTGGGTTTCTATTAAAAAAGACACGGCTACTGGTTATTCTTATGATAGGGTTTCAGAAAATTATGGCCCTGATTATATCGATAAGCTTCTTATTTACGGTGATGTTATATACAACCCAACAGAGTATAGTTGGTGGTGGCGTTCAAACATTAGTGAATTAAGTAACGATTACATGGAAGTTGTTGAAGGTAGAAGGGCTCTAAATATAGACTATCCTACTTCTTCTGGTATAGATTTTGTTGAAATTATAGAGGCTTACCCGTTAATCAATGACGTAAGTTGGTCAGAGATGGATATGCTTAGTTTTTGGTTATATATAGAAGATGTAAATAGATTGGATATGTCTTTTGGTACCATAGGGTTTGGTAATAAAAAAGGAGCATACTATTTATGGCAATTAAAAGATATTGTACTAGAGTCAGGATGGAATAAAGTTAAACTATATTTTGATAACTATACTGCAGTTGTTCCTATACCTAATAATTTTTTAGACAGTTCTTTGAATTTTAGAAATAAAGAAATACCGTCTTTCGGTATTATGTATAGGGGGGTTGGAGAGGCCTTTAGTTTAAAACTAGATACTATAAAAATAGAACGAAACCGTTTTGAAACAGATGTTAAGTTTGGTAAAGGGCTATGTCTTACTTGGAATGAGTGTTTGGATATACCTATATCAGATTTAACTCTTACCCAAGGGTCTATAGAGTTTTGGGTAAAACTTTATTGTGATTACCAAGGGCAAGATGTTTTTGGTGCTACTATGTCAAGGACGCTATTTACATTAATATCTAATAATAATGAAGTAATATCTTTGGGAATAAAAGGGTCTGAGTGGTTTGAGATTGGGGTCGGTGGCGCCAAGACAAATTATAATTTTTTAAATGCATTGGATGTTGAGGAAATACCTGACAAATTTTTTGTAGAGCGTAAGGAGCCAGTTCATTTAGCTATGGTTTGGTCTAATGATGGTAGTCATAGTGATAGTGGCGCCACTGTTTGTTTATATATGAATGGCGAGTTAGTTATTTTCAGCAAAACTACGTGGGAGATAGAAAACTGTAAAAGCGCATGTTTAAGGCTTGGTGGAGGAAACACTGTTTTAGCTTATAACTCTGATTCTGAAGGAAGTGGTATTTTTGATAATTTAAAACTGTATAATTATTGTAAAACCTCATTTAATATAAACAAGGAAGATATAGATAAAGATATTAAAATATCAGTTAATGAGTTTTTAAAAATATCTAAAGATGGTAATAATTTTTATGGTGTTTATGACGGACAACTTCCTTTAGTTTATGAAGGAGTTCCAGTAGGAGAAAAGGCAGTTTTATACATACGTACTAATAAAGACAGCAGATTTAAACAAAGTAAAAATACTGCAGATTTGATGGTGTCCTGGTTGGTAACTGTTTAAAGTAACCATACAATAGTAGAGGGGTATAGATGGTAAGTTTCGGAGAAGATGGAACAATAAAAGAACAGGAGTTACCAACTGAATACTTTGATCAAGAAGGTAGTTTTGTTGCCATTCCAATATACAATAATAATACTTTTTCAATAAATGCCTATGCTATGGTTTATCCTACGGAAACCAAAAATAGACTTAAAATTACTACTTCATCAGGAAGTAACTACTATGATGTAGAAGACACTACGCTAGTAGGTAAGAGTTTTAACAAGGCATATAGTTGGAGTTTAGGTCATTTTGAAAATACCTGTGTAAGGGATAATTTTATCTATCAAACAGGAAGTGGCGGAAATTATGTATCACCTGTCTATGATTTTATAGATAATTTTAAAGCTTCTTATTTCTATTTAGATGCAACAATAGCTAGCGGTACTAGTTGTACTCTTGAAGTTATGGGAAGTGATATATCTCCAGAATCCATTGAAGAATTGTACATTCCTACTAATTTAGGGATAGTTTTATATAATACTAAAGATAACTCAATAAACACATTAACTAATGAGTCTCTTACTGGTTCTACTAGTAGTGCTATTGTAAGTGTTAATAAAAATAATGGTGATATTATTACCGTTTGTTATGTAAATTATTATTCACACTGGCAATCTAGAGCATATAGATACAACAGAAATGGTATATTATTAAGTAGTACTGATGGTTATATAATCAGTTACTATCTAAAATATGGACTTTCTTATTTTTTAGAATCTGTTGGTAGGTATGGTTATTGGGGGTACGGAAAGCATTCAGCTGTAGATAGTTCTGCTTTGTATGTCGATGGCAGTAGTATAAGGTCGCTTATACACATTAGTGCTGACTTTAACACATCCATTTATGAATTAAACATGGGATACACTGATTTTGTACAGGACATGTCTGCTGATTTGTACGGAGATGGTTTGTGGTTTATAAACAAAACAACTAATAGACTAATACACCTAAACGGTGTAGGAACCGAAACTGTAGGGTTTGTATTAAAAAATGCAAAGGCTGTTTGTTCTGACATAGATGGTGGTTGTTGGGTGTTTGAAACCTCAGAGAAAAAAGTTTTAAAGTATAATAATTCTGGTGACTTATTATCATCTAATACGTTAAACATAAATATAGATGTAATGAAAAGTGATTTTTATGGTGGTTTTTGGTGTTCTGGGGCTGAAGGTGTTTTTAGGTTTAATGGTTCAGGAGGAATGGTTGTATCTAATACCGCTTTACAAGGATATAATCGTATGTGGGCTGGCAGAAGAAGTATAGTACTGCAATCTCTGCCTAGTAATTATGATGGGTATACAAATAATTTTGATAGAACTCCAATTATAATATTAGATACTGTTACTGGAAACTTAAAAAAAACTATTTATTTAGATGAATATACCAATGTAGGAATACCAACTTTTTTTACATTGGACTACACTGAGGATACTACAATAGAGTTTCCTACAAGGCAAGATCAAGTGTGGGGAGAAAATGGAAGTTTGGTTTGGAAAGAAGTAAATATAAATGGTGAACTATTACCTAGAAATAGGTACTATAGGGCAAAAATAAGTTTAGAACCAAACTCAACTATTTTACTTCACGATACTTTTGTAGATGGGTCTAATTGGCAGCATATTTCAGGGGATGCTGAGGATTATTCTTTAGGATATTTGAAACAGCAGGGAGCCGGTAATGTTGTAAAGACTAGGACTATACAACAGTTTCAATTAGGAGATTGCTGGGAAATGAGCTTTAAATTTAAACGGTTAGGGGTTACTACCTATATCAGGCCTGTATATATTAGCGACAGTAATATGTTGTATTGTACAATATATGATTCTGGTATAAGTAGTTATATAGACTTTTATGTTATATATAACGGAGTTACTACTTCTTTATATAAAGCTATATTTAGTTCTACTTTTCATATATTTAACTTTGCTACTATATGGCAAAATATTAAAATATTTAGAAGTGGTCCAGTTGTTGGGATAAAAACATGGAGTGAACTGGAGGTAGAGCCAAAATCTTTTGATTGGACATGTAATTTTGGGGATAAAATACAGACTTCTGGTTATTTTGAAGTATATCACTATGGCGCTACTTATACGTATTTTGACGATTTAAAAATAATAAAAAATATATTCTCACCTTTTGTTGAAAATATAAAAATAGGATCGGTGGTTGAGTTGGACAATATACAACCAAATGCACATAAAGATATTTTTGTTAAGTCTGCTTTTTATTCTACAGGAGATGAGGACTCATATATCAGTAATATATTGGTTAGTCAGAGGGAGATTGCATAGTGGTTAATTATAATTTAATAAACCAAGGTATTTTTTCATCTATTACCTCGTCAGGTACTGGAAATAAACAACTTACTTTTGGTGAATTAAGCCTTTTGTATGATGTCGATACTGGTATTTCTGGTGTAAATATAATAAATACTGATGTTTTATACCTACAATTAGATATGTCAAATAGGATACTTTTAGATAGTGTTGGTATTCATATAAGCAGTAGTGGGACTGAGGAACAGGTGTTAAGCAGTGTTAATTTCTACTATAAAAATACAACATCAGGAACATATATTACGTGCCATAAAAACTCAGTTACTGATTATTATTATGTAGATATAATTCCAGATAATTTTTCCCCAAGGTATATATTAATTACTGTAGAGAATATAAGTTGTACTATTTATGAGGTTGTAATTAATAATGATGACAGTATAGTAAATTTTGGTATAGATGGAACTGATGCTTATAAGATGATAGAACAAGGAGTAGTAGATTCAATAAAAATATTTAATAATAATATTATAGGAACTAGTGCAGTTAATGCTTATGTGTCAATTGATTATAATGATATAGGCTTAGAAGGATATGTAAAATTGTCTTCTTCTTTTGGTGGGCCTTTTTACGGTTTAGACGATGGTGTTATTATAGATAGTAATTATGGTGATATGAAATATACATGGGATCTTGGAGCATATGATAAAACTAATTATTCGATAACAAACAATGGTGTAATTTTGGGCGCTATAGATTATGATTTTACTTTTGAGGAGATAAATGCGGGGTATATAGATATAGCAAGTGACGGTGTTACTTTTGTGTCTGTTACTAGAGCTAATAACGTTTATTGTAGTTCATATACGCGTGGAAAAAAATTATCAGGGTCAGGAAAATATTATTTTGAGATTGAGGTTATACTTAATTATGATAATGGTATATTTATAGGAATAGGAAACGCTTCATCTAGAATAGTATACGATAATTATGCTGGTAAAACTACAAATAGTTATGGGTATTATACTAATGGTAATAAATATTATAATGCGGCAGCTACAAGTTATGGCAATTCATATACAACTGGTAATATAATAGGATGCGCAATTGATACAGATAGTGGTAAGCTTTGGTTTTCTAAGAACGGTGTTTGGCAAGCTTCTGGCGATCCTTCTGCTGGTACAAACCCGGCGTATAGTTCTATAGCATTCACTGAATATTATGTATTGTGCACGGCCTTGCACGGGTATAGTTTGTTAAGACTTAAAGGCACTACAAGTAGTTTTAGTTATTCACCGCCAAGTGGATTCAGTCCAATTAATATACCAGTAATTTCTGGAACTTACACATCTCCAGTACTTTCTTCTAGTAATTCATCTTTAGGGTATCTAGTAGTTGACGGTATAACCGCAAGTGGTACTTCAATTAGTTATTCAGGAGAGTCGGAGGATATAGAAGTTAGAAGTAGCGATATTTCCCCCGTTGGAGTAGAAGAGCTTTATATGTATTATGATGATAAAATACTAAAAGCTGATATTTCTAGCGGTGTAGTTACTACTTCTTGGAAAACAAGTGTTCCAAATAGTACATATAGAAATTATACTGCAATAGATAATAAAAGAGGAAGAATTGCTATTAATTACCACGGAGCCTCTCCGTATAATGGGTATATCTATGTTTACAACAGAAGCGGTACACAAGTAGCATATACCATTACTACTAAAACATATTATAGTTTTGATGTTAAGATGGATTTTGATAGTTACGGGGGTCTTTGGGCATATGGGGTTGGTACTGCAAATAACTGTATAACCCTTTTACATTTTAGTAGTGTTATGTCAGAAAAATATAAATTAGTTTTTTCTGCTGACACGATTTATGATTTGGCAAGTGAATTAAATGGTACTGGTGTTTGGTATACAGACAAAATAACTAACAGGCTGATGCATCTTAGTAGTACTGGGGCTACATTAAGCTCTATTAGTCTAAACACTCCTAGAGCGCTGTGCGGAACAATAGACAATGGATGTTGGGTTGTTGATAACTATACCATGCTAGCAAACAAGTATGCTTCGGATGGTAATTTAATTTTATCTACTAATTTAGGAGTAGCTATAAATAGATTATGTAGTGATAATTATGATGGATTTTGGGGAATAAATTCAACTACTTTGTATAGAGTGGACAGTTTAGGAACTGTTGTGTTATCGAAACCCATTGTTGGGGCATATAGAATAACATCTTCAACTGATAATGTGGTGGTATATAGTAAAGCATATAACTACATTAAAGTTATAAATAAGTTTTCTGGCAATACTGTGTTAGATTTAACTGTTACTGGTAATCATGCTCCTCCTGATATATTCTTTTTTAATACAACAAACCACCTAGAAAATCAAAATACTGGGATAAAATTACCACTATCTACTGATTCGGTGTGGGGAATATCTGGCTCGTTGGGTTGGGATGTAGTTAAAAGAAGTGAATATTTTTTACCGTATAAACGATACCACCAAACAAGAGTTACCCTAAGATCAGACAATAACAATGTGCCTGTACTTAATAAAATACTAATTCCACCAATAATAAAAATACAAGATATAGTACCACAAACAAGTAGTAATGTTTACATACAATCTAATCTACCAAGTGATATATCAGATTTATCTGGTTACTCAGTTTTAAGTGATGTGAATAAAAACACATATATGGTCTTGGGGACAGATAAATTAACTACTACATTTACTATTCCCGATTATTATACATATGGTTATATAAGAAGTACAATAATGACTAATAATACCGGTAAATACTATGTGGAATTTATCATAAATAATACAAGCAGTCGTGGTTCTTATAATTACAATGAGCAGTATTTTGGAATAGCAAAAGACGCTTTTAATTTTAATACTACTTTGGGTAGGGATGCTGCAGGTTTAAGTTATAGTTATTTTTCAGGTAATTTTGGATACAGTAATCCACCTGGTGGATTTTATGGTGGTTATACGTTTTTATATGGAGATAAAACACTAATCAACAGTGATGTGATTATGCTAGCTGTAGATGTTGGTAATAAAAAGCTTTGGTTTGGTAGAAACGGTGTTTGGTTTGATGGTGGTGATCCGAGTACTGGAGTAAATACTACTAATTATTTTAATGATATAAAAGTAGGACCTTACTATATTGTTTGGGGTTCTTTCTATACTAATGACAGTGTTACATTGAATTTTGGAGCTACGGAGTATGCTTACGAACCACCAACGGGTTTTGGTGGGCTTTTTGGTCCTGTTGAGGAAAACTCAGCTATTTTTGAAACTAATATTAAGTGTTGGTGGGGGCTTGAAGAATAATTATGGTGAATTACATTTGGCATAATGATGATTATAATAAAAGAATAATTAATACTATTAACGGAGATTTAGTTGGAGAGGATTTAACTAATTTTCCAGCATTAGTTACTTTATCTGGTACTAATTATGATGATTTATTTGAGGAGTTATTAATCAGTGGTAGTATTTCTTATGCCACATGGAATATATCTGATAAAACAGCGGATGTTGCATTATCTGGTGGAGATTTAATAGCTACTTTTTCTACAACCGGTTATGGGGGTGTAAGATCTACAATTAGTAAAACTACAGGAAAGTGGTATTTTGAATTTGTTCGCACTGGTACTATTGAGGCTGGTTGGGGTATTTCCAAAGCTGCTGCCCCATTTACTTGGTATGTTGGATATGACACAAATGGTTGGGGCTACTATGTTGGTGGCGGAAGTAATGGTAGAAAAGTTCATGCTAATTCTTTTACTGAAATAGGGACTTATTTTGCAACTACTGATACAATCTCCATAGCTTTTGATGCAGATGCCGGCAAGTTTTGGATTGCGAAGAATGGTACTTGGCTTGCTTCAGGCGATCCAGCAAATGGAACTAATCCGTTATTTACTGATACAGATATTAGTGGGGGTGTTTTTGCACATGTAGCTGCATATTATGATTCAACATTTACTGCAAATTTTGGAGCATCAGAGTTTTCTTATTCAGTACCCAGTGGGTTCAATGCCGGGTTGTATGAAATTACCATTACACATAATAAACAAAAGATAGCTATATATGATTCAAACAGTAATCAGTGCTATACAGAGATAGAAAGTTGGGATTCTATTAATGAGGTAGCATATCTTTGGGCTAAAATCCCAGCACTTTCTTCAGGTATAAATTCTAACTTGTATTTATACTACGATAATACAGCAGCAGACAATACAACTTATATAGGAGAAACAGGTTCTTCCGCGGCTCAAAATGTATGGTCAGGTTATTCTGCGGTTTATCATATGGCCCAAGATCCCTCTGGCGGAACAAATTGCATATTAGATTCAACTTCTAATACTTTAAATGGTACTACCTATGGTTCAATGACCGCCAGTGATCTGGTTGAAGGAAACATAGGAAAAGCCATAGATTTTGATGGCAGTAATGATCATATAATTATTCCTCATAATACTGTTTTTGATTTTGGAACTAGTGATTTTACTATAAATTTTTGGTTTAAAGTGACAACACTTGCTACTAGAACTCTATTAGCCAAATATTCTGCTTGGACAGGTGCTGTGGCTTTTGATATAGAGCTATTCTCTAACGGCACCATTCGTTTTATTGCTGGAAATGGGGCAGCAATTATTATAACTACAACTTTTCCTACTATTTTAACAAATACTTGGTATTACTTTACTGCATACAGGAATGGTGGAGTAACTAAAATATACATTAATGGCGTATATAATGGTACACATTCTGGTTCTGTTGATATTTTAAATTCTGCTAATTTATATATAGCAAGAGATATGGAAAGCGGCGGTTACCTGCCAGGAAGTATATCAGGTATTAGAATCGCAAAAGGAATGTATAGCAGCTATAGTAAAATAGTAACCGAGCTATCTCTGAGTACTTTAGTTAATTTTTCTACCACTGAGGTAAAACCTGCTTTTGTTTTTGGTGGTGAGGTAAAGTTGGCTGGCCAGTCTGTAGCAAGAACTGTTTATGTGTATAAAAGAGATACCGGGGAACTTTATGATACTTTAATATCTAACTCAGGAACTGGCCACTTTGAATTTACTTCAAGCTCCGATGTATATTATTTTATAAATATTATGCCTGAAATAGGTGATGGGTATAATATACTAAGTTATGACCAAATAAAACCGGTGTAACCAATGTCGTTTTATCAACTGTATTCAGATGGTGTGTTTGCTTATGCCGCACACGATAAAGGGCTATATGTTTATGACATTACATCGGAAGCGTTATATGCTTATATTAATTATGTGGGTGGTTTTACTACTGTAGCAGGAAATGGAACTTATGTATATTTAGGTACTACTTCTAGTGGTATTAAGAGCTTAAGTAAAGCCTGTGTAAGCGGTAGTACAGATAATCCATATGATTTAGTTAGTTGTTTGAATGATTATTTAACTTACCCATATATAGTAGGGAATAGTATAAATTATTTACACGCCAATGATACATTTTTAAGTTCAGTGTCAACTTCTGGTACTGGTATGGATATAATTAAGTTTGATCCTCAATCTTATAGGTCGTCTTTTGTTGTTTCTGGAACCGAATATATAGAAAAATGCTTTATAACCAACGGTAGTTTATATTATACATTCTCCGGCGCCGGCGGGTGGGAATTAGATAAAGTTAAAAATACACACGACTGGAGCATTCCTGATAAAAAATATATAACTGGGTCTGGAATTTTACAGTCCGGAATTAAAATTAATGACATATATGTAATTGAAAATACTTCTGGTAATAGTTTATTTCTTGCTACTACTAGCGGTGTTTATATAATAAACGAAGAAGATAACAGTTTTATAGTGTTAAAATTAAAAACATAAGGCGTATTATGACTATTTTTTATACATATTATTTTGATGGGTATGTTAAAACAAAAGATGTTCCTACGACTGCAACACTGTATCTGCATAATAGATCTAATGGTGAGCTGCTCAACACTGCCACTTCTTCTGGTGCCGGTGGTTATTATTATATGGAAACCACCTATACCGGATCTCATTATATAGCCTGTTTAGATCCTTCTGGTGGGGATAGTTATAATGATTTAATTTTAGGAAACGTTTTTCCTGAGATGTCTTGGTACGAGGTAAATAATACTAGGGCTTTGTTTGCCGGCAATTTATGGAGTAGTAATGTCATAAGTTATTTAGAGGTAGAAATTTTAGGTAATTCTATAGATTTTGGGGATTTAACAGCAGCTAGATATTATGGTTCTGCCACATCATCAAGCACTAGAGCAGTTTTTGGCGGAGGAAATGGAGGAAGCTCTACAAATATTATAGACTATGTTACTATAGACACGATAGGCAATGCCACAGACTTTGGCGATTTAACAGTAGCTAGACATGGGTTGGCTGGTTGTGGTTCTTCTACTAGAGGTCTTTTTTGTGGTAGTGGTAATGTAATTGATTATGTTACTATAGCGTCTGTAGGAAATGCCACAGATTTTGGTGACATGACTGTTGCTAGATCTTATAATTCTGCATGTAGTTCTCCAACCAGAGGTTTGGTTGGTGGGGGAAATGGCTCTAATGTAATTGATTATATTACTATTGCTAGTACAGGAAATGCCACAGATTTTGGTGACTTGACTGTTTCTAGAAGTGAAATATCTGCAGCAAGTAATTCAACAAGGGGTATTTTTTGTGCTAGTAATGTTTTAGACTATGTTACTATAGCATCTACCGGTAATGCGACTGATTTTGGTGATCAAACTGTTAATAGATATGCTTTAGGTTCTACATGTAATTCTACTAGAGCAGTTTTTGGCGGTGGTTATGCTGGTAGTGCATCTAATGTAATAGATTATGTTACTATAGTAGTTACTGGTAATGCAACTGACTTTGGTGACTTACTTGTAGCTGGTTACGGTTATTTTGCAACGTCTTCTAGTCATGGGGGTTTACAGTAATCAATGAGAAATTATAAAAATGTATAATTTTAACTTTGAACATACTGGTTATATTTCAGCATCACCATTCAATTTTAATTTTGGTGAAGAGTTATTAGGTACTTATTTATATATTCTCAACGGTAATTCTGATGTTTTTAATTCTATTTGGTCCGATGACTATTATTTATATGTAGTAGCAGATGATAACACAATGAATGTAATAAATTTGGCTAACTATTCTGTATACGATTGGTATTCAAAAGACAAGTCAGGCCGCTCAGGAGATAAGCTTATGAATAATGCTGTTGTAGATATTAATGTGGTATAGGAGATAAGTTATGTCTTTTAGATATTATAGGCTAAACATAACAGAAGCAAATGCTACTGGTTGGAGTTATATAGGTCAAATTCAACTATATGACGGAGATACTCTTGTATCTCCTAGCAATATGACCGGTGATAGTTCTCCATCTCCGTATGTGGTTTCCGCCAGTGTTTCAAATGAAGGTGATAGTAATTGGAGAAAATACTTTGCTTTTGACAGCTATATAGGATCGTCTCCGGTAAGCGGTATGGGGTGGAATACCAACCCAAGCGCTGCTGCTTGGATAAAAATAGATCTTGGTGTTGCTAAATCGGTAAATTATTATAAGATATATTCTACAAACCACAACGTTTGTCCTAAAGCCTGGACTTTGGAGGGATCTAGTACTGGTAGTTTTTCCGGCGAAGAGATAATTTTAGATTCTCAGTCCAATAAGGCAAATTGGGGGGCTGATGCTGCTTTTGAAAATATAATTTATTCTAATTTTGATTCTTCTGGCTGGGATAATTATTTTAATTTAACAATAGATCATACAAAAATAGATGCGGATATTACAGATTTTCCATTGTCAGTAACTTTAAGTTCTGGTACTGGTATAACTGGTTTTGATGCTACTGATATTTTTACAGAGCTGGCTGATATTTCTACTCCTGATTCGTATACCAAACTCTTATTGCATCCAATCGGGGATATTTCAACATATAAACATCCATTGACGTTTAATGGTAATCCAAAAATAGTGTATGATGCAACAGCCTCTGGTACTAAATATGTTATATCTTTTGATGGAACTGGCGATTATATAACTGCCCCAGATAACGATGTTTGGACTTTTGGATCAAATGATTTTACTATAGATTTTTGGATCAAATTAACAAGTCTGCCCGCTGCTGGTTTTGGTGCCTCTTTGTATGCCCAAGATGGTGGGGCTGCTGTCGCGTCTCCCTTGTGCTTGGTTCTTAACACTTCTGGTAATCTTAATGTTTGGGCTTCTACAAATGGTAGTACATGGGGTATTTTTAATCAATATAATTTTGGCGGTTCGTCAAACATGACTACTGGTGTTTGGCATCACGTGGCTTTTGTTAGAAAACTAAATGATTGGTATTATTTTATAGACGGTGTTCTTATAAATACTACAAATGCTGCTGGCAATATTTATAATGCTTCTATGCTTTTTTACTTGGGCGGGCAGTTCCAAAGTCCTTCTGGGACTGGTGGTATAAATGGCTACTTGGCAGATTATAGATTTACAAAAGGATTAGCAAGGTGGACTTCTGGTTTTACTCCGCCGATTGTTTATAATGCTAAAGAAGCTTATACCCCAGCACTTACTTGGTCAGAAGTAGATAAATCTAGTGGAATATCGCTATCAAATGAGTACTTAACGGCTACTAGGGCTGCTGGAACAGCTTGGCACTGTGTAAGGGCCACAAATAGTAGGAACAGAGGTAAGTGGTACTGGGAAACTACTATAAATTCTATTATAACTGAATGTGCTAATGGTATTGGTACTATTTCTGCTACTTTAGGCGATTGGTTGGGAAAAGACGCTTATGGTTATGGTTATAATGCCTCTGGAGGACAAAAAACAAACAATAACACCTATCCAGCTTATGGCGCTTCTTATACTACTGGAGATATAATCGGTTGTGCTTTGGATCTTGATAATGGAAAAATTTGGTGGGCTAAGAATGGAGTATGGCAAGCTTCTGGTAATCCAGTAACTGCAGTAAATCCAGCGTTTACTGGGATTACTGGGGATTTTATGCCTATGGCGGCCTTATATAACGGTGGGTCAAATGTAACGATAACTCTTGGAGATTCTTCTTTTGTTTATTCTATTCCAGATGGGTTTAAAGCCTACAATAATGATTATTCTACAAAATTATTAATACAGCCAGAAGGAGACACTTTAGCTAATCATAAAGATATAACAATAAATGGAAATGCAATAAGTAGTGCAGTTGGAAAATTTGATCAAAGTTATTATTTTGATGGCTCAAACGATTATATAAGTATGCCAGCTAATGCTGATTATGCTTTTGATACAGGAAATTTTACTATAGATTTTTGGATAAGGTTTACTACTGTTAAATATCAATATATAGCATCTGCTGGTGGTCCTGGTAGTAGTTCCAATGTAGACGGATGGTCAATTTATTGGTATAGTAATACTATAAAGTTTGCTGCCCAGAGTGGCGGTACAGGTATTACTATAAGCCCTGCTTGGGCACCAGTAGCTAATGTGTGGTATTATGTGGCAATAACTAGAAGTACTAATACCTTTACTATATACATAAATGGTGTAAGTATAGGCACTGGAGACGACTCTGATAGCATACCATATAATGCTTCATATACATTTAAATTGGGAACGTCTTATGATACTGGAAATTACCTTGCTGGTTACTTATCTGAATTTAGAATTTCAAAAGGGATTGTTAGATGGACTAGTAATTTTGATCCTCCGCGCGCAAAATACCATTCCAATGACAGCATTGTAAATAGTAGAAGAATAGCTATATCAACTGATATAGATGGTACTACTACAAGTTTACCAGTAGAAATAGATTACTGGGATTATATAAACCAGAAAGCTCAACTATGGACTAGAGTTCCAACTGTTTCTTCTGGAACTGATACTGTGGTAACGTTATGGTATAGCGCAAACAAAGATGAAAATAGTATGGTTGGGCATACTGGAAGTAACGCATCCAAAGGAGTGTGGGACAGTAATTTTAAATTAGTTTATCACATGAGCCAATCTCCGATAAATGGTGCAGGTTGTATCTTGGACTCTACTTCTAAAGTACTACATGGTACTCCAAACGGTTCTATGGACAGCAGTGATTTAGTAACTGGACCAGTACATAAGGCTTTAAACTTTGATGGTGCAGATGATTATATTTCTACTGCAGATAATTCTGCTTGGGACTTTGGTACAGGTGATTTTACTATAGATTTTTGGGCCAATATAACTGGATGGCCAGGAATTGCACAGGCTTCTTTTATAGGGGCCGGTGATAGTTTTTGGCACTGCTCAGCGGGAGATTTTTCCAGTGTGCATAAGCTTAGATTTCAGGCATCTGGTTTTGATACGAATGATGGTATTGACATTGATGATTATAATAACATTTGGCATCATATTACCTATGTAAGAAGTTCAGGGGTTTTAAAGATATATTGGGATAACACTGTGCAAGAGAATGTTGCTTGTACTACTAATATTACAGGAACAGGTAGTGTGTACATAGGAAAAGAAAATGGAGGATCTGATATATTACAAGGTAGTATGGCAGAGGTTAGAATATCTTCTTCAGGTAGAACAGAGGCTTTTATAAAAGCTAACTATTACAATGTATATGATGATTTGATTACTTTTACTAGTTATTATATATTCTTTTATTTTTCTAATCAAGTACCTGATGATTTATCTACAGTATATGGTAAAAATCATCAGTTGTTGTTAACAGTTACATTATCAGGGTCAGACACAGAGTATGTATATGATGCCTATTTTTATGACAGCTTTAATGCTCAAATAGGGTCTACCGTGTCAGGAACAGAAAGCGGGCAACCTGTGTCAGTGTATATGGATACTATAAGTGGTACTACGTATGGTTGGTATGTATTAGCAACTAGTTCTGGTTATTCTGATACAAGTGCTACTTACCAATTTGTAAATAAATTCTTATGTCAGGGCTATGTAGAAGAGCAGGGGGTAAGAGCTTCAGGAATACCAATAAGACTGCATAGAAGAAGTAATGGGGAGGTAATTGGGTCTGATATATCATCTACAGCTAGTGGTATATTTTCAATAGAAACAGATTATAATGAAGAGCACTATATAGTAGCATTACATCCAGATTCTAACTATAACGCATTGATTTTTGATAGAATAACCCCATAAGAGGTTTATAAATTGTCAGCCTATGATACTCCTCCTATAGATAATATTCCTTTTTCATTCTCATCATCTGGGTACTCGTCTCCAGATTTTAGTAATGTTGGTTTTTTGTTTGGACTGCGTCCAGTTTATACTCAAACCTCAACATTGCAGTCTGCTATAAATGTAATGCAGCTATACCAAAGTAGCACCTATACTTACTTAAAAAGTTGTCCAACAATTACTGTAGGGTATAATAATCTAGGTATACAGACCATCCAATTACCATGTAAGTACGGAGGTATAAGAGATATCGGTATCTATGTATATGGTAATCCTACAAATGTAGATCTAGGTGCCTATATTTTTGCTATTTCGAATTTTTTAGATCTAAGTCAATATATCGAACCTTCTATATCGGAAGAACAAAATTTAATAAGTATTTTGCGCGGAAAAGATGTAGGGGCAATTAACCTAAAAAATGTAATTAAAGGCCGGTCAGTAGGAAACACATCCTCTTTTAGGTCTATAATAAAAGCGTATGATTCAGCTAATTATAATTTGTATTCGATTGTTACGTCTATACACAAAGCCGAAGTTACTTTAAATGAAACAATTAAAGGACTATCAACTAACAATTATTTAAATCTTATAAGCTATTTAAAACAAAATATACAACAAACATATAATATAAGTTCATATATAAAACAAATAAACGGTTCGTATAGTTTAATAGGTACAACAATCAAAGGTTGGGAGTGCGGTGTAGAAAAAAACTTTCCTGGGTTTTTGAGACCAACTTTTTTAGGATTATCGTCAAATATCACAGCGTACTTAAAAACAAATTTCATAGAATTATTAGATATAAACTTTAAAATAAAAGGATGGATTCATACTAATTCTGATTTTCCTATAAGTATTCATGGTTGGCAAGAGGTTGTTCTAGGTGCATATATATTACCTAAATATACAAAAGACCTAAGTTCTATAATAAGAAGTACATACATAATAAACTTTCCGGCGTCACTTAATGCAGTAGTTCCTGTAAATTTGTATACATCTATACAGGGGTTTGATTTAAAAAATCTTTCTTCTACTTTGGACGGGGTATATGGCCCGTATGATTTTCAATCAAGCATTTTCCCTAATCTCCCAAAAGAATTAAAATCAACAATTGGTGGGTTTAAAGGAATTAAAATAACTAAGAACCTAAGTAGTTATATTGGCGCCTTTGATTACTTTGACTTGTCTTCCAGTTTGTATATCATACCTTCAGTAAACCTTAATTCCATAATTTCATCCAGGGGGCAATCGTTTAATCTAAATAGTATAATTATACCTAAAATTGTTTACATAACAAGGGTTTTTAGTGTTTCATTACTAGAACATATAGATTTAGTATCAATGATAAATTTCTCTTGTTTTGGCACAGGCTATAGAGATTTAATTTCAAGTTTGGTAGCACAGTGCAAGATGGATATAAGAAGTACCATATTTGGTAGTAGTTTTGATAACATAGTTAATCTAGGCGCTAGTATTAATAATGATTCTTTTATAGTTGAAAACAAAATAAGATTACTAATTAGTAAAACTGAAGCTATTGGAATGCTTAAAATAGGGCATAGTTTTAAACAATTACCAATTACCTACGACAAACTACTAATTAGTCAGGGACTTAGCTATTCTTCTAAATTGTTAGGATCAAATATAACTGGTATAATGAGAGCAGTAGATCTGTCAATATATATAAATGCTATAGAGAATGCCGATTTTGTTTCTGGTACTATAGGAGACTATCTAGGAAATGAGGTCGCTATTAATCTAACTAAAGGGGAGCCAAGGTGGCAGCGCCAGATAGAACTAAGGTTTCAAGAAATTGCAGATAAGTATTTATATTTTGGTGAGGCAAAAAAAGTATACAGGGAAGATAGGTCTAAAAATTGGATTATAAGAATACAAGGATATGAAAGTATTAATGATGGAGTGCTAGGCATAGACAGGGCGAAGGTTAGGACTAAGTATGTATTTAATCTAAGTAAATATACCTCTTTAGACTCAGCTATCAGAGATATGATAAATAGAGTAAGTATGTTTCAGAGATGTGATATTAGTTCTTATATAAATTCTTCAGGGGGTTATAAGGATCTTGGTGGAGTAGTAAAAGTTAGAAATCACAAATATAAAACATCAAGAAGTATATATTCTAACGTATTGGGTATATCAGAAACAATGTTTAATTTAAATTCGGTTGTTAGGGGTTTAGGTATATACAGCCAAATAAAAAACCTTTCTGGTTCAATAACTGCTTTATAATAAAAAATACACTTGATTTATATACTGTTAATGGTTATATTACAAAAATATAGAATATCATATTTTATAATAACAATTAATTAAATTTTTTATTGTGTCTTGCCATAGGCATTACTATGTTTTATATTATAATAAAGCCGCCAATAAAAAACTATTTAAAAAGGAAAAGGAGAGTTATATGGAGTTTATTGTGGATGTAGCTAGAGTTCAAGAGGCAGTTAAAAATATAGGTATTATTGCAAAAATCAATACAACTGACACTGCTGGTAGGATTTTAATTAAAACAAACGAAGATAATTCAGTAATATTTTTGGCCAATAACGATATAAATGCTATAACTGTTGTTATAGATAATGTTCAGATAGTAGATCGTGGTGAAGTGTCTGTTTTGTTTAGTAAGATTAAAAACTTTATTGGCTCTTTTGTAGCTTGGAACGAGGAGTTTGGCGCAAAAGAATTTAAATTTAGAACAGTTAATAATAAATTAAATATAAAAGTAGACAATGTTTTTAAGGACAAAAGGAAGTCTAAGGGCAGTTTAACATTAGAGACTTATCCAGCAGTTATGATGGTTTTACCAAAACCTTTTAAAGATACTACATTTATATTAAACTCAGATACAGTTAAATCGGCTATAAATAAAGTAGTTTATGCTATAAATAATACGGAGTTAAGAACTCACCTACAGGGCTTATGTTTAAGTTTTGATGAGGACAGTATTCATTTTGCTGGTACTGACGGACTTTTATTATCAGATTATAGAATTAATAATACAAGTACTATTAAAAAGGGTAAGTTTGTTTTTAAGTATGATTTTATAATGGCACTTAGACGTGCTATTGCGAATGACGTTCAAGTGTTTTTTGAAATAAAAGAAAGGTCGGTTTGTGTTAAATTTGATAATATTTGTATCTACGGCGCTTTGGTGATAGGTCAAGATTATCCGGAATATAAGCCTTTGTTTGAAAAATTTGAATATGTAGTTGAATTAAATAAAGAAATAATGCTATCCGGTTTGGTGTCTGTTTTAGGTAATTTAGTGTCAGATGATAATAATCGAATAACTATAACTATAAACAACAAACAATTTAAATTTTTTAACGATTATGTGGAATATGTTTACGAAGACGTGGTAAATTTTGATGGTGATTTTGTAGTAGATATAAATGGTATTTTTTTAAAACAAACTTTAGATGCAATAACAGATGATAGAATAATGTTTAAATTTACTGATGATAAAAATTGGTTAATTTTTGATTCTGCTACTAACCAGGATCAAAAATCCCTTATTACCTATATTAAACGAAGAGAGGTAGATAGTAATAACGATGACTAGTGCAGAGCTAAATAATGGTATTGCTGTTGGAGATCTATTAACAGATAAAATAAAAGAGTCTAAACGTTATGCTAATAAATCAGATCAATTCGAATACATACTTCCTTACTGTAAGCTTTTATTAGAAGCATATGGGTGGAAAGTTATTCCTCCAATGACATTTAATTATAATTATATAAAAAGCCAAATAGACCTAGTAGATTTTTTTTATGAAAAGTTTAAACAGCGTTACCCAGATAAACTGGTGCCCATTAGAGACGATAGTCGTGATAGAAAAATAGCCAAAGATTTTATTGATGCTATATCTAGTACTGGTGATATATCAAAAAAGGCAGCATTAATTCAATGTGCAGAAATTATAAACTTTATTATAGATAATGCTAATGATTTTAATTTAGTTTTTTATATTGGATTTAAAGTACTAACTCAAGGAGATATGGCATGGGTAGTAGAAAAAGCAATCGGTATGCTTAATACTGAACGTGATTTTAGTAATTCCGATTATTTTGATTATTTGGTAAGAAAATCAAACGCAGAGTACGAAGGGCAAAAGGGATTTGATATTGATAATATATTAAAAAATATGGGAGAAGGTTAAATGGCGAAGAAAAAGGAAGTAAAGGAAGATGAAGGTAAGGACAGGAAGGTAGATTCATTAGACATAGTTAGGAAGGCTATTGAGAAGAAGTATGGAAAGGTATTAACCTCAATGGGCGACCAGAAGGACGTTATTATTCCTACAGTATCTACAGGGTCTTTAGGATTAGATTCGGCTTTAGGGATTTCTGGACTAGCCCTTGGGCGTTGTTACGAGATTTTTGGGCCCCCATCTGGGGGTAAAACTACACTCACTATGAGCCTTATCGCACAGGCCCAGAAACAAGGACTACGTTGTTGTTTTGTAGATGCGGAGAGGGCCGCCGATCCAAAATTATTTACGGCAATGGGTGTTAATATAGACGAATTGCTTTTGGTCCGAGCTTTTTCAGGAGAAGAAAATTTGGATGTTTTAGAGAAAATAATGGCTACTGGAGAGATAAATGTAGCAATTATAGATAGCGTATCTAGTTTGATCCCAAAATCTGAGGCAGATTCTGATATGGAAGACCAATTTATGGGTCTTTTGGCCCGCTTAATGTCTAAAGCGATGCGTAAATTTATTCCTTTGGCGGGAGAAACAAATACCCTCTTAATATTTATCAATCAAGTTAGAAGTAAGATAGGATCTTACTCGGGAGGGGAAGTGACTACAGGTGGGGTTGCGCTTGATTTTAGCGCGACTGGAAGGATCAAAGTGGAGGGCGGGGAGGCAAAAAGCACTCATATAATTAATCCTGATACCGAAGAAATTGTAGGCCATTTAACAAAATTTACTATAAAAAAGAATAAACTGAGTAAGCCATTTAGAACTTGCACCGTTCCATTAGTATATGGTGTAGGGTATGATGTTGTATGGGAATGTTTAACTTTGGCTACAGACCTTGGTATAATTGAAAAATCAGGAGCTTGGTATTCTTATGAAGGAAAAAATATAGCACAAGGGGAAGTAAAAGCTGTTCAATTTTTAAGAGACAATTATGATATTTATTTAATAGTTCGTAAAGCAGTTATCCAGGCATTGGGTCTAGAGGAAGGTTATAGACAACAAGGCCTGTTGGATATTTAACTAACCTTTAAAGAGTGCCACATACAAGTGCACCAAATACCTGGATGTGGTTTTAATGAATTGAGGTGCACATAAATGTCTAAACAATCTGATCAAGTATATGACATACTAAAAATCATTTTTCCATACTCTCATATAGAAAAGGAATACTATGTAAAATATAAGAACACTCGTTTGTTTTTTGACTTTTATATCAAGCAGTTAGCTCTACTATTTGAAATACAGGGTATGCAACATTTTGTGTTCAATAGACATATGCACGGCAATGACCCAGCAAATTTCAACGCCCAGAAAAAACGAGACAATTTAAAGTTAATGTATTTAGAAGATAATCCAAAATTAACCTTGGTGTTTTTTAATTATGATGATATAATTACCGAAGAATTAGTTTTACAAAGAATATTAGAAGCACAAAATAAGGAGCCTATATGTCCCTAATAATAACACCCGATAGTGTGTATGGATTAAAACTAAAAAAAGACTGTGCAGATTTCGAGCCCTATGATGACGGAACCATTACAAAAGAGTGGAAATATTGCTCAAAGTCGTTTGATTGTCGTCAGATCGGCTACAAAAGTGATTATGTGCAATTAGAGGATCCAAAAACAGGTAAAGTAATCAACTATGATTATCTTTGTTGTGGAATTTTATTTCAAAAAAATGAGATGGAAATAGACGAAAAAGCTAGATAGGGGTTGACAAATGGATAAAGGTGTATTATCTTTTAGTGAAGTTAAGCCAGACTACGATTTTATTAGGCAGGTATTTGAAATGGATGTTAGAACATTAGATGTTATTGACGGTTCCGAATTGAGTCAATACGCTCTGGCACTTTCTCAGTACCTAATTTACTTTAAATATCAGCAAAACCAATCAAAAGCCGGTCTATTTAAACTAGAGCGTGAATTGGAGCTAGCTACGTCTCAGTTACTTACTTCAGATATAATGAAAACATATAAAACCAAAGGTAATGCTGTAGCTTACATTACATCAAATACTAAAGAGTTGTACGAAAAGGAGCAAAAAATAGAAGAATTAAAAATGGAACTTATGCTGTTAGACGGTATAGATAAAACTATACAGGAGTACATAGCTACTTTTAAGAGAGAACTTACCCGTAGAGAAAATGAATTATGGGAAACTAGGATGGAGAGGAGGGGATAATGCAGTATAATGTTTCAGATTTTTGTAAGGAATATGCTGAAAGGTATGTTTTATCCAAAGCAGTAAATAATATAGATTTTTATTATACTTTAGTGTCTAAGGTTAATAAGCAGGATTTTCTGGATGTACGTCATTCGACACTATTTGGTGTTCTTAAAATGCTTAATGAGAAGTATGATATTAAATCTTTTGAGTTTTTTGAGGTTGAGCGTCAGTTAGAGTCATTAGGAGCTACAGAACTGATAGATGCAAAGTATCTTGATTTGCTATATAACTTTATGGATTCAGACCCAGGGAATTTTGATAGATATGTTAATGATATATTAGAGGCCAGTACTAAGTATCAATTATTTAAAAAAATTAACAATACTAGTATTGAGATACTGGAAGACCTAAGTAGGGGGTCTAAAGACAGTGGTCAATTTATAGGCCAGATTCAATCAGATATAATGAGCCTATCTACACAAGCTAAATCAATTAAAGAGCCAGTAAATGTCTGTGACGGACTACTTGACTATTTAGAAGAAAGACGAAAAGAATATAAGGATATGTCTGGTATTTCTACAGGTTACCCGATATTAGATACACAGATAGATGGTTTAATTCCTGGTACTCTTTTTATAGTAGCTGCAAGAAAGAAAATGGGTAAAAGTGCGTTTATTACCAATATGGCGGCACACATAGCGCTGGTTTCAGAGAAACCGTTATTATATGTTGATACTGAGATGACTTTTAGTGAGTGGAGAGACCGTCTTATTTCTATGGTAACCGGTATACCAGAGCGTATAATAAAGCACGGTGGTTATGATGATGCTACATATACTAAAATAACTAAAGCAATAAAAATATTTGAGGGTAAAAAGTTTTTTCATGAATACATGCCTGGATATTCGCTTGATAAGATTACGGCCCTGTATAAGAAATATAAAATTAAGGAAGATATTCAGGCAGCTTTTTTTGATTATATAAAAGAGCCAGAGTCTACAAGTATTAATACACAAAGAAAAGAATATCAAATTTTAGGGGATGTTGCTACTAGACTTAAAGATCTGTCTGGTGATTTAAATATACCATTTGTTACAGCCGTCCAATTAAATAGGCAGGGTGATATTGCAGATAGCGATAGAATAGCTAGATACGGCGATATAGTGTCTTTTTGGATGGCTCAGGAAACTTCTGTATTGGAGACATACGGCGGAAAGTGTGGTCCGTATAAGCTAGTAATAAAAGATAGCCGTAGGGGAGGAGGTACTGGAGATACAGGTATTGGTTATAATTTTTTTAAGGAGATGTTATTTATTAAGGAAGTACCGGCCGATAGGCAATTATTTAATTTCAAAGATGGCGTGGCTCACAATGAAGGCAGCTCAAGTTATGATGAACAATTTTTTTGAGACACAATCCCAGAGCGGTGCTCGGGGTAAGTCTCAACCAGTTTGACCCTGTATGTATTTTTTAACAACATCTAAAGGAGCACCACCAGTGAAAACTACAATTAACCATAAAGTTTCCAAAACCATAGTTGATTACGCCAAACTACATCGTTCCGCCATAGTATTAGAGGATTTGGGAAAGATTTCCAAGAAAGGTAAAGCCAAGAGCTATGTTCAGAAATCTCAATGGTCTTTTTATCAGTTGGAAACCTTCATCAAATACAAGGCGACTTTGCTTGGAGTGCCAGTAGTGTTTGTAAATCCAGCTTATACAAGACAGGTTTGCTCGCGCTGTGGAAGCATCAACAAACCAAATGGTAAGCACTACAAGTGCTCTTGTGGACACTTTGATCATAGAGATGCCAACGTGGCTTTTAATATATCCGCGAATGCTTGGTTTCTTTATGAGCAAACGGCCGAAGACAGAGTTTCGACCGTGGGGCATATTGACGTTCCCCTAAATCAGATACCTTTGAAGGAAGGTAAACTGAAATCGTCGGGCGGTGCCCGATGAGCATCAACAACTCTATTGATAGTGAAGCTAGATTAGAACTTAAGCATAAACTAGAATGCTTAAAATTGGCAGTAGACTATAACTATCTTCTAGTATCTCTTGGTTTTGATATAGAAAGGGATTCTAATAAAGAAATTAGATGTGCTTGTATAATACACGGTGGTGATAATAAATCAGCTTTTAGGTTTAATAAAGAAACAGGTACCTGGATTTGTTTTACTAATAAATGTCATGAATCTTTTAGTTATGATGTTATAGGCCTAATAATGGCTGTTCATAAAACTAATTTTATGTCGGCTGTTCACTATCTAGAGGGTTTAGTTGGTGCTATAGGTGATTTTAGTAAAGAGTTTTCTAAATTTAAAATGAATAGAGAGACAGATCGCATTCTCAGAATTGTTAAAAAAGTAGACAATAAGCCCCCTATAGTAAATGAGGATTCGCTTAACCAATTTAAGCCCTTTAGGTCTTTAATGTTTATAAAGGATGGGTTTAAAGAAGCTACTTTGGATTACTTTGAAGTTGCCGGTGGCTATAAAGATTATAATAATATAATTAGAGACATTATACCTATAAGAGACGAACATGGTAAACTGCGCGCTTATAGTTTAAGGGATACTAGAGATAATAACGACATAAAAGACTCAAGTTTTAAATATAAACTAACGCCGGGTTTTGATAAAGATAGAACTTTGTATAACTTAGACAAGGCTAGGGAGTTTTGTACAAACAAACCTATTATTGTTGTTGAAGGTTTTAAGAGTGTATGGCGCTTGTATGAGTATGGTATAAGAAACGTAGTGGCTATTATGGGATCTTTTGTAACAGAGTACCAGAGGATTCTTCTATATGCAAATGCCCCTAAAGGCGTAGTTTTGTTTTTTGATGGTGACAAGGCCGGAGTAGAAGGGACTATTGCGTCTTTTAATGAACTAAATGGTAATATTAAACCGTTGATTCCAGTATTTATAACTGAAAGTGGTATGGATCCTTCAGACCTATCCAAAGATAAAATAATGTCATATTTAGAGGGATATTTTTAATGCGGGGAGAAAACTTTGTTATTTTAATGGGCAAGATTACATATCCTAGTTTTAAAGAGTTAGACAATGATAACTATATGTTTAAAGCTAAATTAGCTATACCGTCCCCAGATGATTGTGGTTTGTTTCAGTATATTAAAATTGGTGCTTGGGGTAATTTGGCGGAAGCTTTAAGCGTATTACCCAAGGATAGTTATGTTAGGATACATGGACATATAGAAGAAAGCTCTTATGACGGTCAGTGTAGGTACTGTAAAGGATCTGACAAAAAATATTGGACAGAGATTATAGTAGATAATTTTATTTTAATTTAGACGAGGATACTATTATGGAAATGGATGATGTTGTTTGGATTGATGCTCAGGAAGTAGTTGGTACCCCTAGTATGGTTTTATTACCAGCTAGAAATTATAAATTCAAGGTGCTTAAAGATCAATATAAAATTAGTATACCAAAAAGAGGGGATTATAATAATATAGACCCAGAGTTCTTTGATAAAAAATCAGGAATTTTTGATTTATTAAATAATGACATACTATACTTACCATCTATATCAAAAGTCCTATTTGCTACTAAAAAGTATCCAGATCTAAAGACCAATCAACTGTTTGCACCAATAAGTATAAAGTTCAATGATAACTCTGTTGATATTTTTGGACAATTATTAGAAATGATCTAAGGGGTGAATATTTATGTGTTGTACTAATTGTAACAAAGAAAGTGATACTGTATTTTTTACGGAGTCTTTTTTATGTGGAGATTGTGGTAGTAAGATAAGCATAGCTTACCATACTTGTAGATATTGTAGTTATATGTGGAAGACTGCTAACGATAATGTTTTGGTTGGTGAGCCGGTTAATTTAGATGCCCTAGAGAAGCTTTTTGATAGTAACAGTTTACTAAGTGATTTGATTTCTAATGAAGATGCTTTTACTGACCTAATGAACAGTCTTGTAGTAGAAGATGTCAATTCTGTATCTATGATGGATTATGTTGACAGGTGTATAAAATGTAATAAAATATGTTATGAACAATCAAAAAATGTATATAAATGTCCTGATTGTGATTTCGAGTGGGAGGTTTTAGACTAAATGAGTACTAAGGATTATTATAGTATTTTAGGTATTAATAAAGAAACATCTAGTGACGAAGTAAAAAAAGCTTACCGAAAGCTAGCACTTAAATACCATCCAGATAAAAACCAAGGCGACAAAGAATCTGAGGCCGTTTTTAAGGATATAAATGAGGCTTATTCTGTTTTATCTAATGAAGCCAAGCGTAGGGAGTATGATAATCCAGTCTCTAACATGGAAGATCTTTTTAAGGGCTTTGGTTTCGGCAACCCATTTGCTAATGGTCCTTTTACCAGACAAAGACCTGATCCCAATGCTCCAAGGAAAGGCCAAGATTTAAAGTTTGTTATAGATATTCCTTTGAAATACTTTATTTTTGGTGGTGACTATGATTTTAATGTTAGTTATAATGATATATGTATAGATTGTAAGGGTTCTGGTGCTTCTGAGTCAGATAATTGTACCAACTGTAATGGTGTGGGCGTTTTTTCACAAATTCGTCGTGATGGTGGTATGGTGATGCGTTCTATGACAACGTGTGCTGCTTGTAACGGTTTGGGTAGGGTTGTTAAAACAAAATGTGATAAATGCAATGGCTCAGGTACTACTTTAATAGAAAATCGTAATATAGATATTAAAATAAGTAAAGGGGTAGATGATGGTAAAATACTACCTTTTGCTTACAGAGGTGGTAAAGGTGTAAACGGTGGGCCTGATGGAGATTTATATATAAAGCTAAAAATGAATTTACCTTCAGTTGATAATTTAACAAAAGAACAAATAGAAGTATTGGAGAATTTATAAATGTGGAGTGTTCTTAGTTTAGATGTTTCTGCCGCCTGTACTGGGTGGTGTATAATACATAGTAATAGTTTTATTAAATATGGTACCATAAAAACTAATTCAAAGGAAGATAGTGCTACAAGGCTGTTGAGCTTTAGACAGCAATTGATAAGCATTCTTAATGAGTATAAGCCGACACATATCATAATTGAAGATGTTTATTCTGGGTTAAACGTTAGAACTTTAAAATTATTATCAGAATTTGCCGGTGTAGCCAAAGAAACCTGCAAAGAGTTCACTGAAATAACTCCATATGTAATAAGCAATAACACAGTTAAGTCTTATTTTAAAGTCAGAACAAAAGAGGAATTGTTTTATTTTGTAACAGATATATTTGATAATGATACCTGGTCTTTTAAAAAAGATAATGATATAGTGGATGCTATAGCTATGTGTATATATTACTTAGATATAATTTTAGGAATTTCTGGATTTAAGGATACAACTGATTATGGTTTTATTTATAAAAATATATATAAGGAGAGTTAAATGAGTAAAGACGTAAAACTTAGTGCTACTAGAATTAGTACATTTTTGCAATGTAAACTTAAGTACTGGTATAACTATGTCGAGCAGTTACCTAAAGTACCTAACGCAGTTTTTAGATTAGGTACAGCTGTGCATGAAACATTAGAGTTTGCCGGAAAAATTTGGCTTGATAAAATTGACAGAGATAGTTTTAGTAAAAAAGAAATTGAGAAGATTTTAGATAAATATAATGAAGTTTCTATCAAAGAAGGTATAGAGGATCCTTGTACCCATAACGAGGGTAAAGATTTAATTAAATCAAGGTTAAAGTCTTTTATTGTAGGCAGAAAACTAATAGCCTTAGAGCAAAAATTTGGTTTTGGTGATGATGTTTTTTATACTGAAGATGGTGTGCCTTTAATCGGGGCTATAGATAAAGCAGAGGAAATAGATGAAGATACATTACTAATTGTTGACTATAAAACATCTAAAACTACCCCTGACGCTGAGCATTTAAGGAACGATATACAACTCTCTATTTATAATCTGGTAGCACATACGCTTTGGCCGGAGTATAAAAGAATTATATTAAGTCTGGACTTACTTAGGGAGGATATTGTCTATACATATAGAACTGATGAAGAAAAGGTAGAGTTCAGTAAGTATCTTTTAGAGGTTTACAAGCAGATGGTAAATATGGAAAAGAAAGACGCTAAACCTCATATGAATATTTTTTGTCCTTGGTGCGACTACAAAGAATATTGTGAAGAATATCAGATTGCTTGTAAAAAGACAGATTATAAATTTAACTCCATTTTTGATATGGATGATATATCTCTTATATCTGAGTGGAAAGAAGTAAAAAATACGGAAAAACTATTAGAAATGAGGGAACGGGAATTGAGTATGATTATGATGGAAAGAATACAAGCTAAGTCAGCAAACCTTGTTGGGTTAGAGGATGAGGTATATGTTAGACAGAGTTCTAGGAAGGCCTACGATTTAGATACTGTTTATAAGTATGTCCCTTCTGAGCATTTTCCAAAGCTGGTGACTGTAAATAAAAAGGCTGTAGATAGATATTTAGAAGAAAATTCAGCAGTTAAAGATAAAATCACAAGTGCTATGGTTGTTAATTATACAGCGCCTTTTCTGGCTACTAGGAAGGTTAAAAAGGATAGACAATAATCTAAATAATTAAAAATTAATTAAAGGAGATGTTTATGGGAAAAAAGATTAAAGTGTTGGCGTATTGTGATAGCCCTACTTGTGCGACAGGCTTTGGTACTGTAAGTAGAAACATTTTTGAGGCGTTATATAAAACAGGAAGGTATGATATTGATATTCTTGGAATAAATTACTGGGGGGATCCACATGTATTTCCATATCGTGTATGGCCGACTGGAACTAATCCAGAAAAGGATCCTTATGGCAAAAAAAAATGTGTAAATATAATGGCGCACAGAGATGATTTTGATATTTTATTTTTACTTCAAGATACATTTATTATGGATTTTATCCCAGAATTAGTTGGACACCTTAAAAGTAAAGGTCGTCCTTATAGAAGTATTTGTTATTTTCCAGTAGACGGTACTCCTAAAGAACAATGGATTAAAAATGTTTCTCCAGTTGATAGATTAGTGGCTTATTCAGAATTTGGAAAAACTGAGGCAAAAAAAGCATTTCCTAGTGTTGGTAATGTAGAAGTTATACCACACGGTGTTAATATAAATGAGTTTTTTGTTTTAGATGAAGAAAAGACTAAATCTTTTAGGTCACAATATTTTGGAAAACATGCAGACAAGTTTATTATTACAAACGTTAATAGGAATCAACAAAGAAAAGATATTCCAAGAACTATACAGGCTTTTAGTGAGTTTAGAAAACATGTACCGGAGTCAGTTTTGTACCTTCACATGGCAAAAGTTGATCAGGGGTGGAACTTGCCAGAGGTATGTAAAGCCTATGGTTTTAATATAATGGATGATGTTATATTTCCAGAAAATTTTGGACCTAACCAGGGTTATCCAAGAGATGTAGTTAATATGTTGTATAATGCAAGTGACTGTGTTGTAAGTACTTGTTTAGGCGAAGGTTTTGGCCTTTCATTTATAGAGTCTATGGCCACAAAGACTCCTGTTATTATGCCAGCCAATACCGCAATGGTAGAAAACATTACTGAGGCTAGGGGCTATCTTGCAAAAAGTGGTACTAGTTCAAGTCTATTCACAATCCTACCGCATGATAATGAGGTAATACGCCCTTTAGTGGATGTAGATGATTTGGTTGATAAGCTGCTACAAGTATATAATAATAGAGAAGAGGCCACCCGCAGAGCAGAGAATGCCCATACTTGGATTAGAAAAGAAATGGATTGGCAGGGGGCTATAGGGAAGCGGTGGGTTAATTTATTTGATGAAGAGGTAAATAAACTAAATGGGGTTTCTACCTTTGATTTGGAAAAACCAGTAGCCGATAAAACAATAATTACTGAGTCTTTTTAGGGCCCATATTAAGGAGAATTACCTATGAGAGTAAAACTACTATCAATGACCCCGAACGCTAAAGAATTAATATTTGCATCAGCTAGGCAGTGTTATGCAGATGGTTGGACTGGAGATATGTGGCAAGAAAATGTAGACGGATCAGTGTCGGTTATTGATCTTGAAAAAAAGGAGCCATCTACTGAAAAAGAGATTGATAATCTACTAAGACATCTACATACTTCAGGTCATACATCAGTATTTGAACACGTAAAGTTTACATTTGCTGTTGACGGAGTCTCTCGCGCTTTGAGCCATCAACTAGTCAGACATCGTTTAGCAAGCTACTCTCAACAATCACAACGTTATGTAAGTAATGCTGGAGATTTTAATATTGAGGATTATGTTGTTCCGCCATCAATTGAAAAAAATAATGAGGCTTATGGTGAATATCTTACTACTTTAGCTGAGATTCAAAAATCTTATAATAAACTAAAATCTTTAAATATTCCAAGCGAGGATGCTCGTTATGTTATGCCGAACGGGGTAACTACCCGTATTGTTATGACTATGAATTGCGTTAGTCTAGCTCATTTTCTTAGTTTGCGCCTTTGTACAGCAGCACAATGGGAAATAAGGAATCTGGCAAAAGAAATTCTAAAGATTTGTAGAGAAAGACTTCCATGCGTCTTTAATAAGGTTGATAGTAGATGTGAGATGTTGGGGTATTGTCCAGAAGCAAAGAATCGTTGCTGTGGCCGAAAGAAGGTAAAAGCAGAAGCTTTAAAATTGGAATAAAACAAACCTAATAAAAGTTATTTGGTTGACGAATTAAATTTTAGTGCTTATATTATAGGTATAATGGGCGTAAAATATTATATAAGGAGTGATTTTATGATTCAAGGATTAAAAGAAAAACTTGAAGTTTTGGCCGCAAAAAGATGCTGGTGCGATGATGATGAATTCATAGTTAACGATTATGCTGCTGGTAATATTGATGATGCATATGGCGGAGGATCGGATGACGGTGAGATTCTTCTTGTCCGTCAATTGTTGGAGGATTTTGGTGAAATATAAACCTGAACTTGGTCAAATGTGTTTTGGACAGCATTGAAGTAGCACAGGGATGTGCTACGGCCCGCCGACCTGGTTGGTATCTCTTAGCCAGGCGGGAAGTTTATCTCTTAATAAGAGAGAAACTAAAGCCTGTGGACCGGCAAAACCACTTGACGATAGGGAAGCGATTCCCGAAAATAGGGGTCGGGTTGAAACAGGAAAATCGCTACTAAGGCCTAAAACACGACGTTTTAGCCGGCCGCTGAAAAGCGATGCCTTAGTTTAAGCCGACGACTCCGATAGCAACACAGGAGTACAATTCAATGGTGAAAAATTCAAAGCACATGCGTATTCTTGGAACGATGATGAAGAGCAGGAGTTCAATTTCGCGTGGCGTGATATTCGCGTAAGTTGGTACAAGTACCTCGGGCGAGGGACGACGATTAATCGTGATATGGACGATGACGAGGTGGTCTATATGTTACGTGAGTGCATGATAGAGCTGCTTTTGACACAGGGTTAATCAGGTTTAGTATACGATTAGCAATAAAAGATAATGAGGATATCAAAGAGTTATTTATAACAAATGTATAAAATAAAGGATAAATTTATTTATGGCTGAGATTGTTGGTATAAAATATATAGGTCCATGTCTCGATTCTAGTGGTTATGCAAAAGCCAATAGGGGCAATATTCTAGCGTTACACAATGCTGGGATCCCTATAACAGTAAGCCCAATTTCATTTGAAGACATTAGACCAGATTTTGGAGAAGAGGGAGAAGTTTTAAATACGTTAATTGGTAAAGATATTGATTACAACATAGTTATTGTTCATACTACTCCTGAGTTTTGGTCTAAATTTATGGAAGAAGAAAAAATCAACATTGGCTATACTATATGGGAAACATCAGAATTACATCCTGATTGGCCTAAGTATATAAACAAAACCGCTGATAAAGTATTAGTTGGTTGTTCTTGGAATAAAGATGTGTTTAAAGATAGTGGTGTTACTATTCCCATAGGGGTTGTGCCACATGGTATAAATATGAGTGTTTTTGATAAAATTGAACCGTATAATATTAAAGGTGTAGGTAAAGATACTTTTGTTTTTTATGATATATTTCAATTTGTTGAGAGGAAACATCCGGTAGCACTATTAAAGGCTTATTGGCATGCTTTTCAAAATAACGAAAATGTAGCTTTAGTTATGAAAACGTATAGAAGTAACTACTCAGAACCAGAAAAACAGGCTATAAGAGATACAATAAAAAGAGTAAAAGATGGAATGCCTATGAAAAATCCACATGCTAAGGTGTTATTTATATCAGACATGCTAACTGAGGACGAGATACATGGATTACATGCAAGGGGGGATTGTTATGTTTCTTTGGATCGAGGGGAAGGTTGGGGATTGTCTCCTTTTACTTCTGGGGCTTGTGGAAATCCCATAATTGTAACAGGGTATGGGGGTGTCACAGACTATGCTAAACCAGAAAATAGTTACCTTGTTGATTACAGTCTTACCCCTGTTTTTGGTATGAGTTGGTCTCCGTGGTATACTGGCAAAATGCTATGGGCAGAACCAAATTTGAAGCATTCTTCTGATTTAATGAAACATGTATATTATAATAATGAAGAAGCTAAATATAAAGGTAAGCTATTAAAAGAGTACATAAAAAATAATTTTACATTGGAACATATAGCAAGTAGAATAATATATGAGATAGAAATAATATAAATGTCTATAAAAATAACATATGATAAGGTTAGAGCTGCATTATTAAAAGAAAATTATATACTTTTAACTAAAGAGTATATTAATTCTAAATCTGAATTAGTTACAGTTTGTCCTTTTGGTCATATATTTAAAACTAAATGGGAATACTGGAATACTAAAAGAAAACATAGATGTTCTAAATGTGCAGGAAATGCAAAATATACTATAGAGGAAGTTAGGCTTATTTTTAATGAGGCTGGTTACAATGTAATAGATACTAATTATATTAACAGTAAGAATAAAATTAACTATATTTGTAATAATGGACATAGGCATAGCATAAGGATTGATCACTTTAATGACGGTATAAGATGCCCTTATTGTTCTGGTAAAGTGAAAAAAACTTTGGATGATATAAAAAAAGCATTATCATTAGAAAATTATCAATTGTTATCAGATGACTATAGAAATACTTTTGAAGATTTGAAAATACAATGTGATGCTGGGCATGTGTATTGCTCATCTTATCATAATTGGATGCAAGGAAAGCGTTGCCCTTATTGTAATGGTGGTATAAGCTTTGGTGGCTCTGTAGTTAAATTGGATATTGAAGGTTATGGTTATAGATTAGTTGGGGAATACTTAAATTCTAATTCTTTATTGCATCTTATGTGCCCAAATAATCATGACTACTTTGTTAGATACAATAATTGGAAACATAAGAATTCAAGGTGTACTGAGTGTAGTGGGTCTGGAGTATCTAATGTGGAGTTATTATTGAGGGAGTTTTTATTTAATAAAAATATAATATTTAATAAAAACGATAAAAATAGTATAAAACCATACGAACTAGATATAGTAATTCCAGAAAAAAAGATAGCTATCGAATATTGCGGACTTTATTGGCATTCCGAATTAAATGGAAAAGATAAAAACTACCATCTAAATAAATTAAATATGTGCCTAGAAAAAGGATACAGGTTAATAACTATTTTCGAGGATGAGTGGGTTTATAGAAAAGATATACTATTATCAAGACTGCAAAATTTATTAAATTCTACTTTATTAAATAAAGTATATGCTCGTAAATGCACTATTAATGAAATTTCAGCCAACCAAGCTAAGTTTTTCTGCGAACAAAATCATCTTCAGGGGTACGGTTCAGGTTCTTCTATAAAACTAGGAGCTTTTTATAATGAAGAACTAGTTTCCGTTATGACTTTTTCTAAATCCTCTATAGCTAAGGGGTCTAAAAATAAAGAAGGTACTTGGGAACTACATCGTTTTTGTTCAAAACTAAATACTAGGGTTATTGGAATAGCTTCTAAATTACTCAAGTATTTCGAACGAAGCTACGAGTGGAAGGAGCTTTTTTCTTATGCTGATAGAAGGTGGTCTGATGGAAGTCTTTACGAAAAAATCGGGTTTAGTCTTGTTGGTAATACTAAGCCTAATTATTGGTATATCAAAAACAAAAAACGCACTCATAGATTTGCTTTAAGAAAAAACAAAAAAGATATTAAGGAATTAACTGAATGGGAAAATAGGCAATTACAAGGCTGGGATCGTATTTGGGATTGTGGGAATTTAAAGTATATTAAACACAATAATCTTTTATAATTTGGAGAAGTATAATGCCAAAGAAGACGCTTAATTTGGGCTGTGGCGAACGTGTATACAAAGAGTATCCTCTAGGTAGCGAATGTATAAATTTTGATTCTAGGACAAATTTGGACGTTGTAGATCTAATAGGAGATGTTAGGGATTTACAGATGTTTAAAGATGGTGAATTTGATTATATTCTAGCAAGCGATATAATAGAACACTTTACAATTGAAGACATAAAGGGTTTTTTAAAGGAATGGGCGCGGGTACTAACTAGATTCGGAACATTGGAAATAAGAACTCCTAATATAAAATGGGCTGCAGCCTATTATCTTACTAATGGAAATGCTGAGTTTGTGTCATTTCATATGTTTGGTGGACAGGATTATTCAACCAATTTTCACTATGTTATGTTTGATAGGGCGTGGTTACTGCGAATATTAAAACCTTTTGGTTTTGAGGAGGAATCATATACAGAAGAAGGTTCTAATTTTATAATGAAGCTAAGAAAGAAATAAGGAGTTAATGCGTATGAAGACAATTACATTTCCTGTTGGGTACAGACCAAATTATCTAGCGAATTTTTTAGGTTATTTATCAAAGTATGATTTAACAGACTATAAAATAGTATGCAGCGCTGAAGCTAGTCCAGAATGTATTAAGCTTTTGGAGGAAAGCAGTCTACCTATTACAATTCTGCGCAAGAAGAATTCAAGTGGACATCGTTCTCATAGCGGAGCTAGGGATAATATGTATAACGTTCTGAGTTATGTTTTTAATGAGCTAGGGACAGATTTTAATGTGCACTTAGAAGATGATTTTATTCTTTCTCCAGACGTGTTCTATTTATCTGATTGGTATTATAATAATTTTAAAGATAGCCCATTGGCTTATATGTCTTATGGTCTTTTTAACTGGGCAAGTGGTGGGGAAGATTACGAGGGTATAACAAAAGTAAAAGCTTTTCATGGGCTTGGTTGGTGTGCTTTTAAAGAAAACTGGAAAGGGTGTTATGGTAAGTATTGGTATGATGATGTATTGGCTAGAAAGTATGCCAATGCTTATGGTTGGGACTGGGCGATGCAGGCAGCATTTAAAGAATTTAATTGGGAGGGGCTAGTTCCTTGTATATCCAGGACTTTCCATGATGGTAGGATAAATGGGACTTGCTGTACTGTTGCTTTCTATGACAAGACATACACAGGACTAATTTGGAATCAAACAGAGACAATAAAAGATTTTGTTATAAGAGATAGTGTTGTATGAGAGTTCTTACTATAGCTGGAACTCGTCCAGAACTAATAAGGTTGTCTGTTATAATAAACAAATTAGATAAGTTAGTAGACCACGTTCTAGTTTTTACCAACCAGAATTACACCGCTAGTTTATCTACTGTTTTCTTTGATGAGTTAAGAATAAGGAATCCAGATTATATATTTAAACCACAAAGTGGGTTTAGTAAATTTTTAGGAAACGCGCTGATAGAATTTGAAGAGATACTAAAAAAAGAAAAGCCTGATAAAATATTAATTTTAGGTGATACTAATTCAGGATTACTTTCTATATTAGCCAATAGGAACGGTATACCAATAATACATATGGAGGCAGGGAATAGATGTTTTAATGATCTAGTTCCAGAGGAAGGCAATAGAAAGATAATTGATAGTTTATCTACATATAATCTACCTTACACTGATAATAGCAAACAAAATCTTTTAAATGAGGGTTATCATAAAAATAAAGTATTTAAGATTGGTAATCCTATATTAGAAGTCCTAAACTATTATAAAAAAGATATAGACAGTAGTGATATACTGGATAGGTTGGCTCTAAATAAACAAACCTATGTATTAGTAACTGCCCATAGAGCAGAGAATGTAGATAATCTGGAAGTATTATCTAATATTGTGAATGCAATAAATACCATATCAAAAACATACAAGGTGCTTTTTTCAGTACATCCAAGAACAAAAGATAAAATAATAGGATCTGGGTTGACTTTTACTTCTGAAAGAGTTATATTATCAGAGCCTCTTGGTTTTTTTGATTTTGTTAATTTAGAGAAAAATTCAAAGATGGTAATATCTGACTCGGGCACAGTAACGGAAGAAACCTGTTTGTTTGGTATTCATTCTATTATAATAAGAGAGTCCACAGAGAGACAAGAGCTGATTGAGTGTGGCTCTTCTATTTTAACTGGAACAAAGTATGAAAACATGTTAGATGCTTTTAATATATTAAATAAAAGGAGCATAAGATGGTTTCCTCCGTCTGATTATTTGGTGGAGAATGTTTCTGATATAGTAATAAATATAATTTTAGGAAAGTAAAAAGGAGATAGTTATGATTCTTGAGAAAATTGATTTTAGTGATTTTTACAAACATGTTTCTGAGATTTTTTGTCCAAACCATATTTCAATGTATGATATAGATGAGTTGATGGAGTATGTTTATATATTATCTGATGCTAATTTTAGGTGCTACAAATCCAACATGCTTGTAATTGCTGAAAGAAAAAAGACCGAGGTTAATAATAAGTTAATAGCTGATATGGAGTGGGTAGCTAGGAGTGTTGGTGAGTACAGGGTTTCTTCTAAAGCCAGGATTAATAAATTTATATCAAAGATTAAAAGTACTGTAGAAGTAGTGCCTTCTGATAGTTGGGCTAGTGACGACATTGTGTATAGCCTAGGAGAAATGATGGATCGTTTGTCTATTGAAACCATTAAACGTGAAGATTTCAGAGTTAATAATCGGCCAGCACATATGAGTCAGGCTTCACAAACGCTAAGTGATAGAGTAGAGAAGTATCTAATTGCCAAACTAAAAGAAATTGATGAAAAAGGGTTTTATGAGTGTGTGCATGAACAGAGAACCTATGATTTGGAGAAAATTGTAGAGGAATTAGTTTTATAATTATGTTTAAAATACCTAAAGAATTGCATCTGTATTGGAATGGCAGTAGTATGTCTAAATTACAGACATTTACCGTAGAATCCTTCCATAGATTAAATCCTGATTGGAATATAAACTTGTATATACCAGAGCAGCCATATCTTGGGGGTAATAAATATATACCAGACTATACAGGAAAAGATTATTTTGATTCTGTTGTAAACAAAGAGTATGTTGATGTTAAAAAAATAGATTTAAATAAATATTCTATAGATTTAAATCATCATAATATTTTAAGATCAGATATATTAAGATACCATTTGTTATATGAGCAAGGAGGGGTTTGGTCAGACTTTGATGTACTGTGGCTAAAACCAATGTCCCATTTCAATAAAAATCATTATGTTGGTGACGTTGTTGTAGATGATATAACTGCTGTAGTATCTTTTATAAATGATTTTGGTGGTGGCCATAGTATTGGTATTATGATTCATAGTAAACAAGATCCTTATGTTGGGTCTTTGGTAGAGCAAACAAAGAAAGTTACTCCTCCTTTTAGTCATGAAGTATTCGGTAGCTGTATGCTTAGTAAGCTTTATCCTACATTGGATTCACTATCTGAATTTGATGGTATTGTTGGGGCTAAATTTTCTACATACTACCCATATAACATCCACCCTATTCAAATTGATAACACCATTAGTATTAACAACCTGTATATGAAAAATGATTTGAGTTGTATTAATGATAATGTTATGTGCATACATTGGTATAATGGGCATAGGTTAAGCAAGCATTATCTAAATAACGATGGGCTTAATAGGAACTGTAGTATGACAACTATACTTAAGCTAGAAGGGTATATTTAAATGCCTAAGATATCAATAGTTTCTCCTTACTACAATCGTAAATTTGAATTACTAAATACATTAAGAACTATGGAGCAATCTACATTTAAAGATTTTGAGTATATTATAGTAGACGATGCTAGTGATACTGATCACAGACTAGAAGACCTTGTTTGTTACTTTCCTTTTATTAAGTTGGTAAGGATAGACAAGGAAAATAAGACACATGTTAATCCCTGTATTCCGTACAATATGGGAATAGCCATGGCTGTTGGTGATATAATAATTTTACAAAGCCCAGAGTGTATGTACGTCGGTGATGTTTTACAGTTTGTTGCTGATAATAATAAAGATAATCAGTACCTAGTATTTTCATGCTATTCATTAAGCAAGCAGTCTACTAAGAATTTAATTAATATAGATTTTACACTCACTACATCGTACGACAGTGTTAGTGAAATTATAGGAGGTTTTACTAAAAACAGCTGCGAGTCTTCAGCAGGACGTTATAGCTCTTGGTTTGCTCATCCAATATATAGACCGTGCATGTTTAATTTTTTAACATCCATGGCCATGGAAGATATGAGAAGTTTGGGCGGCTTCGATGAAAGGTTTTTTGATGGGCACTCCTATGATGATACAGAGTTTGCTGAAAGAGTTATTAAGAAGAAAATGAATACAGTTATGGTAGAAAGCCCGTTTTGTTTGCATCAATACCACCCATCTGTATTAAGCGACATACCTAACTTTTCTAGTCGATTGGCAAAAAATAAAGCACTGTATGAGCAGTCTTTAAAATTAACAGACTATTACGTGAAAAATAGTTTCTACGTGGGAGATACAATTTAATGCAGAGTTTTTTTATTTGGTAAATAAATTATGACAGAAGATTTAGTAGAAAAATTTTGGGATACGCAACATACCGCAAACAATACAGACGCATTGTCTGGTTGTGACTACAAAGAAACAATAGCTTTTTTACACTTAAACTCTTATATCCAAAAAGATACAAAAGTACTAGAGATAGGAGTAGGTTTAGGCTACGTTACTCAAGGGCTTTATGAAGCTGGCGCCAAGGTATCTGCGTTAGATATATCAGATGTAGCTTTGGCTAGAGTAACTCCATACTGCGAACACACCTATAGTATTAAGGACATAAAGAGTATCTCATCAGATTACTACGATGTTATTATTTGTAATAATGTAGTGCAGCATGTGCCCACTAAACTATTAATTGAAGAGCTAGAAGAAATAGTTCGAGTGTTAAATACCCACGGAGTGTTAGCTATAGAGTTTGTGTCTAATAAGTCTTTTGAGGATAATGGTGAGCAGCCTTCTTTAGACGATATTAAAAATGGTGGATTATGTAGGTCTCCAGGCTTCTTAGAAAAGATATTTAATGATATGCATTGTATGTGTGCAGCTCCTTTCAGCAGAGAGGTCGATATCGGCATAGTACAGGGGCACCATGTCTTCCATGTAGTGAAGGTGTAGCATGCAAATATTTGATTGCTTTACATTCTTCAATGAGCTAGAGTTATTAGATTTAAGACTAATGACCTTATATGATACTGTTGACCACTTTGTTTTAGTTGAGGCAAACAAGACCCATACAGGAAAACCTAAAGAGTTTATTTTTGCACAAAATAAACATCTATTTACTCCTTACTTAAATAAGATTATTTACATTAAAGTAGAGGACTTACCTGACTACACTCTAGGAACTATGTGGGTACCTGAAAACTTTCAAAGACTCTGTATTGAAAGAGGCCTTGAGAGCATGGCAGTAGAGGGGGATAAAATCGTCATATCAGATATAGATGAGATACCTAACCCTACTACTGTACTAGCTAATCTAAATACTAATAATCCTGTAGCATTACAACAACACCTATTTTATTACTATGTAAATTGTAAACAAAACCAACTATGGTCAGCTCCAGTCATACTAACTAGAGGCCACTACGAGTCTGTCCAGACAAGTAGAATAGGGGCATTTAATTGTAGTAATTCAGTACCTAATGGGGGCTGGCATTACAGCTATATGGGCGGCGCTGAAAAGATACGTCTTAAGGTCGAGAACATAGCAGAGTCTCACGTTATAATTAATAGTGTCGGCGGCATAGAGGATATAGAGAAGAAGATGCTTTCCCAAACAGACTTATGGAACAGAACCGAACCTTTGGCCCAGAAGAGTATCGTCAATATATTTGAAAATGATTTAGCACCTAAATGTATTATGAAGTTTATTGCTAAGTACCCTAACTTTTATTTTAATAAAGAGACCTAATATGATTAAAAATAATATAGAAGTAATATCTCTGATATATAAGTCTTTAGACTATCTACATTTTATTGCTGACCAGCTTAAAAGCGACTTGTGTAACGTACCAGGATGGGATGTCGGTGTTAGGATAATTGCTAACGATGCTACAGAAGAGGTACTAGATGTACTTTCTACTTTAGATATTCCTTACACAGTGTACAACGCGCCAGACCCAAACGAGTTTTATTTAAATAGAGTCTACCGAGCTTATAATTATGGAGGCCAAACAAGTACTTACGACAACTTATGTTTTGTAAATTCAGACTTTGGGTTTTGTAGATGGTGGTTAGCCAACTTATTGAAGCACCACGATGGTATAAATATTCCTTGTGGCCGACTAATAGAGTCTGGTAAGATGGATAGTGGTATGTACGGGATAAACCTACTAACTTATTTAGGTAACAATTTTGGGGTAGACCCCACAACATTTCAATGGAAAGATTGGATGGCTTTTTCTGAATCAATTAAAGATGATATCACTAAACCAGGAGGCCTATTTGGCCCGTGTGTAATTAGTAAAGAACGTTTTATTGAGAGTGGTATGTACCCTATTGGTAATGCTTTTTTTGGTCGCCAAGGTGTTGAGTTTGGGCATCCTAATGATAGACCTGTATATAAATCAGCTGACGATTACTACTTCAATGATATATTAGGCGTTCAATTTGGTATGCAACATATCACCGTATTTGATGCCCCAATATCACATTTCATTGAGGGGGAGCGCGACTCGTGAATGGCTCAATTACCATATTTATGTATCATGATATCTATGATAACATAAATCCAAAGTATAAAAGAAGATACGATCTAAAGTCTTTCCTAAGCGTAAAGCAGTTTGAAACACAATTAATGCATATAACTACAAATTACAAAGTTATATCTAGTGAACAGCTCTACAATTTAAACATAGACAACTTAGAACATGACTACGCAGTACTGACTTTTGATGATGGATTAGCAGGACATTATACTAATGTACTTCCACTATTAGTTGCTTATAAAGTTCCTGGAACTTTTTTAATTCCTGGAGGTCCGGTATTGGATAGGACTATGATCCATTCTCATAAGATACAGTTTATTCTTTCACGCGTTGAGAGTGAGGCACTGCTTGTAAATAAAATTATGAACAAGTTATTTTTTTCTAAAGAAGAAAAAGATACACTATGGGACACTTTTTCAGTTTCTAAATTTAGAACTAATTGGTGGTCTAAAGAAATGGTTTTTATAACCAATTTTCTTAGAGAATACACTAACGATAAATATACAATTGTAGATGAGCTATTTGAAGAGTTTGTAACAAAAGACACTAAAAAATTTAGTGAAGGATTTTATTTAAATCTTGAAGAAGTGCTCGAACTTACTAAAGCAGGGATGGAAATTGGTGGTCACGGATATTCTTCAGAGAATTTATTATTAATGGCACCTGATGATAGAAATAGGGATATCCAACAATCCATATTGTTTATCAAGTATATGTCAAATACTAATTTTATTCCATTCTCTTACCCTAATGGGGCTTACAACTATGATATAACTAGGACTTTAGATATTAATGGGTGTTCTGTGGCATTTACTACAGAGAATACCCGTATTGAGCAGTATAACACTGTAAACTATTTAGAAGTCCCGAGGTTTAATACCTTATCGAGGTTATAACTATGCTTAATAAAATAGTGTTATGTGGTATACAAGAACAAGGTAAGGATATAATTAAGTTTTTATTTAGTAAAGATATCAAAGTTACACATATTGTAACCATTTCAAAAGAGACAGCAATAAAAAATAAAAGTGAAAGCACTTGGGTATCCTACGAGGACTTGGCTAATGCGCTAGGTATAGAAATATACTATGCCAACTCCTATAGTTTTAAAGATACTCAAGATATTGATTATTTTAAAGATAATAAGTTTGATATTCTTTTACTTGGCGGCTGGCAGAGATTAATTTCACAAGAGATACTAAGTACTATAGAGTATCCTATAGGGCAGCATGGTAGCTCTGAGTTTCTTCCAAAAGGAAGAGGCCGTTCCCCATTAAACTGGTCTATTATTAAAGGCAAGAAGCGCTTAATATGGAATCTATTTACCATAGTGCCTGGAATAGACGAAGGCGACATATTAGATTACCAGATATTTGAGATACGAGAGACCGATACTTGTGAAACTCTATACTATAAAGTAAGCGTAGTAGTTAAGTACATGCTATCTCGTACTATACCTAAGTTACTAAACGGAGATTTAGTACCTACTAAACAAGTTGGTATGCCTTCCTACTTTTCTAAACGTGTTCCAGAGGACGGGGAGATAGATTGGACCACTTCGGTGTTTGATATTTACAATCTAATACGTGCCGTGACTTTTCCTTATCCTGGGGCTTTTACTTTTTACAAGGGTAAGAAGATAATGATATGGGCAGCTCAAGTATGGGACACCATGTTAGATTTTTATAAAGATAAAGAATACGGCGAAGTGGTAGAGATTTTTAATGACAAATACGTAGTAAAATGTTATGATGGATTGCTGTTAATTACTGCTAGCGAAGACGCTGAAGTGTTTGAAGGCAAAACTTATACTAATGGAAAATATGATGACTTGTTATTTCTGTAATTCTAAAAATGTAGAGTCTATATTCTACATAGCAAATAGTCCTATAGCTGGTAATTTTTTAACTAGCCCTAAGGATGATGAACTTCTGCCTTTAAACATTATTCTATGTAAGAGTTGCGGCATAGCACAGCTAGATCAGCGGTGTTTTATTCCTAAAGAGTTTCTATTTAGAAAATATTTTTATAAAACACATACCATAAGTACTCTTAGAGATTTTTTCTATTCTCAAGCAGAACTTATTCATAAGGAAAGCGGTGGTCCCTTACAGATTTTAGAAATTGGCGGCAATTCCTGCCCACTAGGTGAGCGCCTATCCGAGTATGGCCACACGTTTATAAATGTAGACCCTTCAGACACTGCGCAGTTAAACACTCCCAAAGATGTAGTTTTAATTAACGACTTTTTTGATACAGAAAATGCTTATGATATTAAGAACTCTTGGGGCGAGATGGATATTATATACTCTGCTAATAATTTTGCGCATATGGAAGACTTAAGAAGCGTTATAGTCGGCATCGATGTTCTCTTAGCAGATAAGGGTAAACTAATTATTCAAGTACAAGATTTCGAGTATTTATTAAAAGAATTATGTTTTCCATTTTTCTATCATGAGCATCTATTTTATTATACCGCGGATACTCTGGCTCATTTAATGTCTAACTACGGGTATAAACTAGTATCGTGCTCAAAGAACACAATACATGGCGGGAGTATTAACTGCGCCTTTGAAAGAAGTAATGTGTTATCTTATGTAAATCCAAAAGTAGATAAGATATTAGACCTAGTCTCAGAGTTTAAAGTTGGAGTTGAGAGGTCTACTTTGGAGGTTGGGCACTTCTTAGAAGAAGTCCGTTCTCAAAGAAAACGTATAGTAGCTTATGGTGCCAGTGGGCAGGCTAATATTTTATTTGCTAATTTTGGAATTACAAGTAAAGATATTCCTTATATTATAGACGACTCACCATTAAAATTAGGTAAGTTCACTCCATATTCCCATATTGAAATCAAACATTCGTCGTTCATTGAAGGATACCAGCCTGACTATATTTTAGTTACAGCTTATAATTTTATAGAAGAAATAAAAAGTAGAAATCCTAATTACAAAGGCACATGGATAGTGCCACTACCACGATTGATGGAGGCATAATGTTTGATTGGTTTTCTTATTTAAGATTGAATGGGTTAGCTAAGGATTTAACGCATGATGTACCGCTAGATTTTGTACAGTTTCTTGAATCTTTCTGTGTACACATAAAAGGGAGCTCTATTTTATTAGTAGGTACTGGTAGTACTGACCTTATGTTCACTGAATGGCCTAGAATTTTAAAAAATTATGGTGCTAGTAAAATTACATATATTGAAATATACGAACCATACATACAGAAGTTTTCTGGTAGAGACTATCCTATATTAAAAGGTGATGTGCGTGAGGTAGATAAAGTAATAATCACAAACGACTTTGATTTAGTATGTTGGATTCATGGCCCAGAGCACGTTAAGCACGAAGATATGCTTCCTACATTTACTAAGATACAACAACTAGCTACTAAGGGATTAGTAAGCATTTGTCCATTTGGTAATTATTATGATGGGCCAGGGATGGTATCTACAGCAGATAATAAGTATGAAGAACATGAGCAGGCAGATATGACTTTAGAATCTTTCAAGCATATAACAGATGTTATCTTCTTTTCTCTAGGTACCAAGGATGCTTCAGACGCAGTAATTATTGGTTATTATTTTAAGGGGGTTCTTAATGCCTAGAGTGTCTATTTTTAATTGCGTTTCGTCAGCTTTAGAGATGCTACGCTTTTCTTCTGAGTCTCTTATAGAAAATGCTGGCACTAATAACTTTGACTACATAGTAGTTACATGGGGACCTACCAAAGAGGTCTCAGAGTATCTTATTGAACTGCAATCAAAATATAATTTTGTAAGAGTTTTACCTTACGAAACTAACTACAATGTAGGTTACGTCCCTAATTTACGTGGTATGATGAACGCCGGGTTTAACTACGGATTTACACTTAATGATTATTGTGGGCTAGTAAACACCGACCAGTACTTCGGTAAAAATTGGTTGACTAATTTAGCAAAGTACGCTAATATAAATGACATAGTAAATTGTAGTCTAATAAGTTACTACCCAGGAGACGCTCTAGTACAAGCAGACTGTGGTATGCCAGAGTATGGTAAGTTTGATATTAGTAAGTTCAATATTATATATAATCAGATTTATGAAGATAAGTTAGAGACACAAGAGGAGCGCGGAGGCCCATGGGGTACTTGTTGTACTATGCCCTACTTGATTCCTAGAAGATTTTGGGAAGCAGCCGGCCCCTGGGATTTAACAGTGACTGGTCCTAACGCCCCAGACGTACTATTTTTTGATAGATGTAGTATGGCGGGTGCTCATTTTACTATGAGTAAGTCTTCTATAGCCTATCATCATTATTCAGTAGAAAGAAAAAGTGGTAATAAACCAACAGACGCCAAGGAGATGGTAGAGGAATGATTAAGTTAAATTTAGGTAGTGGAAAAAGAAACCAAGAAGGCTACACTAATATCGACGCTGTTAAACGTACAGAAGAGACAGTAGTTGGTAACATCTTAGAGTTAACCTACGAAGACGCTTCCATTGATGAAATATTCTCTGAGCATATGATTGAGCACCTTACTAAAAATGAGTTTGACCACTTCTTTTCTGAGTGTAGTCGTATGTTAAAGTCAGGTGGAAAGTTAGCTTTGTATGCTCCGAGTATTGTTTCGGCTATTAATAGTTATAACAAAGGTGATTGGCCTATAGCTCAGTTAGAAGAGTTTCTATACGCTGAGCATCTGCACGAATATGACTATCATAGACACGGTATCTACGAGGAGAAACTAAGGCGTATGTGTACTAAGTATAATTTCGCGGTAGACTCTATAGAGCATAGAGATACTACCTGGTCATTAAATGAAATAGTCTTATTGGCTACTAAATTATAAGGAGAAATAATAATGTTTAAAGATAAAAATATTTTTTGTCCAGGGGCGTCAGGATCATGGGGAAATGAACTTGTAAAGCAATTACTTGAAAAAGATCCAAAAAAAATTATAGTATTTTCAAGGGGAGAGCTTGCTCAAGTTAATATGGAACGTAAATTTAAAGACCCACGTATAGAATTTGTAATAGGTGATATTAGAGACTACTCAGCAGTTGAGAGGGTTTTTGACAGAGGGGTTGACTATGTTTTTTGCCTCGCAGCATTAAAACATGTGCCTGTATGCGAAAATCATCCACAAGAAGCAATAAAAACAAATGTAAATGGTACAACAAATATAGTTAATGCAGCAATTAAATACAAGGTAAAGAAGGTTTTGGATATTTCTACAGATAAATCCGTAAGTCCTTGTAATACGTACGGATTTACTAAAGCCATTGGAGAAAAGATAACTATACAAGCTAATAATCTAACTGATAATACGGATTTTGTTTGTATAAGGGCAGGTAATGTGCTAGGGTCTAACGGAAGTGTTGTTCCATTATTTATAGATCAAATTAAAAAATATAATGAGATAACATTAACTAATGGCGACATGACTCGTTATTTTATGACATTGCCAGATGCCATTGCTCTGCTTTTTAAAGCCTCTGAATGCTCTGTTGGTGGAGAGATTTTTGTTATGCATATGCCAGCATTTTATATTAAAACTTTAGCACAAGTTCTTATAGATCATTACGGAAATAAAGACACAAAAATAAAAGAAATTGGGGCAAGGGAGGGCGAGAAGGTACATGAGCTACTTATTTCTGAATATGAGGCACCAAGATCCGTAGTGTATGACGATGATTACTACGTTATTAAATCGGATTTAAAAATTAATAGAGACTACACACATTTAGATAATAAGCAAAATGTACCATTTGAAAGTTACTCATCTTCATACGAGATTGGTAATTATGAAACCCTTAAAAGTTTATTATACCGGGGAGGTTTTTTGTTATGAGGCTTTTTGTTTTAGGTAGTAATGGGATGCTTGGTAGATATGTATCTGTTTACTTTAAATCATTAAATTATGACGTTGTAGATGTAACAAGGAAAATGCTAGATGCAACTAAAGCTACTACAACTAATTTTAATTCTATAATTAAAGGAGATGTGGTTATAAATTGCATAGGAGTTATAAAACAACGTAAGAAAGTAAGTCCTTTGGACTTTATACTTGTTAATTCTGCCTTGCCATGGGTAGTTGCAAATCACTGTGAGTCTGTTGGCGCAAAACTGATCCATCCAAGTAGTGATTGCGTTTTTTTAGGCGTAAAAGGCTTGTATAATGAAAAAGATTTTCACGATGCAGTTGATATTTATGGTAGATCTAAATCTTTGGGTGAGCCAGATAATTGCTGTGTTATAAGAACTTCTATTATAGGAGAAGAAAAGTACAACAAGAAATCTTTATTGGAGTGGGTAAAAAGTAATAAAGACAAAGAGGTTGATGGTTATACAAATCATTTTTGGAACGGTATAACTTGTTTGCAATTTGCCAAGGTTTGTGCTACTATTATAAATGGTAATTTATATTGGAATGGTGTACAACATATATATTCTCCGGTAGTTTTTAGTAAGTTTGCTTTGGTTAAACTTATTTCTGAAGTATATAATTTAAATGTTAAGGTAAATCCTAAAGCAACTAGTATAATGTGCGACAGGACACTTTTATCTGTTAGTAAAAATAATATCGTTATTCCTCCACTGGAGGATCAGTTAATTGAGTTAAGAAGTTTATCAGAAACTATACTGTCTTGACAAAGTATAAGAAAGTAATTATAATTAATAGGAGGAATAAAATCTATGAAGAAAAAAACAACGACAACTGTGCCTGATATAATAATTAGTAAAAAGAAGATTACAAGTATTGGAGACTCTGATAGAAGTAGGCGTAAGTCAAAGAACCAAAAAAGACAAACCAAATCGTATAGAGGACAGGGTAAATAAAAGTTAGTACTAATAAAGGAGTTTACTTATAATGGTATCTGAATGCTACTAAAAGCTTTAAGGAACTATTAAAAGATATATTGCCTATAGATTTTGATATTATAGTGAAAGAAAAACATGAGTGTATTTTGAAGAAAAAAGGTATATGTGAATTTTCTACAGCGGATTGTAGTAATATATCAGGATCTATAATTAAAATAGATAAGCAACTTACTACAGCAGATGTAAGAGTTATAAAGCGGTTAACAGGCTTTACCGTAGACGCCGATTTTATAGAGAGTCCTTATCTAAGTGACTGGTGGGGGTAAGAAAAATGGAACAGTTTTTAGAAATGCTAAAAAAGATAAAAGTAATAGTTAGTGAGGTTGAGGGTACTATAACAGAGGGATTAATTTCTTATGATGAACTTGGTAACACTCCGTTTAAGTACTTTTGTATAAAGGACTTTGAAGCAATTAATGAAATAAAAAAAGAGTTTATTTTTGTATTTCTATCAACAGATAATTCCATATCTTATCATTTATGCAGGAGGAAGAATATACCATTTTACTGGGCTCCTAAAGATAAGAAAAGAGAATTATTAAAAATTCTTCAACGATATGAGGTATCACCAGAAGAAGTGTTGTATATAGGATATTCTTACTCCGATATAGAATGTATGCAAATGATACCGCTGTCTATTTGTCCTGAAGATGCTGTAAGTAGTATAAAGAACATAGCTTATAGAATGTTTTATTCTATTAGTGGTACTGGTGTTTTGTCTGAATTATATGAAATACTCAAACCAGAAATTTTGAGGAGAAAGCAATGCTTGTAAAAAGAGAAAACAATATGAGGGGTAATAGTTTAAGTACTGTATACAGGCCTTGTACTGTGGATGAACTAATTGGTAACGGTAAAAATAAACAACTTTTGAAAAATTACTTAGATAATAATAAATTACCACGTACTCTTCTTTTTAGCGGTCAGGCCGGCTGTGGCAAAACCAGCGTAGCTAGGATAATAGCTTTGAGTGTAAATTGTGAGGCTACTGCTTTATCTACGTCTGCTCCATGTTTGTCTTGTCAATCCTGTAAGTCGATTCTTAATGGTAATAACATAGATATTCATGAGGTTAATGTTGGTAGGGATGGAGGCAAAGATGCTATTGAAAAGTTAGTAAAAGATTTACCTTCTGCCCCTTTTAATGCTAGAAATAAAGTTTTAATTCTTGACGAAGCTCATAAGCTAACAGACGCCGCTAAAGATCTTCTTTTAAAAGAGATAGAAGATGGATATTCTCATGTTTATTTTATTTTTTGTACCAATCAACCAGATTCAATGAAAAGTAAAAAGGTTGGAGGTGATGCTTTTTTATCAAGGTGCTCTAGAATGCAGTTTGATACTTTGCCCATTGGTGACATAAAAGCAATGCTAATAAATGTGGTTCAATATGAAGGCGAAGAATATAAAGAGGATGTGATAAACCTTATAGCTGAAGAAACCAAAGGCGTACCAAGAGATGCTTTAGTTATATTAAATGATATTATGAATGAGGGCTCGTGGTCTTTGGAGGCTGTTAATCAGTTTTTGGGTATTCTTCTCGCCGAGGACAGTCCGCAGTTATTAGAATTATGCAGAGCTTTATCGTTTGGTAGATTTAAGGATTCAATAGGTATGTTTGATAAACTAAATACAACTTTACCCGTTGAGGCAGTAAGGATAGCTGTTTGTGGTTACTTTGTAGCATGTTTAAAAAAGGCAGGTAAAATTGGAGAAGGTGTGAAATTATCCAAAGCTTTAGATATTTTAAGTGTTCCAATATACATGACAGGTAAACCGGCAGAATATGTTTTTTATAATAATATGTTTAAAGTTACGCAGATAATGGCTGATAGGGGATAATTATGAGTGTTTTTGCTAAAGAGGATGTTTTTTTACCAAGGCCAAAGTTTGAATACATAACCACTGAAGTTAGGGCACTAGAGGTGTTGGAGGCATTAAGTTCTTATGATACAATAGAGATAGATACTGAAACTACTGGTTTGGATGTGTTTACTTCAAAGATAGTTTTATTGCAGATGGGGGTTGCTGGTAGGGCTTACGTTTTTGATGTGCGCAGTTATACTACATATAACAATATAAATCCTCAGGTATTTAAGTCTATACTAACAAATAAATCCATTTTAAAGATTCTACAAAACGCTTCATTTGATATGAAGATGATTAAATATCACTGGGGATTTTATATTGAAAATATATATGATACTATGATTGCTGAACAGTTGTTGAAGTTGGGTATAACGCAAAGGGGGGCTAGTTTAGAGGCTCTTGTTAGAAAATACCTTGGTATCCAAATGGATAAGCAGCCAGTTAAATCATTTGAAGAGTATAACCAGGAGTATAAAGACTATCAGCTTGTTTATGCAGCTAACGATGTTGTTATTTTAAATATAATTCGTGATATGCAGATAATGGAGTTGAAAAAACATGGGCTTGAGCACGTTGCTAAATTGGAGTTTGATTTTGTAAGGGCAATGTGTGAGATGGAGTTAAACGGGATTACTATTGACGTTACTAGGTGGAGAGAGTTAATGGTTGATGCTGAAGAAGAACGACAAGAGTATGAAAATACTTTACATGACATTTTTTCAACTAAATCAGAACAGACAACTTTATTTGGGGTGTCTACAATAAATATAAACAGCAACCAACAGCTTAAAAAAGAATTACAGAAGTTTGGGTTTAATTTAGAGAGAACGGATGTTGGTGAACTTGAAAAACACGAAGGGCATCCAGTGATAGATGCTTTGTTGGGATATAGAAAAACCCAGAAGTTTATATCTACGTACGGAGAAGCATTATTAGATAAGATAAGCCCAGTAACTGGTAGACTGCATACTAGATTTAAACAGATGGTTTCAACTGGAAGAATGAGTAGTTCTGATCCGAACCTACAAAACATTCCTGGTAAACAGAAATATAGGAGTGGCTTTATAGCTAAGGAAGGTTGTGTGTTAATAACAGCAGATATGTCAGGTGCCGAAGTCCGTATCCTTGGAAATCTATCAGAAGAACCTGCTTTTAAATATTGCTATGACCATGGAATAGACATTCATACTAAAACAGCTTCTGAGATATTTAAAGTATCCATGGTGGAGGCAGCAGCTTCAAAGTATAGAAAGCCTGCAAAGGCTATTGGATTTGGCATTATTTATGGTATGTCTAAGTATGGGTTATCTAATAGACTAAAAATATCAGAAGCAGAGGCAGAAAAGACAATAAATGAATATTTTAAGGCTTATCCTAAAGTTTATTCATACTTAACTAAGTCTGGTAAGGATGCTGTAAGGTTTGGGTTTAGTAGATCAATATCTGGAAGAAAGCGTTTTTATGATGTACCATCAGTATCATCATCTGATTACAAAACAGTTACACGTAGTATAGAAAGGCAGGCAAAGAATGCCCCTATTCAGGGGTCAAATAGTGATACTATAAAGAAATCAATGATTTACATTGTAGAAGAACTTGAAAAACTAGATTATTATGCATGCCTAATTCTTACTGTGCATGACGAGGTAATCATAGAAACTTTGTTTGATAAGAGATATGAAGTAACTAAAATAGTTGAAGATTGCATTATTAGAGGTTTTGGTTTTTATTTTACACATATAGGAATGGAAACTACTGGACTTATAAGTCATTGTTGGACAAAAGAAAAATGTGAAAATCCAGTAGATGGTAAAAAGTGTGGTGGTATAGAGTTTGAGTTTAGAGACAAAGATTTAACTTGCATAAAATGTGATAAAATAAATGCATAAATTAACAAAAGAGCAATTTATAGAGGCATCTTTAAAAAAACATGGTAACAAATTTATTTATAATCTGTTACCAAACAGTATGAATAAAGCTGATAAAGTTATTATATGTTGTAAAGATCATGGTAATTTTAATCAGGATTATTTATCACATATTAAGAGTAATTTTTGTTGTCCTAAATGTGCATGTGAAGCAACACATAAAAAGCAACGAAAAACCTTATTAGATTTTATAGATCAGGCCAAAAAAGTTCATGGGGCTTATTACGACTACTCTAAAGTAGATTATAAAAAAAATATAAAAAATGTAATAATAATATGCCCGATACATGGGGAATTTAATCAGATGCCCAGCAACCACCTACGTTGTCAAAAACAATTAGCTTGTTTAAAATGTTCTGATATAGATAAAGGAAAACGAAAAGCATTTAATTCAAGTTTATTATTTATTGAAAAGGCTATTGAAGTTCATGGAAATAAATATGATTACTCAAAAGTAAAATATAATAGTGCTACTGATAAAGTTATTATAGTTTGTCCAAAACATGGAGAGTTTTTACAAAGACCTGCGGAGCACTTCTCATATGGATGTTTTAAATGTGGCATTGAGTCTGTGAAAGAAAAAACTACACATACCAAAGAGTTTATTTTAAATAAATTTAAAGAAATTCATGGAGATAGATATGATTATTCTTTAGTAGAGTACACTGGATATAATGATAAAGTTAATATAATATGTAAATCTCACGGTATATTTGCACAAGCTCCTGCTTCTCATATAAGTAATGAGTCTAACTGTCCAAAATGTTATAGTAAGGGCTCTAAAGGAGAGACAGAGCTACAGGAATTTGTAAATACAATTTGTATAAACAGTGTAAATAATAATAAGGAACTTATAGGACCAAAAGAGTTAGACATAGTTATACCTGATAAGAAAATAGCCATAGAGTTTAATGGCCTTTATTGGCATACAGAGGAATTATTAGGAAGTAAACATTATCATCTAAATAAAACCCAACTATGCGCCAAAGAAGGATATGAATTAATACATGTATGGGAAGATAGTTGGAACTTAAAAAAGGAAATACTAAAGTCTTTTTTAAAAGCAAGGTTAGGTTTTGTAGACAAAGTTATTTACGGCCGAAAAACTAAGTTGATGGAGATAGACTATGAAGATGTCAAGGGGTTTTTAAATAAGAATCATATACAAGGTTCAGCTAAAGGTAGTATTTACTTAGGTCTTTTTTATGAAAATGAGTTAGTTTCTGCTTCAGTTTTTTCTATACATAAAGGTTATTTTCAATTAGAACGGCATGCCTGCTTATTAAATACGAAAGTTTTTGGAGCGCTAGGAAAGGTTATAAAATATGTAGACAGAGTTTACTTAGTAAAAATAGTAACCTTCTGTGATATATCTATGTTTACTGGTAAAAGCTATGAAGCTGTAGGATTTAAAGTAGATAAAATATTACCACCAGATTATTCTTATCTCGTTAATGGTAGGAGAGAGCATAAATTTAATTTTAGAAAAAAAGTTTTTGCTAATAAATATGGTTTAGATATAGAAGGTAAAACAGAGGAAGATTTAAGAAAAGAGTTAGGATTAGAAAAGATTTATGATTGTGGAAAAATAAGATATATTTATGAACCAAAGGAGATCCAAACATGAACGACATCAGAGTTTATTTAAAGAAGGTGCATGAAGACGCAGTAGTTCCAACTTACGCTTACCCAGGAGATGCTTGCTGTGATCTGGCCACTGTAGAGTCCTTCACGATTAAACCAGGAGAACGTTACCTGGCAGACACTGGTTTACAGATCGCTATGCCTGAGGGCTTTGAGGCTCAAATAAGGTCACGTAGCGGCCAAGCTTGGAAGCGAGGACTTATTGTAATAAATCAGCCAGGCACTGTGGACAATCATTATCGAAACAATATAAAAGTAGCCCTTATTAACCTCGGGAAAGAAGAGCTTAGTATTGAAAAAGGAGAACGAGTAGCACAAATGAAGTTTAGTCCAGTTTATACAGCACACTTTATTGAGACTACTAATTTAGAAGAAACAGTTAGAGGAACCAACGGATTTGGTTCAAGTGGGAGATAATTATATGAATGATATGACGAAGGAAATAGCTTTTAATTTAGGAGGTTTTCTTTATCCTAATTTTTATGGTAATATGTATAAGAGTAGTAAAGATTTTGAAGATTATAATAATTTTTTTGATTTTTCAGATATTACCTCTGGTTATGGAGTAGTAAAAAAGGAAGCATTTAATACCTTAGCTCAGAAATTGTGGTATGTAAGAGGAGCTATATCTGGATTTGCAGTAGAAATAACTAACTCACATATAAAACTATCTTATGCAAATGCCCACCACTATAGAGAGTTATTGAATAGCTTTGTTAAAGATCTTTATTATGACTTTTTTATAGCCAAACTACTTATGCGTGAAGATAGTGAAGAATGTGAAAGGGGTATAACCTTAGGAGACTCTTTGACTACCACCCCTTGCATTTTTACTTGGTGTATAAAAGCTGAAAAAGAATTTATAAGTCATTTATTGGATATGGAAGAGTTTTATTATTGGAACGACTCTTTCTATAAAATGAAACCTTATTTTTTCAAAAACGACAGAGAATTTATTTTTGGTAAAGTGATTGTTTGATGGAACATTCATTCGCTAAATATACGATATTAAACATTAAAGATTGGGATGCTTTTCAGCGCGCCATGAAATTTTTGAAGGGGGCCAAAGATGAAAATAATTAATTTTGAAGATGTTAAATCAGTAACAGCGGCTGAATATTTCTCAGGAGATAAATACGCTGTAGACATTTTCAATGCTAAATATGCTATGATTAAGGCAGATGGTAGTAAAGAAACGCCCGCTGATGTGTTTTATAGAGTAGCAAAGGGCTTATCTGTATATGAACTGAGTCAAGACTCACAGAGTAAATGCACAGATGTGTGGTTCACTCTTATGTGGGATGGTTGGTTTCGTCCTGGTGGTAGTATTCTATCCAGTATAGGTTTGGGCAGAAAAAGTTCTACTATGAATTGCACTACTATCCCTTTAAGTGATGATACTCTTGAAGCTATCGCACAATGTGAGTATGATGTAATGAAGTGTGCGGCATATAGACAAGGTATAGGTATAGATTTCTCAAAATTACGCCCAAGAGGAAGTCGGTTAGGTAATGCTGCTATAGAATCCACCGGTGTAATTCCATGGATGGATAAACTCAATCGAATTGGGGATTATGTAGGACAGCAAGGTAGAAAGCCAGCACTACTTGAGTCTTTAATTATTAGTCACCCAGATATCGAAGAGTTTATCACCTGCAAAGATGATTTAGATAAGATTAATAACGCTAATATTTCTGTTCAAATTACCAATGATTTTATGGAAGCAGTAGAAAAAGATATCGATTGGGAAATGAGTTTTACGGTTAGAGATTCTGGTGAAGTTATTAAGAAGACTATAAAAGCAAAAAAACTATTTAGATTAATAGCAGATAGGGCTTGGAAAACAGCAGAGCCTGGTATTCAATATCGTAATCTTTTGCAGAACAGTGTGATGTATAAGGCCATAGCCGACCATTTTAATGATGACCGTTTTTTGCCTCATTCGTCGAATGCATGCAGTGAAAAATTTATGGCACCCTACTCAGTTTGCAACCTTTCTTCTTTAAATATGGAGAATTTTTCGATGGCGCCAAAAGAGTATGTAGAACAACTTAACGAGATAGTTCCAGCAATAGTGAGAATGGCTGATAATGTTATAGCGTATGAGTTAGCTAATAATTTAAGCCCGCTATCACAACAGCGTTGGATTATAGAACAACTTCGTGAGGTTGGTATGGGTATAACTAACGTCCATGGATGGTTATTGAAGCAGGATGTGGCCTATGATTCTGACGAGGCTATGAAGGCCGTAGAAAATTTTATGAAAACATATGCTTCTATTGTGTTTAAGACCTCCGTAGCTTTGGGTTTAGAGAAGGGCAGTGCTCCTGCGTTTGATTTAATAGAAGATAAAAATGTTTTTATGGGTACAACTTATTTTAGAAATATAGTTAACGAGTTTTATAAGGGAGATACTTCTGTCATTAAAACTATGCGTAATATGGCTCACATGAGTATCGCCCCTGCTGGATCTTTATCGAGTATATTTCCAATACCATGTATATCTTCTGGTATCGAGCCTACGATGGGTACGCATTGGAGGCGCACTAGAGCAATTGACAAGGGTAATTATACTTACTACTTTATAATTCCAGATAGAATTAAAAAGTATATTCTAACTAAAATTGATAAAACCTCTAATGACTATGAGGTTATGAGTAGTTTTCAAGGGTCTATTCAGGATGAGGATGGTAAAATTGGTAAGGCTTTAATTGAAATAATAAATAGATACATCCCAGCAGGATTTTTTAAACCTGCCCATGAGATTAATCCTATGCAAAAAATTAGACTTATGTCAGCGGTTTATAAATGGATGGACGCCTCCATTTCTTGCACATTTAATTTACCAGCATCAGCTACAATTGAGGACGTTGAGAATATTTATATACAGGCTTACAAAAATGATGTAAGGGCGGTGTCTATTTACAGAGATGGTTCCAGACAAGGCATCCTTATTTTTGAAGATCCTATTACTAACAAAGCAAAGTTTGAGGGCGTTGGTAAAACTCAACTATGTAAGGAAAATCGTCCAAAATTTATTACCCCTGTGTGCGCACCAAAACGTCCAATAGAATTACCTTGTAACATCCATCGTTGTTCAGTTAAAGGACAACCTTGGTTAGTTTTGGTAGGTCTTTTGGAGGATATTCCCTACGAAATTTTTTGCGGGGAGGCAGAAGAAGGGCTATATATTCCAAAGACTTGTAAGTCTGGTAAAATTATTAAGAGAGAGGGCGGTAAATATTCTCTTGAGATAATGATTAGAAATCAAGTCATTGAATATAAAGATTTAGCTCATACACTTATGGACAGTGACCAAAGAAGTATTACAAGGTTGTTATCCCTCGCACTTCGTCATGGAGCACCAAATGAGTTTATTGTAGAGCAATTGAAAAAGGGGAATGGAGATATAACATCCTTCAGCACCGTTATAGCCAGAGTTTTATCCTCCTATGTTAAAGAGTATAAATACGGTAAGGATAAACCCTGCCCTAATTGTAAAACCGGAATTTTGTTTTTATCAGAAGGCTGCGCTAAGTGTTTAGACTGTGGTTATTCTCGTTGTGCTTAATCACTAGTGCTTGACAAAGTACCAGACAAGTATTACATTATGTATGTACAGGGTAATTTATTAATAAAAAAATTTAAGGAGTACTAATGAGGGTTGATACAATAACAATTTTAAAGACAGAGTACGAAGAATTAATAAGAGACCAGGAACTTTTGAATACACTAAGAGCTTATGGTATTGATAGTTGGGATGGGTATGACCAAGTAATGGGTTTTTTAAGCAGTAATACTAATAATAAAAATAAAAGTAATGTTAGTATTATTTGGTAAATAACGATAATTGTTATCTGGAGGAAATGATGAAAGAAACACGTAAAGTTAAATGTATTGTTTGTTTAAATGAGAAGGACTCTTTTTGTAGTATAAAAAGATGCAAATTAAAACTAAATAAGTCTCGTTGCTGTGATAGCTTTATAGATGATGTTACAAAGCATGGTGCTACAATCAAACCAGAAGTAACGTTAAGGCCAGATTGGTATTGGAATAGAAAAAAAGCCATAAAAGACTTTAAAGCAGCAGAACTTAAAAAAAGATTAGCTGAATTAGAGTGTGTAGCTGAAACTCCGTCTTATTTACAGAAAGAGGAATTAACGAAACCGGATGTATTATCTAGGTTTAGGTCCACGGCATCTCAAGAATAACTAATTATTGGTGGTATAGGTATGAGTAACAAGTCCTTTGATAAGCTTAACGAAATTGATAAAATTATTAGACAAATAAAATCTCCTGGTATGGATGACAGGGCTCATGTAACAATTGAATATTTTACCGGCTTTTAGTTATTTAATACCAGACCATACCACAACTATGAGACATGGGGTGGTGGTTATAGGGTAAAAGGACTTGGGGTAGTAGTAGAGTCGGAAGACTTAGACGATGCCGTTAGAGAGTGGTCTCTAAAAGTAAAACAAAAAAAATGTACAATAAATGGAGTTATAGATTACTATGCAGATAGGTTTGGATTTAGACGAGGTTTGTTGTGACTTAATGCTACATGCATGTAATAGTATTGAGGAAGACTATAATTTGAAGTTAGAGTTAGATGTTTTTTCAAATTATGATTTTTATCAATGCAATTATACAGGAGACGCTCAGCATAATATTAGTATTGCTGATTACTTGTATGAATTAGTAGATGATGAGTATTTTTTAATGACTGCTCCGCCGTGCGATGGAATTAAATCTATATTAGATAAGCTAAAAGTTTACGCACACGATATACATATAATAACTGCTAGACGGGCTGAGGTAGAAGACTGCACTAAGGTTTGGTTAAATAATAATAATTTATTCATTAGTAGTATTACACACACAAACCATAATTTAACAAAAGGTCTGATAGGTAAAAATCTAAACCTAGATATTTTTGTCGATGATAACCCACCTCATATTGAGGATATGTTAAAGCACAGTCCAAAAACTCAAAATTTTTTAATTGACAGGCCATGGAACCGTGATTATAATATTAAAGGTGTTAAACGAATAAAAAAACTAAGTGAAATATTATAAAAGGAGAAGGTTTTTGTTAATAAACGTAAACAGTAATACAGAATTTTCAGGCTTTTATGTGGTTTGTGGGGGTAGTACTAACAATGAAACAGAAGGCTTGTTTGGGTTATCCCACCTAATGGAACATTTACTCTGTAAAAATCTTGACCACAGATTAGATGAGTTTGAGCAGGTGGAATCTCGTCAGATGGTATGATAATGGGATGCTCTAACTGTATTAGAACTGCTGTAGTAAGTTGTAGGTTGGAGGACGACAGTGAGTTTGTCGTGATGTTAGATACCAAGGCTTACTTATTAAATGATAATGGTAAAACAATCGAAACAGTAATTTGTAATTATATAGACTAAAAGGCACTGTCTGTCTTATACAATTATTTTTTGGAGATTAAAGTATGAGCTGCAAGGAATGTGGGTCAGAAGTAGTTTATTCTGATATGTATATTAGTGATAATGATATATACTTTGCAAATAGTTATTGGTGCCCCAAATGTAATAAATATTTAGATGAAGATGAGGTTGTTACAATTAATGCTTGAGGAATTAAAAATGTTAGAATTAAAAGATATACCAGAAGAAGTATTTCCAGATAATACTATCCTGTCAGGATACCGTGGAAGCGTGGCACACGGTATGGCTGATTTGAGGCCAGAATCTATAGATGATATAGATATTATGTCCATCTATATAGCGCCACTAAAGTATTATGTAGGCCTCGGGGCTGGAAGAAGGTATGATAAATCAATAGACAAGTTTGTAGGAAGGTTTGATACTGTATCCTACGAACTACGTAAGTTTGTTAATCTTCTTCTTAAATCTAATCCTAATGTTCTTAGTATGTTATGGCTTAATGAAGAATATTACTTGATGCAAACCCCTTTTAGTAAAAGATTAATTAGAAATAGGGATGCTTTTTCTTCTAAACTGGCCTACAATAGTTACTGTGGCTACGCAGTTTCTCAGGTAAAGAAGATGACACAGGGACAAGTTTATGCTGGCTACCAAGGCAAAAAAAGAAAAGAGCTTGTAGAAAAGTTTCACTACGATTGCAAAAACGCGTCCCATTGTCTTAGGCTCCTAACACAAGGTATAGAATTTCTAAAGACTGGCGAGCTTGTAGTTTACAGACCAGATGCTCAGAAGTTTCTCGAAGTTAAGAATGGTCTCTGGACCTTAGAGCAGGTGAAAAAGGAAGCGGAAAAACTTTTCGCGGGGCTAGAAGATGCAAATACAAATTCGCCATTACCAGACCACCCAAAATATGATATAGTAGAAAATGTAGTTATGGGAATTATATTGGATTACTATGGATTAGAGGAGAAACAAAATGGATAAAGAATTAAGACTTAAAGAGTTAGGAGAAAGCTATTCTATGTGCAATAGTATGCGAGATCAACTTGTTACTCTAAAGGCTAAGTTGTTATCTGGCTTTTCTGATAAGAGTGTTTTTTATAGGGAACTTAATAAAGTAGATGATATTTTAGATATGATAATGGACCAAATACAAAAAAGGTATGTTTAGTATGCAAACATTAATATCCCTGATAGGGATCTCGATGGCTGCTTCGGGAATACCTCAAATACTTAGGTTAATGTCAAGAAAATCAAGTCAGGATGTGAGTTTGACTATGTGGTTAATATTGTTTCATGGGCAATTTTGGTTTACTTATTATGGTTTTATTGAAAGTGATATGCCGGTGTTTATTACTAACTTAACCTGTTTTATTGTGACTTCTATATTAATTTACTTGACTTTATTGTATAGAGGATATATAGTTTTGTTTATAAGTAGATTTTTATCGGTATGGTATAAACTACAATATTTATCATATAAGATTTTTATTTGAGGTTTCGATGCAATACCCAACATATAGCATAGAAAAAGAAATAATTGCCCTTGGTTATACTAATATTGCAGGAGCTGATGAGGTAGGTCGCGGATGTGGTTCTGGTCCAGTGGTGTCTGCTGTTGTTAGAATACCACAGTTTTCTGTTAATTTATTAGAGAATAAAGTGAAAGATTCTAAGAAACTTTCAGCAAAAAAAAGAGAAGGGCTTTGTAGACTAATAATACAGACCTGCGATTGTGGCATAGGAAGTATAGATAATCGTATAATAGATGAGATAAATATACTTGAGGCTACAAAATTAGCCATGAGACTAGCTATATCTGAAATAAATAAAGTTGACTATGTTATAATAGATGGTAATTTTACTATAAAGGAGTTAGATATACCACACCATGCAGTGGTTAAAGGCGATTCTTTATCTCTTTCTATAGCAGCAGCTAGTATAGTAGCAAAAGTTACTAGAGATAATATAATGAGGAAATTACACAACCAGTTTCCGTTGTACTGTTGGGATGAAAATAAGGGCTATCTTACAAAAAAGCACCTAGAGGCACTAAACTTATACGGTCCATGCGAACATCATAGATTGAGTTTTAATAAAGTAGACAACAAAGGAGTATAGATATGTCTGAAGAGTATGAGGAGATTGAATTGGAACTAGATGAAGATTTATTTAACATTTTAATATCTGAGGCTTCAGAAAGAGATTTAACTATAAATGAATATGTAAACGATATCATAAAGGATTACTTAGAGGCAATTTATGGGAAGAGTCACGGAATTTTTTGATTATATCAATTATAAAGAAATATTAAGCGACAAAGAAATTAGTAATAGATATTTTAGTCTTACTATAACCAAAGAAATAAAGAAATTAAAAGAAAAATATTTATCAAGGCTTAGTGTAGATGCCAGCATTGAAGTAGCACAGGGATGTGCTACGGCCCGCCGACCTGGTTGGTATCTCTTAGCCAGAAGGTCGTAGCGCGTTGTATCTTTCGTCGGCGGCGATTTTTCC